GATTATGTTGTAGGAGATAGAGTTATCGTAAAGATGCTTGCTTTATCCGACTGGCAGTTCGATAAGGATAAGATGCAAGAAGCTGGGATGCTGAAGGACGGTTGCGTGGAAGTAACCATCGAGAGTATCCAGAAGTTTAACCACACTCCTTATACGGTAATGTATAGGTTTATCCATAAGGATACAGGTGAAGATAGAAGTACAACTAACTCTGTTAGTTCATCATACGTAACAGGTTATGCTGATGAATTCCCGGGAGATGACGGAAAACTGTTATCTTTGCCTGAAGAACCATTAAATTTATAATCATGGCAGGACAGAAGAAACCTAAGTTCGTATACCTCGACAAGTTCGAGAGAGTAAGAGATGCGATCAAGAATAAATTCAGTGAGCATGCTGCTATTATCAATCCCAATACTAAAGAAATCATGAGGATAGGTGGTAGGATCGATATACTCCAGAAGAATCAAGATGATCTAAGAAGATCTGTAAGAAATAATAGGATAGCGATTGCTATTCTATACGTTACAGTAGTAACATATATGTTAATTAAATACTAAAGAAAGTATGTCAAAGAAAGTAAAGTTTAGACCACTGGGCGAAAGAGTCCTAGTAGAACCATTAGTGCAAGAAAACAAATCAGCTGGTGGAATCATCCTTGGAGGAGAGGAGAAAGTTATATCATCTATCGCAGGCACAATCGTAGCGAAAGGTAAAGATGTAGAAGAACTCGTTGTCGGTGACATAGTTAAGTACGGACCCAATAGTGGGATGGGTACTCAGCTTGAGGGTAAAGACTACGTGATCATTCGAGAGAAAGATATACAAGGTGTTATAGAGTAGAAATATAAACTTAACAAATGTTATAAATAAATTTCTTACATTTGTTCTTTATGTCAATACAATCTAATCAATGCAACTCCAGTTACCTAGCGGCAAAGTTATTCATCTAAGCGTAGAAGAATATCTGTCGCTAAGTGACAGAGAGCTTCACGAACTCACATACTGTGGGCATGGTAGCGAGGCTTCTTCTAAAATGTATTACGGAAAGAAAGCTAAAGGTCAAAAGATTATTGAAGTTGAGGAAGATATAGATATGGGGTTAGATTACACACCCGAATCAGATGAGTTGGACACACAAGGTCCAATCAATCTCAATAACCTTCCTGAAGATTAGAACCCTTCAGTTCATAGGAGTAATTACCAACCCCTTCTTGTTAGGAAACCCACTGCGCTAATTGCGTTAGGTGAGCATGACTGCGAGTTGAGGTAATCCCAAACACTGTTGAATGATTGAAGCCAATGGATATAAAACCGTCCATGTGGGACACCAAGGCTAAGCTGTATGAATGCATACAGACAAGAGATGGAACTAACGGTTGAGTCAAAGGGTGGCACAGGTATATTCCTAGTCCCTTGTGCGAAAGTAACCGCAGGCGGAAATACCCTTTTGTGCTGTACCATATCATATTCTTCAGCCGGTAAGCAGAAAGCCGGACATCATTCAACATATACATTAACAGTTAAGGTGTAGGCAGAGCGTAGGTGAGAAAGCTAAGTTGACATGCATACTAGTGTGGACAGGACTATCGCTGACAATTGCGTCACTTCGCTCCTCGCACCGTACCATAGTCTCTTCAGTGGAATCAACCAAGGCCCGATCGCTTTCAAGATATAAGATGGCTAGTGCGCTTCTCAGTCTTATATAACTGTTATATTTGCAATCAAAAATATACCCAAAAATAAATTCAAGTGAAAACCATCATTAAAACTATTAACAACAAGTTGTTCAAAAGAACTGTTGTTACCCCTCATCAAGAGGTACCAACGCATACTGTAGACAAAGCGGTCTACAATACGTTGTTTATTGGCACATGAAGAGAGTGCGTGTGCATAAGTCAGACACTCTCATTACCTAATCAAAAATAGAGTCAACATTATGGATTCAAAAGTAAAAGTTGCAGCAGATGCTGCCGGAAACGTTGTTATCAAAAGTGGTAAGAACCCAGAGTATGGTTACATACGTGTAGAACAAAAAAGAATGGTAGTCGATAACACAGGGTTCGCCCGAATGTTACCACTATCAGCATTGATACCAGGTAAGGTATCCGACCTAGCAGCTTTCGGATGGGAAGCAGGTCAAGAAGTAGAAGGACGAGTAGTAGTGAAGGAATCATTACAACCATTCAACAGAAAAAGTCCTGAGAGAGATTACAAAGTAGCAGGGGAGTCAGGTATAGTATGTTCGGTAGGGGATCAACCTATCTACAGAAAACATATCTATGTATTAGCGGGTAACTCCGAGGATACTAGTATTGAACATACTAATGGAGATGACATCACAGCAGCTTATGCGTTAGCAAAGGCTAGTGGTACATCATCTTCAGAAGATTTCGCTCTTTAAGATAAGGGTTGATTATAACATAGTTATAATTATAGGGGACATGGCTTCGGTTGTGTCCCTTTTTTATTGAACAATTATTTGTAAATCTTTTAAACAAAAACCCATGAACAAATCACAACAAATCAAATCGACAGCTCAAAGACAAGACAGAACGAACTACTCAGGAACCTTCCAGGATTTTGAATCGTTAGGTAAGTCATTGAGAACGGAGAAGCCTTACTCTCAGACAAAGAGATATGAGCAGGATCCGTACAACAAACACCAGAACATATTGTATAAACGTGCTATGTTTGGTATCAAGATCTTTACACAGGATGAGGTGAAAGCCATGCACCCTGATAAAGTAGCACGTATAGAAAAGGTCAACCGAAGAGCTCAGCGTGAGTTGAACATCTTCAAGCAGGAGAGACTGATCAAGATGACTAACAAGTTATTCAGTATCTTTACCAAGAGCAACATTGCTAGCGATATGCTAGATGTATACTCTAAGCCTGACCCAAAGTTTACTAGTCGTACTTCACTCAAAGACCTCGGTATCCCTAAAGAAGATATCATCAGTAGGTTATGCGAGAAAGGTATACTGCCACGTAACTTTAACACAATCAAATGAAAGTCAAACTAAAGCCTTGTGATGGGTGCGGAGAGATGCGGATGATTTGGAAGAATCATCAGGGCGATAGGTTCTGTAAAGTTTGCTGGTTACGGAAACAAACTGTAACGGGTAAACGAAATAAACCAACAAGCCAACGGAAACCTATTGCCCGCAGATCTCCAAAACGAGCCAAACAAGAGAGGGTGTATTCTAAGCTCCGAAAGGATTTCTTACTATCATCCCCAACTTGCCAAGCACAACTGCCTAACACATGTAAGCACCACTCCACGGACGTTCACCACATGAAAGGTAGGATAGGAGAACTGCTAACAGATACGAACTTTTTCCTATCTGTATGCAGACCCTGTCATGATTGGATAGAGATGCACCCTATAGAGGCCAAAGAGCTTGGCTTCTCTATATCAAGATCTAAGTTATGAGTAAGAATTATGAAAGAATGTATAAGCTTGCACTACATATGCTGGAGTTTGCCATGCATACGTTCGATTTAGAGGTGAACAGGCTTGCTGGTTGGCATAAGCTACGTACTGAATGGCTTCTTCCTCTACTCACTAAGTATAGGAAAGAAGGTAAGATCTCACTGGAACAACAGGATAACATCATTGATATGTTGAACTCTGTTAATCGAGAAGATTGGTATATAGCCTTTGTTCTCATTCAACAACTAGAAAAAGTATAAGAGAGATTCCTCATAAGGAGTTTCTCTTTTTGTTTGTTAACCTAGACTGACTGTTTAGACTATGCGTCATGGGGATAAATCCCTCAGATTTAGTATATTCGCAGTACAATATTTACGAGATAAAACAGATTAAAATGCAAGGGAATAAAAAAGCAGTATTAGTAACAGTAGAATTAGAGATACGCGTCATAGTAGACGAGGTTACAGATCCGGATGTTGACTATAAGGAGTTCAACGAGGCTGTCCACTTAAGGATGACTAAGAGGATGAAAGAAGAAGGTGGAACTTTCATAGGTGAAGGTATCAGTGATTACAATGATGATTTGGAGAACCCATATGATTCAGAGTTCGATGCCTAAGAAGTATAGTAACCGCTCCACATTAGCTCTCGGGCTAGCAATCTTAGCAGTGTTGCTAAGTTTATATAATTTATTATTAACTATTTAAAGTTTAAACCAAATATGTTTCAACCAACAATAAGCACAATCATCTGCTCTGATCCAGGAGATGAACAAGCAGGAACATCAATCGTAAGAGAATTATGAATGAAGAAAAAAAGAGTAAGGACTCTATTCAGAGCGAAGCCCTAGCTGCTATAAGGGGTAAAAATAGATCAGGTGTAGAGGTAAGTATGGGTGTTGGGAAATGCATGTTAGGTCTTAAGGACATGGCAAGCATATATACCGAAACATCACGATACTTAGTCATAGCACCGAAGAAAGCAATATACAAATCATGGTTAGACGACATGAATAACTTTAAGTTTGAATACTTGAAGGATCATGTTAAGTTTAACACCTATCGTTCTCTTATTAAAGAGGATTACGATTACGACGTAGTATACTTAGATGAATGTCATTCATTAAAAGGTACACATAACCCCTGGTTATTGGAGTATATAAAGAAAGGTGGTAGAGTAGTAGGACTCACAGGAACTTACCCAGTGTACAAGAACACTGAGAAAGGAAAGATGTGTAACTACTATTGCCCAAAGGTATATGTATATAAGACAGATGATGCCATAGAGGATTCAATCCTGAATGACTACAAGATTGTAGTACATGAGCTCATGTTAAGTGAAAAAGCAAACATCCCTATGAAGGGACAATACGGAGACTATATGACTTCAGAGATGAAGGATTATCAGTACTGGTGTAGTAGAGTTGAGGATGCTAACAGCGACCAGCAGAAAGCTATAGCTGGCATACAACGTATGAAGTCATTGCAGAAAGCAAGTACTAAAGAATCATATGCTAAGCTGTTAACAGAGGCTCAGACAGATAAGACTATTGTCTTTGCTAATACGCAGGCGCAAGCTGATCGTATTTGTGGAGCTAGTTTTCATTCAAGCAACGCTGACTCAGAGTATAACCTTACCGCATTCAAGAAGGGACACATCACAAAGATTTCTGCTGTTGAACAGTTGAGTGAAGGTGTAAGTGTACCAGATCTGAAAGTCGGTGTGATTATGCATTCATATGCTAACAATAGGAAAGCTCCGCAAAAGATAGGAAGATTGTTGAGGTTAAACCCTAATGATACTGCTACGATACATGTCCTATGCTATGTGAATAGCGTGGATAAAGTATGGGTTAAAGCAGCACTGAAAGGATTCAACCAGGACAAGATTGAATGGATTAAACCTTTATATCATGCAGGAGTACACTACTAGGGGTACAATCATAGCCCAGCCTTATGGACGTTTAGATCTTAGAGCTGGTTCTGTGTGTGTTGTCTTAATAGATGACATTTACCATAGGATAACTCTGCTTCATACTAACGGGGAAGGTGACTGGATCGCTGAGGGAGATTATAACGGTCTGATAGATCGTTATGACACCTTGTTGAAGATCTGTTTCCTGAACGGAGAGTATGTCTATCCTATCGCAATGAAGCATTGGACAAAGATCCTCAAGAGAAGTATGCTTTATGATAAAGAGCTACATGACTTCATAATTAAACCTTTGAAGTTTAAAGAGGGTAAGAACATGCAGACATGTACTGAATGTTCAGCCAGTTTCAAAGCCAATCGTTCGCAACCCTTATGTAAGGATTGTTGTACTGCTGGTTCTGTGGCATATTTAGGTTCCAACCTGTCTCCGAAGACAAGTAAGGTTATTAAGGAACCGCAAGTTAATTTACCTCAAGTTATGCAATTAGCCCGCATAGCATATGAGATGGGAAAGAGTGATAAAAGTGAAGAGGAATTTATAGAGTGGTTAGAAAACAAAGATCTATGGCAGTGACGCTAATTAGAAAATCAACAGAAGAAGGCGTAAGCAATCTGATGTTTAAGACAGAGATAGTATATGACCAGAAGGATGAAGGTGGTGAAGAACTAGTCGAACAACTCATAGGTAAAGTTATGATTGTCGATAATGAACTGAACCCACTGACATCTCCTACGATATATGCTATCGATGAGACGGAAGAAGCCTTTCATAAGGATCTCAGACAGCAAGCCGCAAAGGTTGGTCAATTGATAACATCACACTCTACAGATCCTGAATGGAATCCTGAAGGGTATGCTAAAAACTTGGAAAATGAGCAAGGTACTTCAGAATGATATAAACTATATGGAAGGCAAGTATGCTGTTCCAGGTATGATAAGGCATATTGAAATCAGTGAGTATGAAACTGTAGAAAATGCTATTGCTGCTAAGCAAGAACTGATCGATAACTTCGAGGCTGAGTTTGGATATACTCCAGACGAATACAAAGAAGATCGAGGATACTCCTACAACTATGGGTTGTTGGATGGACTAAAGGAATCACTAACAATTACATAAACACAAAGAACATGAAAAGATTTTTTATTTCAGTGTGGTCATGGATCCGAGGAAAAGGATGGACCACATCACAAGGACCTGCTGTTGGGCAATCAACAGACGCAGGCAAAGCAAGCAAAACTGTACATCCCGAATGTCCACCGGACTTAGGTAAACCAGTGATGCCAAAGAACCCCGTAGTAGAGACCGTGAAGGTTGCTACTATGAATAAGGTTACCAAAACCGATGGAAGTCAAGAAGACGTTCTGAAAACAGAACAACGTAAGGTTGTGAAGACAGAGACTGACAAAGGTGTACCTGTAACGGTAGATGTAACAGATGAACCGATAGGGAAGCACGATAAATTCGCACCTACCGGTAAAGAAGAAACAACATCTGTTCCTAAGAAGCCAAGTACAGAACCGAAACCTCACCCTAAGACTGAGGAGATCATCAAGAATGTTGATGAAGTGAAGAACGAGTCTAAACCTAAGCTGAAGAAGCAATGGGCAGCGGCTCCGACAGGAGGTAAGTTTAAAAACGGTAAGATGAAGAAGCCTTTAACGGCTCGCCAAGTATATGAATTGAGATGGGGTAAAACACCAAAAGGTAAGGTAGTATACCATATGGATGGTGATGAAACCAACTTTCACATATCTAACTTAGGTACGATCACAAGATCTGATCTGATGAAAAAGAACCTACACGGTGAATAGTCATCAGGAAAGAAGTGAGAAGCTGTATTGTAGGACTGGTTCTAGTAACAAGTTCTACAATGCTAATCTCATTCAATCTGAATCTAATCCTAACAACTGGCATGTCGTATGTTACTATGGTAAGGTACGTGGCTGGGGAGTGAGAGGTAGTATTGGTGGTAACAAAACCATCAAGTGTGAGAACGCACCTTTCGATGAAGCTGAACATATCTTTAACAAGCTTATCGCGAGCAAAAAGAAAAAAGGATATGAGTCAGAAGGATAATATATTCAGTGCCAAATTGGTCAAGAAAAACGGGAAGCTAGTTCATGTAGTTCCTGCAACACAGGAGTTCCAACAGAACTTTGTAGATAGTTTAGAAGAAGGACAACACGTCAGTGTATTCATAGAGGCGTTCAATGATAATGGTACTAACGCACAGTTAGCCAAGATTCATGCCTGCATTAGAAAATTAGCAACAGAAATAGGATATACTTTTGAAGAGATGAAGTTAGAGATAAAACGTAGGTCAGGTTTGACTCACGGAGATCTCAGTACATCAGAAGGTTATGCGAAATCATTCGCTGACTGCTCTAAAGAAGAGTTAGGACTTGTCATAGAGTCCATCAATACAGCAGGAGAGTTAGTTAATATTAACTTTTCTTGGTAGCTTCAGCAAACTTTTGAGCGAAGTCATTCATCTCTTTAAAATCTTTAGGGACATCGGCTTCAATCTCAGTATCGATAGCAAACCCTGCATCTTGAAAAGCTTTCTCAACAGTCCTTAGTAGGATGAAAAGAGTTTCAAGATTAATAGTATAGCTATCGTCAGGCTTAACCTTATCTCTTTGTATCATGAGGATGGACTGAACAAGTTTACTTTGTTCAACACCATCACCATGATCCATTAGTAACTTGTTAAGTCTTTGGTAGAACATACCACCTATTTCAATAGAGATGACTTTGTCTTCAGGTATGGAGATGATGTTTATCTTTTCTTTCTTAGTTTCACTCATACAGCAAATATAATAAATTTATGACATTAAAAGAAATACAACTCAAACTCTACGAGAAGCTTAAACCTTCAGGGTGGGGAGATAAACTTAAGATGTTTTTATTAAGTGATGACTTCGGAAGTATCCTGACTCAGTTGAGACAACGAGTAGGAGATGACAAACGATTCACACCTGTCCTAAAGGATGTGTTCACCGCATTCGAGAACTGTAACTACAGTGACTTGAAAGTAGTGTTCATAGGTTCAACACCTTATCCTCAGCCAGAGATAGCTGATGGTATGGCATTCTCATGTAGTAAGTCGGGGAAACCTGAGCCTGCGTTGAGAGTTATGTTCCAGGACTTGGAGAAGACTATCTATCCAGACGGTATGCCTTGGGATGCTGACCTGACTAGGTGGGCCAATCAAGGAGTATTATTATTGAATCCATCACTTACATGTGATCTGAGTACAGGTCAAACCCATCAAGATATTTGGATGCCCTTTATTGTAGCGCTGTTTGATATGTTGTCTACATACAACACAGGGATAGCGTTCGTATTCATGGGCAAAAAAGCAAGGGAGTGGCACAAGAGTGTCGGTCCAGATAATTATAAATTCTTTACATCACATCCCGCATCTGCTGCCTATAACAAGGGACAGACGTGGAACAGCGGCAACATGTTTGCCAGTGTCAACAATGTGTTAAGTAAAAATAACGGAGAACAAATAATATGGTAGAAGACTATTATAAAAACGGCTGGGTAAAAAGAGCCGGGGAACTGGAACTTAAAGACCAGATTGGTGAGAACCAAAAAGTAGCCTTACAAGATATGTTACTGTCTCCTGATGAGGAGAATGAATATCTTGCTAAGGAAATCATGAGACTCAAGATCAGTGACGCACTGCTTGATGGACTCAATGACGGACAGAAGAAAGCTTTCATACAGTGTGTTGACTTCTTTAGGACGGACGGCTTTGATGCTGTTATCTTAAAGGGTTACGCAGGCACAGGCAAAACTTTCTTAGTCAAAAGAATAATCGAATACATTACAACCGCCTATCCAAGCCGTAGGATTGCCATAACCGCACCTACAAACAAGGCAGTACATGTACTCAATAAGAACACACCATTCGCAGATAAGTCAGCAGTATTCGAGGAATACAATGAACCTAAGAAACGTATAGTATATAGTACTATACATAAGTTGCTTGGGTTGAAGGAGTCTATAAGTAACACTGGAGTACAATCCTTTGTCACTGGTAAAGACACAGACCTTACTAAGTATAAGTACTTAATTTTAGATGAGGTCTCTATGCTGAACGATGACTTGTTCGAGAAGCTAATGGTATTCAAAGATAAGGTCAAGCTTATATTCATGGGAGATCCTGCACAAATACCACCAATTAACAGTGAGCATTGTGCACCCTTCCAGGAGAAGTGTGAGTACAACCTTATGAGACTTGAGCTCACGGAAATCATGCGTCAGAAAGGTACGAATGCTATCGTTGATACGAGCATGTTACTAAGACAGAACCTGATCAAGCCTGAACCAATAGGCAAGATCACTACTACGTTGAACGCACAAGGCTCAGGTATCATTCATATCGATGGTAAGACAAACCGAGGCATGGTACGAAAGATTGTTGAGAAACTATACAGAGATCCACAGTATGATCAGGACACGGACTTCGTGAAGATCATTGCGTGGAAGAATAAGACTGTAGCGTACCTCAACAACATGGTAAAAGAAGTTATATTTGGAGACCAGAAGAAACGTTTCAACATAGGTGATAACCTGGTTGCAAACAAAGCCCTGTTCAGCAGGGAGAAAGGTTGGAAGAATGATTTCATGTATAAGATCAAGGCTAATACATCAGATGAATTCACAGTCAACGAAGTAAGCGTCGTGACTAGGAAATTCGAGGAGGCTACACATGGTAGCCCAACGATCAGATTCACTGGGGAGTATTATAGATTGGTTGTAACAAATTCTCTGAAGCAAAGAGAGATCCTGTTTGTGTTGCATGACAACTCTTTCAAAGAGTTCAATGAAACACTGAAGGAAATGAAAAGCTTGGCTGCTAATAGAAAGAGTGGTGCATATTGGAAGATGTACTATGCCATGCTGAAGTGGTCTGATGATGTTGTATATAACTATGCCATCACAGCACACAAGTCTCAGGGTTCTACCTATAGGAATGTTATTCTTATTGAAGAGGATCTGAATGCCAACCGAAAGGTTGTTGAGAGAAATAGGATTAAGTACACCGCCTATACTAGAGCAAGTCAAAGGGTGTACGTCTTAAAATAAAGCAAATGAAAAGAGAATTTATTTTAGCAATAGTAATAGTTTTACTAATCAACTGTATACCTTTAGTTATGGCTCATCATGAGCCTGAACCAGAAGTTGAAGTAAAGACTGTATATAAGGAACTACCTGTATACATAACTGTCGTAGGAGATACGATAGTGGGACCGGTGGTCACAGAAGTTATAGGAACAATATACAATCCTGTAGCAGCACAGTGCGATTCAGATCCACTAACAACTGCAGATAATAGTTTGATTGACTTGGATAAGTTAAAGAAGAAAGAGATCCGATGGATCGCATTGTCTCGTGATTTACTTGCTAGATGGGGAGGACCGTACAACTACGGAGACTCTATCTACATACATCACCCGGATAAAAGAATAAGAGGCGTATGGATAGTGCATGACACAATGAATGCACGGTTTAGTAAGCGGATGGATTTCTTAGTTGATACTAAACACAACAAGAACTTCCCTCATAAGACACCTCACATACTAATATCTAATAGAGAGTTTTATGTCGCAAGATGAGTTTGATGAGAACGAAGCACTAATGTGGAAAGCCTTAATTATATCGATTGGGGCTTTCATATTAGTGGGTATATTAATTTATGTAGTATCTTAAGAAAAAGATTAACTTATAAAAAAAGAAACAATAAGACTATGACAAAGGAAGAAAACAAAAAACAGAAATGGGAAGTAATAGAATTTTTAGAAGCTAACCCAAATTTAACAGTTGGCGAATGTCTAGTTAAATACGCAGACCAACAAAACAAAGACAAAGACAAGGAAATTGAAAGGTTGAAAGAGGAAGTTGAGAAGTGGGAAAACCATTTTGTAAATTTAGGAAAGGCAATAATAAAGGGTTAACAAACAATAAACACAGATAAGATGGTAAAAACAATCTGCATTGATGCAAAGAACAAACCCTTTGAGGTACCAATGACACATTGGATCAACGAAGGTACTAAATACACCATCAAGCATGTGTACAATATGATTCCACCAAAAGGTATGGAGCATAAGCAAGCGAGACCTATGATGGGCGTGACACTGATGGAAGTAAACATCGAGAGTTTGAACATAGCTTATAAAGGTTATAAGATTGAACGATTCGGTTTTACCAAGGAAGATTTGGAGGCTCTCATAGAGTTGATCAAAGCGTGTACGGAGTTGAATGATTTCGACCCGATGAAACTAATTGAAGAACAAGTAGAACTGGTAGACATATGAGCGAACCAAAAGCAACTGATAACCTCAAGTACCGAATGTTGGTCATGGGGTTAGTATCCACACAGCTATGGCTAGAGGTCATGGATGAGTTACAGGATACGAAGATTTATAAGCATACACTCAAGCAGCAACACAAGCAGATTGAGAAGACAATGGAGAAACTATTAGGTGCAGAGTTTACTGACATGTACAAGCGTGACGAAGAAAGCTTTCGTATACTAATGAACAGACTCCATAACATTGCAGAGTGGGCAGCCACAGCAAAATTTGAACACATACTAGACTTAGGTAGCGCTCTCAAAGCGGGAGCAATCGCCTTTGATATACCAGATGAAGAACTTGACTTATGAATTACAGGATAGAAGAGGCGGATGATATGCCGCTAGAGAGATGGACTGCATACATGTGGTCTCACCTGCTAACGCTAGGTCTCAGTAAGACTCATTTCCTAACGAAAGATAAGGACGGGAAGAGTTGGATTAAACAGAAGAAGGTATCTAAAATTATAAAGAATCATGAATCCAAAATATCCACAAGACGGGAAAGCAATCCCACCACCGACTGATGGTACACTAACGTGGTACCAAGGTTACTATATATGTAAACGTGACGGTAAAAGAGTAGGGGTTACATGGGTGTACAACAACGTAGACGGAATGATTCTCAATGAAAGAGAGGTCTCGGTTGTCGTACTATCATCATAGCTCACAACACCGTCAACACCCACAATATAATAATACCAGCAATAGAACCTACCCATGCCATCTTGGTACGCTTAAGCTTCTTATTCAGTGTTTCATTCTCAGATTTTACCACTACGAGCTCTTCGTCCTTTAGGGATGTGATCTCTTCGTGTGTGCTGATAATGGAATCCTGAGCTGCTATTGTAGTATCTCGTGAAAGAAGTAGTAACTCCATGTTGCAAATCTTCTCATTGCGCGTTAGTAGTTGTAGATCCAATGTGTTTACGGTATGCTCACAGTGTTTTAGTGATATAGCAGTAGCTGCTATTTGCTCTAGTTCACCTCGGGTAAACCTGATTGGAGACAATGAGTCTTTACTTCCAAGCTGAGCGGATGATACTGTCCAGCTGAAAATCAGTGGAAGTAGGAAGAGTAGTGATTTCTGCATCATGTATGTATTTGATTCTTTGTTTAACAACGGTTATACTATCGTATCGCATATCTAAGATCCTATTCATCATAATGACGCTGTCACTATAAATTCTTTGGTGCAATATGATATCGTCCTGTTCAGCTATTTTACCCTCTAACTCAACAACAAGAGCATCATAGTCTTTACCAGACATGATGTCCCTTCTGTTGATGTTCATCCAGATCATACCCGTACAGAGTATGACTAAACCTATTATGATGAGATTCTTAGTACTGCTCATCTTTACGCTTTCCTGAAAATGCTTGTATACCATCGATACCGAAGGCACCAAGTGTAACAATAATCAGTGAGTTGTAAATTGTATCACTGATTGCTAAATGGACATCAAAGATACCAGTTATTAAGTCAGTGATCGCAAACAATATCATAACAGCGAATGCCAGGAAGCCTACGATAGACTTTTCATTCCAGCTGTTAGAATCTCTAAAAATTGACCAGAAACTTTTCTTAACGTCCTCTGGTACCACAGGCTTCTTCTTAGGAGCTGCGGGTTTTTTTGTGATGGGTGTTGCTTTTCTTGGCATTATATTATACTTTACGGGTTAGACCCCAAAGATAGAACTTTTTTTATTAACCGTTTAAAACTGAAGCCTATGAACATTTATACCATGCGTGCGCGAGGCATCAGGAGCAAGAGCTCAATTATCTACGAGATGCTTTTATACGGATTTTCTGAAGAAGATATCCGGGATTTATGCCCAGCTAAAATAAGTCTTGTTAACAGTGTAGTCATGAAGCTTAAGACAGAGACCCTTTTCAAGAAAGCAAGGGTAAGTCATGAAAGCAGATACTACTCTAAGCTACTCCAAAGTAGAATGTTTGCAGTAGATGAGATGGATTACGGAGGCTCACCAGAATATACATGGGAGACTTTAGGTCCAAGAGAACGACAACTAGAAGATAAACCAAATCATAACGAACTTAAGATATATGGCAAAACAGAAGAAGATGTTGAAACAGATGGAGATATTTGATACGGTAACTGCCGCTAACTTATCACCAAATTCATACTATATATTATGTAGTATGAGAGATTCTGTCTCACCATTACAAGTAAACATACATCAGGAACTAAGAATGTTAATAGCCCGAGAGTGGATAACGGAGAATGCAGAGAGCGCTATAGGAGCTCCATATTCCCTTACACCAAAAGCAATGACTCTTATTGATTCCTTAGAGAAGCTATTCGTCCTAAAGAAGAGTGTGACTTCGAGTCAACTCATGGGTGAAGATGCTAAGACAAATATAACCAAGTACAATGAGATGTTTCCGAACATCAAGTTGCCAACCGGTAAGGCTGCACGAGCCGCATATGGAAACCTGGAGAAGAACTTCAGGTGGTTTTTTGAAAATCATAAGTATGATTGGAAAACTATATTCAAAGCTACTGCACAGTATGTCAATGAGTATCAGCAGAACAATTATAAATACATGCGTACCTCACAGTACTTTATTCGTAAGAATTCACTCAGCGACTTAGCAGATCGTTGTGAGAACTTAAACACGGGAGGAGATCAGGTGATGGCTACAAGGCATGCAACTAAAGTAGTATAAGTATATGGAGACATCGATGAATACCAAGCGTGTCCACAAGTTTGTAATCTCAGTTCTGCTGAGTTTCATAGTGTGGAGCTTGATCAATTTCTTGGTGGTAGAAATAAGCCTAGGGCACTTCATTATTATTGAAATTTGTATCGGAATTGGAGAACTTTTTAGTACCTTTATCAAAGAACGAACAGGACTAAAAGACCCTGATAAAGATCCCGAATGAGTATAGATTTTAGTAATCATTGGAGCAGCCAAAAGGATGCCTATCAACAAGCGTTAAAATATGTACATGCTAGACAGCAAGGGCTGATTACTAGTTATAAAACACCGTGGGCAAAAGTGAATGAAGCAGGGGTCAACGGCTTCGAGTGGAACTCACTGACCCTTATAGGTGGAAGACCTGGAACAGGTAAAACATTAGTGAAAGATCAGATCATAAGAGAAGGATTCAAGCACAACATTGGACAAGATATCCGAGTGCTTGAATTTCAATTAGAGATGGTCGCTAGAGCCTCGAAGGTTAGAGAGTATTGTGCAGTGTTAGGTAAGTCCTACAAGTACATATGTTCTGCCTACGATAAGGAGAAGTTGACCGAGGAAGACTTTCAGAAGTTACATGCGCATTCAAAGAAAGCATGTGACATCGACAAGTATCCGGTTGACATAGTAGAGAAGCCACCAAGTGTAGAAGTGTTCGGTAAGATCATTGATGCATACATGGAAAGGCACTCTCAAGTTATAGATGGTAAGAAGGTGTACATTAACACCGTGATCACATTAGATCATTCATACCTAATCAAGAAAGGAAAAGGTGAGAACAGCAAGACAGACATGCTGTACAACCTTGGAGAAATGTTGACCTTAAAGAAACGTCAGTATCCAATAGCATTCATCGTGCTTACCCAGTTAGGAAGAGGTGTAGAAACACCTGAGAGAAACGAGAATGGTAAGTATGGTAACTACATATTGGAAACAGATATTCTTGGAGGAGATGCATTGTTTCAACATGCTGATTTATGTATTGGAATCAATAGACCCGCAATGAAATTCATTGACTTCTATGGACCTGATAGATGGATTATAGCAGATGACACAGTGTTAGTCTTTCACTTTCTAAAGACAAGGACAGGTGACACTCGTATGAGCTTCTTTAAAGCAGAGTTCGAGAAGATGCGGATAGTGGAAATGCCCGCCCCTGGACAACAACAAAAACGAATAACAACAAACTAATCTTAAAAACATGGGAATAGGAACAAAGGACTTATCAAAGAATGTCCTGTTTACCGATGGCTCTAAGCGTCAGAAGGTACAATCGTTAGGATTGAAACATAAACCATTGTTTATAAAGGAGAACGTTAACATTCCAAAGTGGAACCCGCGTGTAGTTGAGGAATATAAAGGAGAGAAAGTGGTAAAGTTTTTACCGCAAGAACTTTATGGAGGAGTCGACATTTATACAGAGTTCTGTACTGCGAATTTCATACCTACAGATCATAAGAGAACCTTATGGAAATGGGTATACAATCCGCACTATACAGAAGAGTATGAATTGTCAGAGCCACACCCAGCAAATGGGAACAGGTTCTATTACGTGAATGTTGAAGAATTGATAAACGTTACAGAGTTACACAGCCCTCAGCCACAGAAGTCTGAGCCAATTATAGAGAAAGAAGTCGAACCAGAAGCACCAATCAAAACAAAGGAAGAAGTCAAAAGTAAAGTCCAAACAGACGACGACGTATTCCAGCCTTTAGATTTAGCAGATTCTGATCTACCTTATGCCTCTATGACTATGCGAGATTATGCGGCTATTACTTGGAAGAAACCTTGTAGTAAGAAGGCGTGGCTAAACGAACTTATCACTAAAACTTTTTAAACACATGAGTGGAAAAAACACAGGTGGCGTAGTGCTACCAATGCAGAAGGTCAAGGCTGCCTCACAAAGCCCAAACAATCTAATCATCTTCAGTAAGCCGAAGGTTGGTAAAACTTCACTCCTAGCGGAATTAGAAGATGCGCTAATCATTGACTTGGAGGATGGGTCAGATTATGTAGACGCAATGAAATTGAAAGCCAAGTCGGTGGAAGATATACTTGCGATAGGGAAGCAGATTATCGCTGCTGATAAACCGTACAAATATATTGTGATAGATACCATAACGGCTCTTGAGAATATATGCGTACCGTATGCAGAGACACTGTACTCCAGAAAACCTATGGGAAAATCATGGTTCAAGAAAGATTCTAACGGGAAGCTGGATAGAACTAGTGGTAAAGCACAGTATGGAAACATATTGAATCTCCCGAATGGAGCGGGTTACTCGTACTTGAGAGAGGCGATGACCAAGATTGTAGAATACGTGAAAACGTTAGCACCGAGAGTGATCTTAGTGGGACACATTAAAGATGTCATGTTAGAAAAAGCAGGCGGGGAGTTTACCTCTTCAGACCTAGATCTGACAGGAAAAATCAAGAGAATATTGTCATCTCAATCAGATGCAATTGGTTACCTATACAGAAAAGGTAACAAAAATATTCTTAGTTTTGCAACCTCTGATACAGTTGCTTGTGGTGCCAGACCCGCCCACTTGCGTAACGCAGAGATTGTTGTTAGTGAACTAACAAAGGAAGGTGTCCTTGAAACACATTGGGATGAAATTTATATTGATTAACAAATAAAAAAGAAAGAAGAAGCTATGAGCGGATTAAGTACAAAAGATGTCAAGACAGGCGGAGGTGGATTGCCGAAAACAATCGCACCTGGAGAACACACGTTGAAGATTAACTCAGCGGAATTGAAAAGGTTTCCATTTATGGAGGCTGACAACGGATATTATTTTATCCTGAACGTAGAAACTAAACCAGTAGACGGGTTTGAAGGTTTCTTCATAGATAAGGACGATGAGTCTTTAGGGCGTTATGCCGGACAAATAGGGGAGGTTAAAACTAACCGATACTATTACAAAGACGGTACTACAAAGAGTGGTGTCGAGATCAGTAGAGATATGGAGTTGTTAAAGCAACTTAAGAATCTTTGTATAGCAACTGATTCAATGCAATGGTTTGACGATGCTGATGGTAAGTATGACACCATCGAAGACTTCGTTAAAGGTTTCACTGAAGCTGCTCCTTTCAAGGATAAGTGGTTGAAGTTTACTGTTGCAGGTAAAGAGTTCGAGAGAAAGAACGGATACATCGGGTATGATTTATTCACACCGAAGTTGACTAGAGGTACTGTTGCTTTCGAGGCAGTAGACGCTAAGATCAGCAAACTTATCGCTTTCGATGAGGAGAAGATGTGGGATAAGTATCAGAAGAAAGAAGTTGCCGAGTTCGGTGATACTGATGCTGATGGTGGCAGTACAGACCTACCGTCAGCTGGTGACATCACAGGTGCACCAGATTTCGAGTTGTAAACTATAAACTATAACAATAAAGGGGACTCAATGGGTCCCCTTCTTTGTTTAAAAACCTCTCTATGCTAAGAACTAAAAACGTTATCAGTGAGTTTCATGAAGTTCCTACTGAATGGATCTTTGAAACTTATATCACCCTTCCTGAAAAATTATCTGGGCAAGATGTTAATATAAAGTCGGTGTTCAATCTTAAAGATAAAGATCCATCGATGTTTATTTACCACTCACGTACTGCAAACAAGTATAAGTTTAAAGATTTTTCTACAGGGAAACAGGGAGACGGGATAGAACTCGTCAAAGAGTTACACTCTCTACCGAAGAGATTTGACGCAGCGTTGAAAATTATCAATGACTACAATGAATTCTTATCGTCAGGTGGTGTACACCATGCAAAACAAATGGTTATACAATCCAAGTATACGCTTGCTACAACTAATCCAAGAAATTGGACAGAGTCGGATGCCAAGTACTGGATGGATTATAAGATAGGGTCTAAGCTGTTAAGTCATTTTAACGTACAACCGTTAGATAGCTTTACATTAGAACGAGGACCTAACGATATCATAACAATCAGAAACACTAAGATCTATGGATACTTCCGTACGGATGGTTCCATATATAAGATCTATCAACCCATGATGACTGACAGAAAGTTCTTCAAGGTGAAGGATTACATACAAGGTATGGACCAGCTAACATATGCTGTACCTTATCTAGTTATATGTAGTTCCCTTAAAGATCTGATGGCATTCTACAAGATGGGATTTAAAAATGCTGAGGGTATTGCACCCGACAGTGAAAACGTCATGCTCTCAGAAGGAGTAGTAGACACCTTAACAAAACGTTATAAGAAAGTAGTTACACTTTTTGATAACGACCAAGCCGGTATTCAATCCATGATTAAATACAACAAGAAGTTTGGTATACGTGGAGCACATCTCAAGTTAGAGAAAGATCTCGCAGAGTGTATCAGAGTTCATGGTATTGAAACTACCAGAGAACATCTACAACCTGTACTGAAGAGGACATTGCAGAAGTAGAACGTACTAAGAGTACGTACTAATATCTTAAATTTATTATATGAAATTTGTATCAATCGATAGCAGCTTAGCCAATACAGGTGTAGCTGTCGGGACTGTAGGTCCTACCGGTAAGATTATGGTCGAGAAGATCATGTTAACCGAGACAAAAAAGACAACCAATAAACAAGTGCGAGCATCATCAGATGCCATCGCAAGGTGCAGGCAAACACATTCGTTTGTAGCAGCAATTATAAGAGATGAGAAGCCAGCTGTCGTGTTTGCAGAAACACCATCAGGTTCTCAGAGTTCTTCAGGAATGAAGAGTTATGGTGCGACGTGTATGTTAATAGCAGCTCTGTCTCCACCACCTATTGAAGTTACACCAAACGAGGTGAAGAAACATTCGGTAGGAAAGCTCACAGCTTCCAAGAGGGAAATGATTGAGTGGGCTAATGGTCTCTATCCTACCGTACAATGGGACAAGAATAAAGACGGTTCACTTAAGAACAAGAATGAACATATGGCTGATGCTATAGCGATAGCACACGCGTCTGCACAGACAGCAGCCTTTAAACAATTAGCAGCAATGTATGCAGGACTTTAAAACAGTTATGAATATAGTAGCTATGCTACAATCAGTGGATGTAGAAGACCATGTGGTCGGACTACATATCATAAATTTATGGACAATAGAAGACATCTTACCAATGATGATCTGCTATAAGCACGGGTTCTCACAAGAAGAAGCGTGGGAGAGAGAAGCCCCAAGAGCATTAGAATTGCTAAAGAAGAATACCAAGTTACACGCTAAGGTGGGTGTAACGACGCAGAGTTTATACAATGCGATAATAGAGATGAAAGCTCCCCTTCAGTATATACAGTTTACTTTAGACGAGTTTGCTAAACATCTGATGGTACTATCATCAACACACCCCGACATCAAAGAGATATCGATAACAGTAAATCCAAAAGACAATGAATAACATAGAGAGTTTAGCGAAAGCATCAAAAGACCTCATGTTGAAGGAGCCCTTCTATGGGTTGCTTCTTATGTCCTTGAACAAACAATGGTCGACTAAGCTAGTACCTACTGCAGGTGTATGCTTAAAAGGAATTAACTACGAGTTAGTTATCAATCCCGAATTCTGGGAGGATCTTCCTTTAGACAAAAAGAAAGGCATATTGAAACATGAATTATTACACATTGCATTCTTCCACTTAACTGATTATAGTCATTTGAAAGATAAGGAGACACTGAACATCGCAATGGATTTAGAAATCAACCAGTACATCGACAGAGACTGGTTACCCGAAGAAGGGTGCTTCCTGGATAAGTTTCCTGAACTTAACTTGGAAGAAAAAATGGGTACCCGATACTACTATGACAAGCTCATGGAGGGTAAAGAAGAACAGGAACAAATCATGGATGCCATCGCGAAAGCATATGGTGAAGGTCAGTCTACATGCGAGTTGCCTAATGGGCAAACCATAGAACTACCTAGTCATGATTGGGATTCTCTTGAAGACTTGGATGAGTCGACCAAGAAGTTACTCCAGACACAGACCAAGCATATCATAACTCAGGTGGCAGATCAGGTAGAGAAATCTAAAGGAAGTGTACCAGGTGAGTTTGAAGAGCTGTTAGCAAGACTTCGTCATGTGGATCCACCCAAGTTCGATTGGAAAGGTTACGTTAGAAGATTTAGTGGTAGGTCTGTTAAGACATTCACCAAGAAGACAAGACGTAAGTACAACAAGAGAACTCCGGAGTATCCAGGTCTCAGGATCAAGCGAAAGAATCATATTCTATTTGCTATTGATACTTCAGGATCTGTAAGTACTAATGAGTTGAAGGAGTGTTTAAACGAAATGTATCACTTAAAGAAGACAGGCGCAGATGTGACTGTTATTCAATGTGACACAGCTATCTCAAACATATCTAAGTTCGACCCTAAGAAGGACTTCACCATTCATGGGAGAGGCGGGACAGAGTTCCAGCCAGTTATAGATTATTACAACGAGCATCAGAAAAAGTACTCGTGCCTGATATACTTCACCGATGGTGAGTGTTGGGCTCCAACAGGAGCTAAAGGCAGCATATTATGGGTTATCTCTTCACAGGGTACACCTAATTTTGGAGACACGAAGTTTCCAGGACAAACCATTCAATTACCACAATAAAAATGAGCAACCAAGTAAAGTTAGATTCACAAGAGATGGGAGACTTCCTAACTCACATCATTTCAAACAATAGATTCATTCAGAACAAAGGAATGAAACCAGTAGCTACAGAAGTTATTGGAGACTCAGGATTGGGTAAGACAACAGTAGTGCTAGACATAGCGGCAAAAAACAACTTAGATGTTGTGAAGATAAACCTTGCTCAGATTGAAGAGCTAGGAGATCTAGTAGGATTTCCAGTAAGGCAATTCAAGTTATGTAAAACAGACGGTGCACCTGATAAGGTAGCAGTGATACCTACAGCAGCACCAAAAGCAGTGATGCAAAAGGTGGAGATTGCTCCAGGTAAATTCGTTATGAAGAAGGTTATGGTTCAACCTACTCGTGAACCCGAGGCAGCTACATCTCCCCTAGGGAAGACTGACTGCGTATGGGTGGACGAAAATGCAGTAGACCAGTACCTAAAACAAGGGTACGAATTCATGGGTGATAAGCGTATGAGTTACTGTCCACCGGAGTGGATCGCTGACAAAGTTGGCGGAGGTATCCTTATGTTAGATGATTGGAACAGAGCTGACCTTAGATTTATTCAGGCTGTGATGGAGATCTGTGACAGACAGGAGTACATCTCTTGGAAGTTACCGAAGGATTGGCATATCATCTTAACAGCAAATCCAGATGATGGAGAGTACATGGTACAGTCAATTGATTCAGCACAAAGAACGAGATTCGTTTCAGTGGTGATGAAGTTCAACCATGAGAGATGGGCTGAATGGGCAGAGAACCAAGGTGTGGATGGTAGATGTATTAACTTTGTGTTGATGCACCCAGAAGTTATTGATGCAGAGAAAGGGGTTAATCCAAGATCTATCACAACATTCTTCAACTGTATTAGTTCCTTCAATGCTTTTGAAGATGAGCTTCCTATGGTGCAGATGATTGGTGAAGGATCCGTTGGAGGAGATGTGGCAACACTATTCACAACGTTCATCAATAACAGACTGGATAAGTTAATCACACCTAAGCAAATCCTATTGGACAAAGATGACTCTAAGGTCGGTACTGCATTGTTAGATGCAATTACTGACGGGAAAGGAGTCACTGAGTACAGAGCGGACATTGCAAGTATACTAACAACGAGGTTAATTAACTTCACATTGTTGTATGCTAGCACTAATCCTGTGGGCCCAGAGATCATCGACCGATTGATTTTCTTAGTGAAAGATCCGGACATCTTCTCTAATGATTTGAAGTATCATATCGTTAAGAAGATTCTGAATGGGAACAAACAAAAATTTGCAAAGTTATTGTACGATCAAAGCGTTCAAGAATTTGCAACCAAGTAATAACATGAGGGATGGCTTCGGCTGTCCCTCTCATTTTCAAACACTATGAACTTAAAGAAGTATATAATCGTTGATGCGATTCGTAACGCGAATGACGACGGAGACGAGTTGAAAATAAAAGTAGTCAATGGTTTTACCAGAGACAATGTAGAAAGTGCGCTAGACGTACAGAAAGACTGGCAACCTGTAGGTGGAGGTAAAGATAGATTATTCTTCTTCCCCGGAGCTAACGTTCCTAGGTTCAAAGTTAGAGAGCACTTCAGTTGCACAATCAAACCAGAATATGCTACAGCAGCTTTCTTAAGTAGGAATACGATGGAAGGTTCAGCAAGTACGTTCGATTATTATAAGGATCTGATGCCTGTAGATAATCAAGACATGATTAACTGGGCATGGGACTGGGAACAAAGCCATTTAACTGGTTTACTAGACTCCCTGATAGATAACGGCAACATCGAGCAGATATTTGCATCAAAAAGATTATGGTTTGATAGGACTTATGATGAGAATTTCTCATCAGCTGCTGAAAGGTTTTGCGATGTACCGGGTACTCCAAGCAGGCATCAGTTTAAGCAGGAGTGTAGCCAGAATCAATTCCAGCTGTTAGGGTTCACTAAGAAGAGTGGGCTGTCGAATCTCACCGCTGAGATATTCTTTGAGGATGACATACTAAGTCACCTGAACGTAGGTAACTTCGTTATAGGTTCAACTAAGTATGAGGAGCTCCGTTCATTCGGTGCAACTGAAGAGAAAGAAAACATAATCCTGATGATGGAACTGATGAGTAACTGTGACTTTGAGAAGAGTGTCGTGTACTTACTGTTTCTGTTGAAGGAATTTGGTAAAGAGATTACCAGTTACAAAGAAGCAGAGCATGTAAACTTTAAAAGTCTGTTGAGTTATTTGAAGATCAGCCGTAACAAGCTGAGCTCGATAACAATCAATGACATGACTCGTGTGTTGAGAGAACACAAGAAGTTCACTAAAGCAAATGCTCTTAGAGTATCTATGTTGTTCGCAGGAGACAATATAGATTATAGCAACACCAACAATTTCTGTTGGCAGTCAGGTCCTGTATTGAAAGATGATTGTTTAACCTTATTAGATAACTAATGATTAATACGAAAGAATTAGATCCCAATCTGCTGGAAGCAGAATTTTACGAGAAGCCGTTTAACTTTAGTTATTCTAGCTTAAACAAGTTGATCACCTCTCCAAGTATATTCTATGCAGAATATGTCTTGAAGAAGCGTGAAATACAATATGCAAAACACCTGTTAGAGGGAACGATAATCCATTACTTAGTATTGGAGAATCAAGGTTTCGATGATAAGTTTATCGTGTCAAGCGATAACTTACCAAGTGAAACAAATATGATTGTTGCTAACCACTGCTTCGCGGCTTGGAAAGCAATGGATGATCCAGATGAGACGTTAGAACTGTGTGACTTCGAGCCGCAGATCTTAGAGTGTCTGAAAGACATCAACAAACACCAGTCGTTGAAAGATACGAAGGACGGTACCGGTGATGAGAAGAGAGTGAACAAGATCGTGGAGCCCAGAACTGAAGAGTACTATAAGTTCTTGAAGAACAAGCAGGGGAGAACCATTATTGATTCTGCCCTATTAGATAAGTGCACACGTAGAGGAGATGTTGTTACAGAAGACCCGCAGATGAGAAAGCTGTTAGGATTGGACATAGTATCAGACGGCATCAAGTTCGGAGTATACAATGAGCTCTATGTTGAAGTTCCCGCAGAAGCAGGTGAGTTGTTCGGTTTCAAAGGATACATAGATAACATGGTTGTAGATGTAGCTAAGAAGACAGTGCGTATCAATGACTTCAAGACTACAAGTAAGACCTTGACTAAGTTTGATGAGTCAGTGGATTTCTGGAACTATTGGATGCAGGCAGCTGTATACAAACAACTAGTGAAAGAATACCTGAAGAGTGTATTGACAGATGAATGGACCATCGAGTTCAGATTCATTGTATTTGATAAGTATGATCAGTTGTATGCCTTTGAAGTAACTACAGCGACGATGGAACAGTGGGAAGCACGCTTGCAAATTGCAATAAAAGAAGCGACCTATCACTATAATGAAAAGGAATTTAAACTACCTTACAACTTTGCGTTAGGAAACGTTAAGCTGTAAGTATGAAAATAGAAGTTCCAAAAGATTATATCCAGAAAAGCAGGATCTTCTTCTACCCTTTATTAGGGGTTAGGAGAGGATCCAGTGTTACACCAGTGAGTACACATATGACATGGGAAGGTGTGTACACAGTGCAAGACTATCGATTCATTGCTGTCTACCACCTAAGAGATGACCAAGACTTCAAAACTTTTGAAGACAAACATCTGTTAGGGAATAGATTCTTTGATACATTCTACGAGTTAGAAGACGGAGATGGTGCATATGTATTTGACTTCACCAGTGAGATGAAGAACTACAAGCGTATAGTGAACGGCAAGTATTCAAGGTTAGAACCAGAGTACAAAGCTAGGATCTCTACGTTCTTTAGGAATCATCATCGACATCATAACTCTATATCGAGTTACCTGTATCCTGAGAAATTCCATCAAGCTTACGCGGATGACCTGAAGGTATCGCTTAAGCTGATGAGGGAGGTTGTTGAGACATGTTCTCTTCCAGATTTAAAGCAGGAGAATTTAGAAATCAAGAAAAAAGTTGTTACCTTCGCAACTGTTAATCATTTATAAACCAACAAAATTCAGATGTCAAAAACAACTTACGGTCAAAATATGTTATTGATCACTTCGTACTGGGGTGACAAGGACACATTCAAGTTAATGCCAATCAACAAGGACTGCCCTTACTCAGAGGTTATCTATGATGGTTCTACAACAATGCTTGTAGTTATCAGCAAAGATGCTAAAGATCAGTTCCAAACAGTACCAAGGTTAAGCGAAGATGGAGAACTCCAGAAAGCAAAGAAGCCTAAAACTAATGGTAAAGGTTACCAGGAACAACGTATCACAATGAACATCCTTACTGAACATTACATCGTTAAGAAAGATGAGCAGGAAGCATTCATAAAACAATTTGCAGTTAACGCTGATGAGTTTGATTACGGAGTATTCCTTAGAGATATGGATAAAGAACCTACCATTCACACAGGTGATGCGATATCTAAAGCAGGTACCATCCTTGATGATAAAGGGAAAGCAATAAAATAACATCAGACAAGTTCCATCTTGAATGATGAGGGAGATAGTCGCCATACTGTCTCCCTTTTTTTAGCTTAAAAAGTAAATATATGGGAAAAAGAATAAGAAAAATACGTGACATATACGCGTTCGTTAGAGCCGTTATTGAAGCTGTAGGTGAGAATAAAAACGACCAAGACCTAGGTAAAACTATACGTCACATGGTGTTACAATCTCGTGAACATTTTGAAGTAACTGAAGTAAAAGACTAGTATGCCAAACTGGGATATGGATTATGAGACAAATGTCAATTGCTTCTTGGCTGTCTTTGAGGATCATAGAGATGAAACTAATGTAGAAGTATTTACCATGGGTCCGTTGAGGAATGATATAGCAGTGCTATTAGATTTCTTTGATCAGAACATGGAGTTAGACGAGTGGCACATATCCTTCAACGGATTAGCATTCGATGCTCAGATCACGCAACATATTTTAGTAAATAGAAACTGGCTACTGCGCCAAGACGGAGACACGATTGGTCGCTTCATATATAAAGAAGCACAGGCAGTTATCGGTAGATCCAACGCGAGAGAATTCCAGAAGTATTCGGAAAAGAAACTCTCCATAAAACAGATAGATGTATTCAAGTTAAACCACTGGGATAACCCTGCTAAGCGTTCATCCCTAAAGTGGATACAATGCTCGATGGACTGGCATAATGTACAAGACATGCCGATCGATCATACTGCGGAGATAAACACGGTGGAAGAACTTAAGCAGATTGCTTCGTACTGTAGGAATGATGTTTCCTCCACGAAAGCTATCGCTAAGTTAGCTGCTAAGCAGATTACTCTTCGGAGCAATTTGACCAAGCAGTATGGTATTCCGTTATGGAATGCCTCAGAACCAAGGATAGCTAAGGAGCTGTTCTTATATTTCCTTGAAAGGAAGACAGGTATCTCGGGTTATGAGTTGAAGCGGTTACGAACATTCAGGAATAGTATTCCAGTGAATGATCTGATCCTGCCGTATACTGATTTCGAGGGAGTCCCTCAGTTCCAGGACCTGCTAGTCAAGTTCAGGGAACTAGTGATTGATCCGAACAACACCAAGGGAGGCTTCAAATATTCTGTTAACTACAGAGGAGTGAAGGTTGACTTTGGATTAGGAGGAGTGCACGGTGCCAAGCGAGGCATCTATGTTCCGGAAGAAGGTATGACAATCATGAGCTCTGATGTTGTGAGTTACTATCCCAATCTAGCTATTAGAAATGGGTGGGCACCAGCACATTTACCAAGCGATGAATTCTGCGACCAGTACGAATGGTTCTTCAACGAAAGAAAGAAGATACCTAAGTCTGATCCTAGGAACTATGTATACAAGATTATCCTGAACTCCACTTATGGTTTGTCCAATGATAAGCACTGTTACCTGTATGACCCTCAGTTCACGATGAGGATAACAATCAACGGACAATTGAGTCTGATGATGTTGTTCACTGATGTGTGTGAGAAGATACCAGGAGCTGTACCGATCATGACGAACACTGATGGTATTGAAGTTATTATACCGGACAAATATATCGATAGGTATATGGACATCTGTGCCGAATGGGAGAAGACAACCAATCTTGCTTTAGAGCATGATGAGTATCAGAAGCTAATGGTTCCTGATGTCAATAACTATATAGGTATTTTCAAGGATGAGGAGGTTACCAAGGACAAGTTCTATGCATTGCAGAAAGACTTTCCTGACAATTTATTCAAGAAAAAAGACGGCATCTATACAATGGCAAAGACTAAATGTAAAGGTAGGTTTGAGTTCACTGGCAGAGCACTGCACAAGAACAAGAGCTTTACCGTAGTGTCCAAAGCACTATACTATTTCTTTGTCCACGGTATCGATCCTGAGACGTACTTGAAAACTAATAAGAATATTTTTGATTTTTGTGGGCAAACGAAAGCACGAGGCGTGTGGAAGTTTAAACATACGTATGTCAACGACGATCGAGACGTGGAAGTCGAAGATCTACAAAAGACATTACGCTACTTTGTATCTAACACAGGTACCAAGATAATCAAACATAACACGGAAGATGGTAGAAACATCAATGTAGAAGCAGGCAAATGGGTCCAAACGATATTCAACCTTTATGAGGAGAAGCCGTTCGAGGATTACAACATAGACCTGAAGTTTTATCTATTCAAGATAAACAAAGAAATCAAGGCGATGCAGCCTGAAATCTTTGCCAATCAAATTAAATTAGATTTATAAAAAATGGGAGCAAAAATAGGAATCGTCGACAAGTCAGTACTTGTTGGCGCAGCGTTGCCGGTTGCAACAAAAACATACACAGTAATTAGCCACCAGTTTGTCATCGATACTATTATCAATGCGCTAACTGCTAATGGATTTACTGTTAAAAAAGAATCATATAGATGTACTGCAGGCGCACAAGTTGCGCATGGTGTACTGATGATTAACTACGATGATGATCCTGACTTAGGACTCATGTATACATTCTCAAACTCGTACGATAAAAGCCTTAAGTTTAAGGCAGCGATCGGTGCATATAGTTTAGTGAATGATTCATACATCGTAAGTGAAACAGACAATTGGAAGAGAGTACATACAGGTACAGCAGACGTTGAAACCGAGCAGTTAATCACTGATCATATCGCGCATGCTACTGATTATTTTGACCAGTTAAAACAAGATAAAGATGCAATGCGTGAGATCGATATCGACCGTAGCGTATATGCAGGTATACTTGGTGAACTCTATATGAATGAGTACATAGGGTCAGAGCAATTAAGCATTATCCATAAGGAAGACAAGACTCCGTCGTACGATTATGTCGATGCGAAGTACAACTTATGGACATGTTATTTGCAAGTAACAAACGTGTTACGCCTTACACATCCAACCAAATGGATGCAGAATCAAGTCGCGGTTCACCTATTCTTTGCTACGAGGTTTGAGTTAAACAGCTTTGACGACGATGAGACAACGGAAGTAGAAGAACCCGTAACGACTGGTACTAATCCGGAACCTGTCATTGATGGGATCCTGGATGGTGTAGAAACCCTTCAACCCCTTCCAGGTTTTGCTCCAGCTGCAGTTGTTGCTGAAGAGGAAGTTGAAGAAGAAGTAGTAGATCCTGCGCAGGTAAACATAGATGATGTCATTGCTGAGACCATGGCGAAAGTTGAGGAGCAAAGTGCTACAGCAACTGAAGCAGGAGAGGCAGTGCACGAAGCTGTTATCGAAAAGCTTGATGACAACAATTATCTAGTGAACACTGATCAGGGAGAAGCAATTGCTACACCTGAAGATAACTTCACTGAAGAGCCAAGTCCATTCAAAGAAGAAGCGCCAGTTCACCCGGAAGCTACGATCGATGCCAACGGCAACGATATTGTAGAAGAAGAGGCGGATCCTGATTTGACATTCTTTACAGCTGAAGATTTCCCAGGTAAACAAATAGGGGACCTGTTAGAAATTGAAGGCGCTTACTATGAGATCATAGGTGTCGATCACCTTGATGGTACCGATTACTGGGGATGTAAGGAGATCGAAGTTATGGATGAAGAGGAAGCTGAAACTCCTACTGCTACATTAGAACTAGGTGGTATCACTGCTGAAGTACCTATTGAAGTACAAGGAGGTGAAGTTATGATGGAGGATACAGAACCTGTAGTCATTGAGAGAAACGAACAAGGTGAACCTCTTGTGTCTGCGAAGACTGTGATCCTAGACATGGGTGCTGAAGAGGTGATGACTGAAATAGTTGCGGAGAAAGTTGAGGAGATGATTGAGGAGGGAATTGTAGAGCTCGGAACGGACACTAACAGTTATTTACCTGAAGAGCCATCTATCCTACCGAAAGCAGAGGAAGTAAATACCGATGCACTTCCAGATATTGCACCACCTACTGAACCAGAAGTCCTGGAGCAGGTAGATGTGGATGCTATTAAGGAAGAAGTGATGGAGGAATTCGAGGAAGAAGCACCAGTTGAATCAACTTTAACTGAAGAGTTAGGTGAAGACAATAGCCCTGTAAAATTGGCTATTGCATCAGAGTTGGAAGACATATATGGTGAGGTCCCGGATTTCACATATAAGTTAGAAGACAACCAGTATAACATAGTATTATCGACAGGCGAAACGATCGCTCTGTCTAGTGCTTATATAGACGCTGCAATCTAATGGACGCTATGTATATAGTGACCAGAAGTATGCTATGGTTTTACACAGGACAAAGGATTAGTGCTACCGCTTTATACAAGTGGTACACTGTCCGTGCTGTGCATGAACTCATAGACAGCGGCTACTTAAAACGAGATGAACATGGCGAGTAACTTACAATGCCCAAACTGTTATCAAGATCTAGGTAAAGACACGGAGAATCCGAATCCTGCCTATTGTGATAACTGCGAAGAAGAAAACATCAAGAACCCAAGAGGTTATAAAGACGAAGACGATTGAAAGTCATAGTCAAACATAGACCAGAGTATAACACTCCCATCAGAGTTTTTGATGCGGAGGATGAAGACGAGGCTAGAGATACAGCCGATGAAGCCGAACAAGGTTTCGGTCAAGCCCTTATATTAACAGACCAAGAGTACCTTGAACTATTTCGATGTACACCTAAAAATTGTAGACATGGTCACTGATAAAGAAAAGTTTATTAAAGCTTATGAGGCAGCTTATCTGGAAGCATTCAAGATTGAATCGAAACATATGTTAGAGTTTGCTCTGACACAGAACACAGACTTCAAGAAGATGCATACGGATATAGATGCCGTATATGATAAACACGGTCTCTCTGCAGTTAGACAGGGTAAAATAGAAAAGTAATATGGAAGAAACAATCCAAACAACATTTGATAAGACTATCTATAAAAAGGATAGCAAAGGTAAGATTAGGTTCTTACGTGTATTCGCAGACGGAGCTGATTTAGTTCAGGTGTCTGGAGTAGTAGGGACAGATAGTCCAATGGAACATAGATCCACAGCGAAAGCTAAAAACATAGGGAAGTCCAATGAGACTACACCAGAACAACAAGCGTTGAGTCAAGCCATCTCTAAGGTGGAAACTAAGATGTCCACAGGATATTTTGAAACGCAAAAAGAAGCAGCCAGCGAAGAAGTTATTCTTCCTATGCTAGCAAAGGATGCATCAAACATACTTGAGAAGATCGAGTATCCTTGTTTTATTCAACCCAAGCTAGATGGTATGCGAGCACTCTATCAAAAGAGTAAGATGATTTCTCGTAAAGGTAAAGCTATTGAGACCATGGGTCACATCATTGAAGATGTCATGGATTCTACACATCATGTACTTGACGGGGAGCTGTATGCTCACGGTAGAACATTTCAGGAGAATATGCGTTTGATCAAGAAAGATCGTGGGGAAGAAACAAAGGAAGTTAAATTCCATGTGTATGACCTCATCTTAGATAAGCCGTTCGCATTACGTTATGCTTTGCTGCAATCGATTGCACGAAACTATGACCAGGTAGAAATAGTTCCTACGATTCAAATCTTTGATGAAGAGGAGTTGAAACATCATCACCAGATGTATGTAGGTATGGGCTACGAAGGTACAATCATACGACACACTGATGCACCTTACGCTGTAAACAAGAGGGATTTCCAATTGTTGAAGTATAAGGATTTCATTGATGAGGCTTATGAAGTTGTGGACATTGTCCCTTCTGAAAAGAATCCAGAGCAGGGAGTAGTGCACTGTACGATCGGTGGAGGAGCTGATAATGTTACCTTCGGATGTGGGATGAAGTTCTCACATGTAATGAGGAAACAAATGCTAATCAATAAGGATTTATATATCGGTAGGATAGCTGAGATTCGTTTCTTCGAGTATACGGATGATGGCCTCCCGAGATTCCCAGTGTGTCACGGATTCCGAGAAGATAAGTAATGGTTTGGATCTGTAGAGAGTGCCGTACAAAGTACAGCAGTACTAACGGTCAGAAACCTCTGTCGTTTCCCAAATGGGCTGACGGTCACAAGTGTGACGTAGTATCCATGGAGGCGGACAGAACTCTAACCATTCTGAACACTATTGCTAACAGTAGTGTGATGGATGTGCCCGATGTAATCAAAGCGATTCAAGAGGACATTCTTAAAAACGAAAGATGAAACAGAAGTTAACATTCCTCAATGAGGACGACGCAGGCTTTGTCATAGAGATTGTACCTGTACCAGAAGATGAAACAGGTAAAGATAAGCCAGCTTTCAAAGTAAAAATTAGTATGCAAAATCCTGAGAAAGTTCCGCAGCAAGCGGAAGATCCTAGGGATACTCTATTCATGGAGATAGCAGCAGACACAATGAATAAGTTGATGGCTGCTCCTGACATATTCGACATAACCACAGAAGGATTCGAGCTTCATGTTATGAAGGAGGATACTCCTGATGATATAAAGAACATGCCCGGATTCATGATGGGAACTGGAGGTGATGCCTGATGAGTAAGATAGGACGCGCCATCGTTGAGATGGAGGAGATGGGGTTAGAACCCACTCAGGAAAATCTGAAGTACTATGTAAAGCAACGAAAGTTGAAGAAGAAAGAGGTCATTATCCCTACGGAAGATGGCCCATACCAGGAGAAAGGTAAAGAAAAAAATAAAAAATAGTTAAACTTTAAATATTTTTTATTTACATTTGCTGACATGTTATTCATCGTTATCATATCAACTATAGCAGTATTCGCTCCTCATACGGAGATGGTAGCTAGTGATATGCAGGATACTTTTAGTACCTGGACGATAGATTCTCGTGAGTCCAAAGCTACAGCTGCCGTGGCAGTAACTGTAGAAAAAACTGAGAGTCCAAGTAATAACGATGATACTCAGCTGCCTCAGAATCAGTACGCTTGTATTAGAGAGGACGAGGCAACTGAAGGTCAGTTTAGGGAGGCATGAAGCCCACGCCAGCAAAGAAGTGCTTGTGATACACAAGAGTTTTTAGAAAAAATCTAACAAACAATATATATAGAAAGGGAACCAAATCGGTTCCCTTTTTTTTTCTGTTAGCTAGCCTCTAATGTTATCTTACTTTAGCTTGATACGATTGGAAGTTCTGTACTGCAAGTGCAGGATCTAATGACGAACCAGTCATACCGAATGTCTTAGCAAAGTGAGTCATAAACTTAGAACCACCTTTCTGTTGCCATTCGTATGGTCCAACGTTTCTAGTGTAGTATGCTTTAGGATCGTTAGTCACAATCTTCTTAAGGTCATCCCACATCTGCACGTATGAATCTGTTGTCGGACCGAACGCCACTGACTTAATATCAAGTAACGAGTTGTACTGATGTATACCACCTGTAAGTAAATTGAACTGTTCATTCTCTGCACGTACCTGCATTAGTGTATGTAGCGCATGTACTTCTAGGTAGCCCATCAATTCAAACGGTCTGTTCGGATCATCAGCAGTTAAACCAAGCAAGTTCATTGGCCCAGACTTTTCTCTAAGCTTATCATATCTTTGATCATCATCGTCATCCCATCCAAAGATCCATCCAGTTAATGCTGTAGTTAACATCAACATACCAACCTCAGTACCGAATTTCAACCATGCTGTCTTCTCTTCTTTACTAGCAAACTTGATACCCGCTCCTCCAGTCTTAACGATATCGATTAAACTTTTCACAGTTGTAATATAGAAACCTTCACTCGAACCACCCATTCCCGGGTTAAGTCTTTTCTTTGCCCACCTGTTAGTAGCCATAGTAGTGAAGTATCTTCTCATATAAGTTATGAAACGGAATGCAAGATAACGTTGTGCCTCTGGCTGATCAAACTTAGAGTAAGCACCACCCATATTATTCTGTACCTGATGCATCTTGTTCTTCATGAACTTGAACTCAGAGTTATCAATCTTGATAGAAGCATCTTTCTCCAGTTGTGCGTCATACTTTTTATTGATAGCGTCTGTTTTGTCCATTAGGACTGTACGACCATCCTCGTAAGCTGGTGATGCAGGATCCAGTAGATCTATTGATTGTTGTACAACATCAAGCTCTTGCATACGCTTGTCTTCTATAGCTTCTGCTTTCCTAAGTTTACCTTCTATAGTAACACCTCTGAAGGCAGCTTCTATCTCTGTAACAGGTATGTTGAATTTTGCAGCGATTGCTTCCAGGGTATCTCCTGGTTTTACTGCGTGTATTTTTGCATCAACATCATATCGAGCATCGATACCTTTCTTCAATCGAATCTGACCATCGATAGTTTCAAAAGCATTTATGTACGGAATTTCCTTAGTAGTCCCATCCTCCTGAATCTGTGTTACTTTTTTCTTATGTAACATCCCAGCTCCGAGTTGAGCGACCGCTTGAAGTTCAACCCATTTACGAGGAGAGTATAACCAACTCATACCTACTACATCTTGTCCTATACTTCGTGACATCTCAGTGGCAAACTTCTCTTCAAATCGCCCTTGAGCAAAATCAAACACATCCCATAGTTGTAGCCTGTGACTCTTAGGGCCCTTAGTTCTAAGGTTACCTCCAAAGCTAAGTTCCTGCATAGCTTTATAAGCCCAGCCGTTTCCTTTCTGCAGAGACCATTGGTCAACATGTTGTCCACCCGCAGCCTCAATCATCGATTGGAACTTCATACCTAAACTATTCTTAAGCGCTGAAGGAATATTCAGTGCGAAGAACGTGAAGGAAGCACGTTTGAAAAGTAAGTTGGAGAAGTTAGTTAAGAATGCAGTCTCTGATCCGAGCCCTGTCTTAGTCTTACCATCGAACTCTCTTTCTATAAGATTGTTTATAGCAGCTTCCCTAACGTTTTTATCTTTACCTAAGTAACTCAATACTCCGTTCTTGAAATTTCTCTTTCTCACTTTGGTGGGATCCTTTACCGTATTGCTTTTCACAGTCTCTTGGATTGCTCTTACAACAGGAGAGATCTTCACAAGTTGCTTCTGACGTTCAGCTGACATCATATACCTCATCATACTCAGAGTGATATCAGTCGACACTTCGTCCACTTCAATATTATATAAACCAGAGATTGGAATATCAGTCATGTCGTTATCGAACATATCTGCTCTAACCAAGTTCATCTTAGTATCATGATTCATCGTTCCATCGGCAGCATCATCTGGATCACCAGTCATAAAACCTTTCGCACGTTTCATCAACATCGTTAACGCATTCTTTTTCTTCTTGGTCTCAGCACCGAGTGTAGTATTCTGTAGGAATTCCATCTCACTTTGTCTGTACCTAGGCATATCAAGACCCAGTCTACTATTATAAGGTAGACCCTCTTGGTTGGCCAAGTGATGCTTCTTAAGCTTTTCAAGTAACCTATACATAGGAGTATCATCAGCTTTCATCTTAGCATAATCTTGATCCACATACTTATCATCGACTGCTCCTGCTTTCACACTCTTAGGCATCCAACGACCCTGGTTATTCTTAGTCACACCTGGTATAGCTCTAGTATGATACTCAGCTTTTACCGTACGGTTATAATAAGATTGTGAAGGAATACCATCTATTATATCAATCACATTACCTGTAATGTCTTTGACTTCGTAGGTTTCCATCATGCTTGTATCAGATGGTCTTACTACGTTCCACGCATATAGACGCTCATACTTAAGCTCATTCTTTTTAGTTTCTTTATTGTAAACTTCTTTCCTAATGTGATTCTTTTCAAACCATAATTCAAATGTTTTACCTGCTTCACCTTGAGAAAAAAGTTTATCCAGAGTAGCAGGATCTAACAACTGATCTACACTTTGGTTATCCATACCATCAAGTTCTTTTAAATCAGAAATGTCCAAAGTAGACATCATCTCGTTAACCATGTCGGTATAATATTCAGTAGCACCTCTAGTAGACATTGCACCAAGCTGAGCATAGTACCCATTAAGTTTTGCTATGTCCCATTTGTTTAAACCTTTTTCAGTCCTCTTTTTATTCAGTTCACTCATGTAATCCTTATCGTAAGGTTTACCTGCTTTCTTGTCTTGAAACATTTGGTTAAGCTCAGAACTTTCTTTCCTAGTTAATCCAGAACGTTGAATGCTCTTCTCTTTAATTTCTTCTAATTTCAACTGCAGCTCTCGTATGTCATCGATGTTACTCTCCTTCATCTCTGTCCCGATAGGTTGCTTATCATCGTCCTTATATGGAGCAACGATATCTAAGATCTCTTCCCAGATAACACCTTGGTCAAGTTCCTTTTGTTCAGTATCATCAATCTTCTTTAAGATTTCTTTTATCCCCTCAAGGATCCTAGTACGTTCAGTATAGTACTCAGGTTTAACAGCCGTTCTTGTGTTACGCTTCTTCCAGATGTCCATCTTCTTGTTCCACTCAGACTCAGGATCGGTAGTATTCTCTTCTATGTTTTGATTTCTAAGTTCCTGTTGAAAGTTAAAGTATGCATTCTCGAACGCACCCTTTCTTACAGTATACTCGTGCAGCTCTTGTGACTCTTGTCTATAAGTACGAAGTCTCTTAGCTATTTCCAAATCATCACCAGTCTTGAGCTTACCGTTGTGGTCATAGTTACTATGCAGTAAACGATACTTACGCCATATAGCATCAAGCTCATCGGCAATCTCTAGGTGGTCAGACTGAGTCTTAGCGTGAGAGGTAAGCTCTTGCATATCATCTAGTATTTCTCTCCTAGCGAAACCAGCAGCTTCCCCGACCGGGTCATCTTCAAACAGCTCCTCACGAGCATAGTATGCATCAGTGAATTGTTGATGCATATAGTCACGCTCAAATTTCTTATACTCTTTCTCAGCCTTTATAAAAGCCGCTTTAGTCTCAGGTGTATTGTTAGTCTCATGAGCTTCCTCAGCTAACTGCATTGTCTTCTTGAGAGCATCTTGGTCATAACGGAAACCATTACCAAACTCTTGTTTGAAAGACCATACCTCAGCTTCTTCAAGGATACCTTCCTCATTGATACGTGCAATTTTATCTTTACGACCCACGTCCTTACCAAGTTTACCTACACGGTTTGGATTGTATCCCGCAGCCTTAAGGTCATCTCTGATATCATTGGCGAAGTCATTGTATTTTTGTTGCGCTACTATCATCACATCGTTCGTAGCATTCTTAACAAACAAAGCCAAACCACCCACAATAGGGTCAGAGTTATATAAGTATCCTTCTAGGTATGAACTAAACCAGTTAGCATCACCCATTCTACCTTTCAGTAGTAGTTCTATCTTATCCTTACTGATAGATAATCCTTTCTTTCCTTTTACTACGAGTTGATCAAGTGTATTCTGTTCAGTAGTAGTTATAGTACCTGCCTTATACTTGGCAGTTAAAGTATCCATGATCTTCTTGTCAGCTTGGTTGACACCATGATACTCTGTAAATACTTTATCTATACGTTCTGGAGATGCACCCTTCTCTCTCAAGTTAGCTATACGCTCTTCATATCTTTCAGAGATGGCTCTATTCATAGGAACTAGTTGTTCGTATAAAGCATCTCTTGATCCGTCGGCATACATCTTATCGATTATCTTACCGGTCTTACTAATATCTGATTCTATAGCATTCACTAGGGCTACTATCTCCGATCTTGAATCAACACCGTTGGCTTCATTCTCCAACGTATTTTTCAAGTCAGTCATGAACTCTTGCCAGTGATCTGTAAACTTCTTGTAGTAATAAGCCTTCTGCATGTTATCCTGTGTATCTGGATAAGTAGCAATATCTTTAGTATGCTCATACATCTTCTTCATCACATCCTCTAAACGGAACAAAGTATTTGTCAAGGCATTCACCCTTTTTCTACTCTCCTCAGCAGATTCCAGAGTTGCGTTAGCTTTACTCATCATTGCCTTATGATGAGGTTTAAGATTACCCTTCATTGCTTGGTACATCTTAACCTGGTTGCTGTCTACTAGAACATCCGCTAACTCAGCATAGTTCTCATTATGCATCAACTCCTGCATATGATCCGTGATCTTATCGTAGAAATCATTCACCGTAGCTTGGATGTCCTGATTACGAACAGTATTCAAATCATTGTTCACCTCAGCTTCTGCCTCTTTGTTATACGCTACGATGTCCTCCTCAGAAATCAACTCAGTATCAATAGAGATCTTATCTCCAGCAGTAAGTATGTCAGCTAACTCATCTAAAGAAGTGTCTGTAGAAAGTTTAGAAATTTTGATATGCTTACCGAACCTCTTACGTAGAAGTTGTTTAATCGCAAATAGGAATTCAGCAATAGCTTTTGCAAACGGTCCCTGAACCTTTTCCTTCGATAGTTTTTGTGCCCCATGCTTCTCCAGTACTTTTACAATTACCTCTTCCTTAAAGTATGCTGAACCAGGTTCAAGCGCTTTATAGTGATCGGTCACTGCTTGTATTACTTCCTGTCCCTCTGTTGTATTAGCTATGTCGTTATAAAGCTTATCAAATAGTGCAGGGTTTTCTTTAGAGATTACTCGAACCAGCGGGTGTGCGAACTCATGCAACACCATGTCACTGGTCATCTTCTCTTGGATAAAGTAAACCTTACCACCAACAAAGAAAGCTCCTTCTCCATTCCATGGGTTCTTAGCATTCTGTGTGATCAGTGCCGCCTGTTGCGCAGTAACCAACTCATACTGGATACCTAAAGCAGCAGACATTTTGTTTGCTAGCTCGATTGCTCTAGTAGATTTTAACTGATCAGTGTTTATACCGAAGTCCTCAGTCTGTTTAAGTTGATCATTAGCTATATCAGCAAGAGTGAATTCACCTGAAGGAATTGTTGATTCAGGGCTCATTGCAGATCCTGGTACTTCTTTCCTCATGGCAAGCTTATCTTTAACCTGTTCAGGTGTTCTGATTTCACCACCTGTTTCAAGGTAATCACGCATTGCTTCAAAGTAACCTACACCTTCTTCTAAAAGAGCCCAGTCGCTCTTCTCTTGGTTACTATCTGTTTTAAAACTTTTATTTGGACAACTAGACATACTGTTATATTATAGACATTGTTTTATAAAATCTCTCACTGCATCATCACTCATTTCATTCTGAACCTCTTGCCAGATAGAAGCATCAGTGACCGCTTGACCTGCTTGTGTCGCCACCTTACCTGATTGAGTTTTCAAATAACCAGGGTTAACGAACTGAACTCTTTCAAGCAACTGCTTCGACAAATATAAGAAAGTTTGAGGTGCTAAACGAGGAGCACCGTCTTTTGATTCAATCATATACTGACCGTATCCTTCTCTATCGAATTGCAACGTCTGTCCGCTGTTCATATTATCTACCATCTGATCGATAGCATGATCAATAACTTCCTTCACTTTGTCACTCACCTTCCCGTCAACATCTCTTATGAGATCAGGTCGTGTTCCGGTTTTATCATTACCAGGTGAATACTTAAACAATGTAGGGAGACCTATTGCGTTAGGACCTTTACCGTGAAAGTTTCTGTTACTGTTAGCCCCTGCAGCACCCATTTGATTATCGATAGCAAAATCATATACGAAAGTAAAATTAGGATACTTCTCTAAATACTTCTCAGCATTTGTTTGTGAGATATTAAACCCAGAGTAACCTCGCTCACTGATCAAAGCCGGTTGAGCCCCGATAGTTGTTATTCTTTGTTGAGCTGGTTCAGTAGTCTGAACACCTTGACCAATCGTGTTACTATCTAATAATGTAACATTGTTATTCATATTCTTACCACGAATTCTTGTGTTTCTACTAGCAGCGGAATTCTGCTGCACCCATCTATGATGATACTCCTCTAAGAACACTTGCTTAAGCGGGTTGTTACTTGCGAGTAACGTGTTAAGATTTTGTAGAGGTTTCTCCATCAACCTTATCATCTGATCTTGCGATACAAACTGAGTCATTGAGAATCGACTACCCTGACTCATACCTGATTGCAAGAATGCTACTGTATGGAAGTTCTCAAAATGTTCTTTGATCTCATCGATCTCCATTTGAGAAGCCTCTGGTAGAAGCTCTTGTAGTTTACTGCTGTCAGCTAAGTCTTGTAAGTTCTCATGTAACACATTAGTCTGATCACCATCAAGTTCACTTTGATTCAGTGCAAGGTTTTTCCATCCCATACTCCCTTTAAAATCAAGAGCATTCATCAAAGAAAAATGCGTTGATAAAACAGGATAGTTACGTTTGATTCTAGCAAACTCATGAGCATATGTGTCTTCACCACGGAACATGTGCCAGTGGTTATTAGTTCTAGCCAATGCGACATCTCTAAGATAAACTTCATAAGCCATAGCCACAACCCATTCAGCATGTGCGTCTTTACTTTGACCCACCTTGATCTTGTTCTCATACATGAAGCGATCAACAACTGCTTTAAACTTTGAGTTTGATTCACTCCAATCTTTTTCCGAACTTAGTAACTTAGATAAAGGTCTCGCCTCTCTCAAAGATTCTCTTTCCATCACAAACTGGATATACTCATTCTCTGTACTAAACGCCAAGTTTGATACTGGTGCAGTAAGACGCATGTGTGTAGGTGTCTCACCTTGAGATACAGCTTCGTGTGTTTCTTTAGCATATTCTTCTTGAGTGATAGGCTTTTGCGTATAAGTTTTATTAGCAAAGTCAGTTTTTAACTGAGCTTTATCAATATACATCTTCCCGTCTTTGGCATACGCACCATGTCTAGTTAAGAATACATCTTCAACAGCCATTCCGGCATCACTGGTTTGTTGTGTTGATTTATTTAAAAAGTAATCTAAAGCTGTAGCATGAGAAGGTCTGCTTAAATCTTTATAGTAATAAATGTCTTTATTAGCTAATTCATTTTGTTTAGCAAGAATTGCATTTCTATAATCTTGCATTACATTTGTATCTGCTTTACCTTCTAACCAATCTAAGAATCTAGTAACTGATACAGCAGTCTCTTCTTTTATAGCCCCATAAGGACCAAAAGGATTTCCAACAGCATCATCCTTAAGAGCATCGATCATATTTTGCTCTGTTTTACCTTTAGTTCTGAATGCTGTTATTGCTCCAGGTTGAGGTTCTCTACCTTTAACTGCATCAATTATTACATTACCACTTTTAGGAGCTGTTTCAGTACCTAAGTTAACCTTACTAGTTGCTTGAGCAGCTGTTCTTGAAGTTAATCTTCTACCTTTATAGTGAGTTATCTTATCGACATCAAAATACTTAAGTTCATTCTGGAAGATATAGTTTATCATATCTGATTTCCAGTTGATGATTGCTTTATCTTTTAGACCATAAGTGTTTTTCCAATCGTCGAACTCAACACCTTGGATGAAGTTGTTAATTACCTCATGGTTCCTTAGTGGAAACGCATCGCCAAGTAAATCGATTTGGAAGTCTTGTATAAAGAAACTAGCGATAGGTGAATCCACTCGGATCTTATCAACCATCTCTGCAGGGAACTTACCGTCTCTCTTGATCTGTTCAATCATAGTAATTCTATCCTGAGCCTCGAACAATGTAGCATCTTTCGATGTATCCACATTAGTTCTCATCTTCATATCCTTAACAGCTTTACTCATGTTCTCTATCTCAAGGAAGTGAACAAACACATCCTTATCGAATTCAGTGATTTCACGAGCACCCATTTTACTTTTAGCAGCTTTCTTTAACTCTTCTTTATCAAATTTAGTTCTACCTTTATAATCATTAGCATTCGCTTGCCTTTCTCTACCAAGTTCATTTATGGTTCTCTGAGTACCATCAGTAACACCTTGGAAGTGACGTGATAAAACTCTACCTTTAGATTTGAACTGAGCCATCTGTGGCGCAGGAACTACTCTACTATTACCTTCAGCATCAACAACGTCGATTGTAGGTGTTGTACCAAGAGCCATACCGAATGTACTGTTAGCAAGCTTCTGCTCCTTAACATATTCTCTAACCAGTGGATTAGAAACAAAGTATACAGCTTCATCAATTGGAACACCCGCTTGCACCATAAATAACAGTACTGGTGAGATCTCCTTATTACCTTGTAAGTTAAATACAAAAGCATCAGCAGCAATATCCACCCAACCGTTAATCAACTGATTGACAACATCTGATATAGGTGTACCAGCAGCATCATTGATGTGTGATAATGAGATAGCATCACTACCTTCTATATCCATTGTATTATGGTTAAGCATGATTCTTTGCTCACTATATTCCTTCAAGACATCTTTCTGCTTTTGAGTTAGCTTCTTTTTATCTTTCTTTTCTTGCCTTCTTGCCGCATCATACTGAGCTTCAGAATGAACCCGAGGATTCATATAAGCACCAATCCTATTGAAGAGAGTGTTATACGTGTTATCAACCGCTCCCAAAGCAAGTGTTTGTTTACCGATTGCATTCTTCATATGCTTCTCAAGGTTGTAACCAACTTCTAAAACTCTGGTTGCTGAGATCCTATCACCTTTCGGTCCTTGATATCTTTTCGTAGAGTGAACATTATCAAACTTATTAGTATCAACAACGTGTGGTTCCATCTCTTGAGCTAAACCATCGTTATCTTGACCTGTAAGTAACTCAGTACTGTTAGGCATAACCAATGGTTTAAAGTTATCCGGTAACTCAAGAACAGCACGTATACTATTCATGATGTCATTTTGGATAGGCTTATCTGTAAGTGAAGCAAGTTGTCTACGTATTATAGCAAGTTCTGCTTGTGGTTCAGAAAGTATATGTTTCAATCTATCACCAGGTAAAGTGTTATAGTACATGTCTTCTGTTTCTTCTAAAGACATTTTCTTAAACTGAGCAGCATCAATACTTTCTTCAAGAGCTTTCATTCGTTTGATTACTCTTGGTGATTTATATTGACGTGATGTATCGAGCCATTGTTTCTTCAGACTCTTGATTTTTCTCTGTTCATCACGAATCCTTGACTTGGTATCATCTAAGATCTCACGCTCTTCAGCAGTGAATCTAGTTTCTTTATCTTTACGGGCTTCTTTATGCTCTTCTCTGATATCACTAATCTTCTGTACTAGAGCATCTCGTTCTTCCTTTAAAGTCTCTTTAGGTTTAGTAGCCAAATCGGATGTAGCTAATTCAACACTCCCATTCAAACTAAGAATGTTAGGCATCATCACAGTCATCTTATCAACATCGAAATCGGCTCCAGACTTGGTTACAATTTCGGTAGGAGGCACAATCACCGAGCCCGCTTCTTCGGGTAGGAATTCGTACACTTCCATAAACTCCATAGAGTTAAGTCCCTGTACTGGTATTCTCACACCGATCATAGAAACCATCTCACGGTTACGTCCTTCATTCAGCCACTCCTCATCTTTGATAAGTTCATTTAGAGCAACATGTGCCGCTGTCCAACTTCCTCCCTTAGCTTTTGCAATATCTATTATACGTTGTTCTTTAGCAAGCTCTTGAACAGAAGTCATCTTAAGTAGATGCCTAAAGTCACCGGCAAGTGCAACTTTAACTTTCGCTGCCGTCGTCTCTCCGTTCGGTCCTTGGTTAGGTCTATAGTGCGGAAGATCTTTCGACCCCCACTTCGCTAAGTCCTCTTCTGTAGGATTCCTAAAGTCACGACCCTGTTCAGCAGCCATGTCTTCCATCAATGTAGCAGCTACCTGGATCAAACCTTCACCATTAACTTTCTGCTTGATAAGTTTCTTCACCATCATGGCGTTAAGTAACTTCTCAATCTGTTCTACATTCAGTGATAATGATAAATCATGTTTGATAGTCCCGTCAGTATTCGTCTGGATAAAATCAATAGAGTGTTGTCCAAGATCTTGTCTAACTAATTCTGAACGAACTAGCTCTAACAGATTCTTCATATCACCCTTCAGGCTTTTCTCACCAGTCTTCGGATCAACAATTTCTTGCCAATTGATTTCTTCCAGGAGCTTCTCCTTAGCGTATTGAGTCAGCCTGTTAATATTCTTTTCGTAGTCCTTCAGTAGACCATACTTCTTAGATGTTTTCTGTTGAGCTTCTGGAGACATAGTATCCCACTTAGCTTCTATCTTAGCCCATTCTGCTTTACGTTCAGCTACAACTTTAGATCCACCTAAACTTTCCTTCATCATGAAATCACTTGGTACACCATTAGCCATCAAGCCATCCTCAATAAGTTTTCTTAACTGAGTAGAGAAGATAACGTTACCTTTCCTTTCATCGTGAATCTCTAACTGATTCTTCAAATAGTGTAAGTGAATATCATTCTTAGTAAAGTGTTCAACATAATTCCCATCAGCATCTTCCATCTTAGGATCCATGATGTTAGGGTCAAGTGCTTCACCTTCAGTATATACTTTATCGTATCCTCTTGAAACCTTCTCTATTTCACCTGTCTTCTCATTCTTCTTTACCTTAGCAGTCTTACTAATAGTACCGACCTTAGAACCTGATTCAAATGTTACATATCCAATCCCTTCCTTCACCATCTTATCGTGAAGCTTTTCCATCTTCTTTCCTTTGATCACACTAGGAGTCATCGGGAATAAAGAATACTTATGGAAAGCCATAACAGGGAGTGCTGTATCGTTTGCAAGTGGTCCCCAATATTGAGCTTTGATTACCGGGAAGAACTGTGCAACATCTCTACTAGAAACTTTCTCTCCGTTAACAATCTTCTTAAACAAAGCATCCTGTTCATTACTCCAGGTACCCTCTGCAACTTTCAATTCACGGTATGAATCAAAAGTAATCAAACCTTGGGCATCACCTTCATTCTGTTTAGCATAGTTACCAAGCTTGTAAGCATCTTCACCGAACGCCTCTTCATACTCGTCCATATATACAGAACGAATCTCCTGATCTTCGATAATAGCTGTAGACATAGTTCCACCAAAGTAACGTCGTTCAGTGATACCTAATCTATTAGCATGCTTAGCAGCGTAGCTAGACTTGTAATAATTATCATTGATGTTCTTAGCCATCGTTTTATCATAACGATAGATGTCACCAGTAGAACCACCACCGGCATTCCTTTTGTGGAAACCTTCTTTAGCATGGTTATACTGAGCAAGATCTCCGTAGATTACAGCAATGGATTCAATGTTATGGATCCAACTGTTGTGAACATAAGAACGGATAGCCGCTTCTCTTTTGTTACCTGTAATTCCTTTACGTGACATATCCTCCTGGATGTTATCAGCAAGGAAGAATGCATCATCGAATTTCTTGTTTACTTCTTCATACTGCTTGTCAAAGTATTTCGTCAAATCAGCATTGATGGTTTCACGCATTGCTTCAACAGCGTCCTCTATGTTCTCTTCACTGAAAGCAATCTTTTTCAAAGCAGCTTTAGTACCATCACTCAAGACATCTTCAAAAGCAACAAACTGTTGACCATTCATGATATAGTCAACATCGAAAGGTACATCCATTTTAGGAGTACCGTCCATGTTAGTCATGCCTCTTAGTATACGCATACGACTCATCTCAGCAACAATGTGTGGAGATAATCTATCAACTGTCTTCTCTCTGAATCTTCCACCTGCAGCAAAGTCCCCGATAGGAACATAGTTATCGGTAGGTTGAGAATCTATATCTAATGGACCATCTATGGTAATTGTAAAAGAAGTTCCTTTATCAGCATGACGCATAAGCTCAGGCATACCGCTATATGATAACTGAAGATCCATGATTAACTTACTGTACTCATCTGCTCCTGCAGAAGATACACCTGTTCCAGTTTCATCACCCATAGTCTTAGCAAGCACACCACTAAGATTAGTCAAACGCAAAGTCACAAAATCTCCAGACTTAGTCACTCTCCTCTCACCGTAATTAGGGTTATGGTTAGACTTACCGTCTTTACCTATACTATTTATGTCAGGGCTTCCATCAAGATTGAACATCGCTTTTAACCAAAGAGATGACTTTGCAAACGGATTCTTATTTATATCAAGATGAGCCAAGTGCGGTTTAGAAACCATGTCATTATAGTCAATGGAATTATTAACAGCATTCACCATCATAGTCATACTGTTGTTCAAGGTATGCTCAAATTGAGTATTACCTTCAGCATTAGTCACCATGAAGCTAGAGAATACATCTGAATAACGAGCCTCTAGTTTCATTAGATCTTTGTAACGACCATTAACTTCTTCTGTTATTTGATCCAATCTTTCTACACGCGTTCCTGCACCTTTCAATTTCATGATCTCATCATGGAAATGCCCAGGACCATACGTACCAAGATTAGCTTTCAGTTCATTTCTTATTTCAGGATTATCCGATAATGGCATCCCTATCGCATGGAAAAATTCAAAAGGATTAGCAGATGCTGCACTATGATGAGGAAACTTCTTAATGATGGCAGCAAGGTCCATGTAGTTCCCTTCTATAGTATTCTTGATAAACTCACTTGGTTCTGCACCAGTGAACATCGATTGCCATTGTCTTCCGATAGCGTAGTCAGCATTGAATGCCTCACCTACTCTAGCTTCCCATTTAACATTAACTCCTCTACCCTGTTGTTCTACAGTCATCTGAATAAGAGGAACTCTACTCTTCGAGAATGTTTTAAACAACTGTGTCCATAAGGTATGCTCGGTGTTAACTTTACTCGAATGAGGATCTCCCATACGTTTCAATAATTCCTCTAGGACGGGAAACTTAACTGCCTCTTCTTGCAACTTATCATACATCTGATCGAAGTCCTGGATGTTCTCAGTAGCTCTGACCATTCTGTTCCATGTAGTTTGAAACGGTGCCAATTCATTAACATCAAATCTATTTGTAACTGGTACCCATTCACCTTCATCATTCTTCTCAACTTGAGGAAGTGTTTTCAATAGGTATAAGATTTCAGCGGAAGCCATCTCCTTTAAAGAAGATTCATTACCCGCTCTATCGAATGCTCTCTTTGCAACAGGTCCTTTCTGTTCATCAGCAATTTCCTCTTGTGTAGGTCTGCTGTCTTGAAATAACTTAGACCTTTGCATGTGGTATCCTATCAAACCATATGCTACAGTACCATCAGCACTCTGATTACTATAGATATCATCTATGTTACCAAACTGATCTAAAGCAAATTCAATCATCTTAAGATCTTTAAGATCACTAGCTTTCTGAACAGGGTCTGTTTCTTTCTTCACTTTCGCAGATAAAGAAGCTTTAAGTCTTTGAAACTTTCCTTGTGCATAGAAGTAACCTGTAGTAAGTACGTCTGGGTCACTTACAATCAATGATGAATACTTATAACTAGCAGCATCGTTGTTAAGCAATGCATCAAGTTCATCTCGCTTAGCTTTTTGTTCAGCTTGATTTAAATTCTCAGTATCTTGTAACTCAGTATTCAATTTCTTTACACGAGCCTGTCCCGCAGAATCCAACCCTTGATTCATGACTGTTACATACTCTGCTAAGTATGCATCCATCATGTTATTAAGTTCAGCTGATGTTTGGTAGTTCAAGCTTTCCACACCTTCTTTTATTTCATTACCAGGTATAGCTGTTATCCCTTGATTCAGTTTACCAAAGTTAGCATTAGCTTGAGAAAATGTATACCCCGCAAGGTTACCAACTCTCATCTTCTCAAACAATTCACTAACCTTGCTATCGAACTTAGCGTCCATGATAACCTGATCGATGTGCGAGTTATTGAAAAGAGCTTTCAGTATAGCTAAGATCTTCTTAAAGAAAGACAATTGTTTAGGTCCAGCTGTGGTAGCCTTCTTACCTTTAAGCATAAAGCTTCTAAACTCTTCAGCTAAATGCTCTTCAAGTTGTTTCTCATTAGCTGCAGCAAAAGAAACCATTCGTCCGTTGTAGTCTTTAAACGACCCTACTTTCCTGCCAAGTTCTTTATACAAATCAGTCTTTTGTTGTTTAGTCAACATAGTCTGAGTGAACCCGTGCCATGCCTCATGATATAAGTCACTGTAGTCAGCACCTTTAAATAAAGTGATTCCTTCAACAGTCCATTGAGCAACACCATCCTTATTCATTTGTTCAAACATTGTCTTGAACGGAATGTGTTTACTAAGAGGGTGTTTCTCGTACCAGTCTCTAGCTTCTTTTATCTGTTCAGCAGTAGCTGCTCGATTCTGATTCTTTACATCCAAGCTTCTGAATAAACGATCATCTTCATCTTCATCCAATGGTTTGTTTTTATCTTGAAGCGCTTTCATCTTAGCATCCATTGCTTTCTGCCAAGCATCATCCTCGTTCTCTTCAATCTCTTCAGTATTCTGTTCAGCAATCTTTGCTTCTTCTTCAGCAACAGCTTTACCATTTAACGCTTGGTCACCTTTCTCACTTAACTTAAAAGTGAAGTATGCATTAACCTTTCTGATCATACCGTCAGATGCAACATCAGGGGTCTGGATCATGAACCCTTGCTCAGCCATATGCACTCTGGTATTTTTCCCTTCTGTAGTTACAACACCGTCCGCTATACTTACAGACATGAAATCTCTTCTAGCTAAAGCATCTGCATTCACATGCATCTTAAGTGTTGGGAAACTAGTACCCTTGTTATTCTTTGCTAACAACTGCTTATAAGCAATCTTACCCACCTCTAAATCTCTGATACCTTTCTCAACATCGATGATCACAGTATTACCTATAACAAGTCGTTTAACTTTCTTAGTACCGATATCATAATCAAATAGTATCTCACTCTCCTTGTTCGTACCGACATATTTATCTATGTGCTTTGCTCTATCTACAGCATTCAAGAGCTTACCATCCTTATCTGTTAAGTTCTCATCAAACAATAATGATTCAACAACATCAGCAAAAGGTGTATCTCTAAGACCTGGTCGTTCGATAGGAATCCAGTCACCTTCCATCTCATCCGAAGTGGCATACACATGCCCTTCCTCACCGATGTTGTCGGCTTTAGTGGACAGCTTCATTGTAACCTTATCGCTCAGTTTACTAACTGATGTAAGTTCTTTAGGTGAAAATCCTACTTGGATATAACCAAGAGAACCACCGCTTATTGAAAATTCAAGAGAGTTATTCTCTTGATCCTTATTGATGTATTCTCTAACAGCTTGGATATGTTCAACCTCTGCTTTAAGAATATTCACAGCTCTTGTTCTAGTAAGGTGAGGCTTAGCGTTAATCAAAGCATCAACCATCTCATTGAAACGTTTCCCTGTTGTCTTCACATTACCTTCCTTATCGAAGAATTTGTCTACGGCACGCATACCATATTCTCTAGGATTACCATCCAGTGCAGGCTGATCGTTACCGTCAAATAAAATAGCATCACCGTTCTTATCTGTAAGAGTCATTCTGATACGACCGTCAGCAAACTTAGCAGTCAAGAATACACCTGTCCTACCGTTAACTTTGAGATCTTTACTGTCTTGGATGTTTCCATCTTCCATCAATCTTAAGATCGTACGTTGTGCAGCATAAGCTGCTTTACTTGCTGCGGTAGGTATCCTTGCACTAACTTCACCCACATTATAACCAGTCTCATTTCCAGATGTAGTCATCCATGATGGGGCATGAGCGTTGAAAGCTTTCACAACACCATCGATAACACTCTTAAGTGCTCCTTGTAAATAATTCTTATTACGTGGTTTAGGTGTTACCTCTTCTTTTGAATCCTCATCTACTTCATCAACTGGACCACCTTTGGCCATATCCAATCCACTTTGTATAATTGCACTAAGTGGTGGTGAACCTGTTCGTCCATCATTCTTACCACCAGTACCTTTAATCATCGGGAACTCATCATTATTCTTTTGGATCTCAGCCATGTCCGCATAGAAGTCAGCTACGCTTTTCAATATAGTCCCATCCTTCTTATGAGTCTTACCCAATTTAATTCTATTAACAACAGCTCGTAAATCAGCAGGCGATCTTCCACCTATATAAGGGCGTTGATTTAAACCAGTCTCGTTCCCACTTATTAATCCGTGAGTGATGAACCATCTAGTGAACTCCTCTACAGGCAGTGCCATAACTTCTTCAACAGAAATAGGTGTCGGTCCTACACCAGGATCACCTTCCGGTGCGCCAGTTTCTAAGTTTTCGCTTCCAGTTGATAGAACAGCCTCTTCCTCAGCTATTTGTTTTTTCTTATTAGCATACCAATCATCAACACCAGCTTGATGTTGATTATGAGCATCCTCCATGATATCTTCTCTTGACCAACCGTCTTTCTTTTTGACAGGCGCTTTACCAGCTTCTTCAGCTTTCAACTGATCCAACTGAGCTTGTACTTTACGTCTTGCAGCAGCAGACATTGGGAACTTGCTCTCATCTGATTGCTTCAAGTCAAGCTCTAAACTTCTTATAACTTTTTGTCGAATTGTTAATTTAACAGGAGCAGCAACAGGCACAGAAGTTTGTGCCTTCAATTTAACTCTAGTCTTTTTTCTAAGTACACCATTGGATAATCTTACCTTATCACCATGGTCTTCAGTAACAGTAACTACCTCACCTTTACCTTTACCACTAAGTATTTGTACAGTATCACCAAGCTTAACAACCTCATCAGCAAAAAGCTTTGCTTGTCTACCAGGTTTTTTTTTTGCTTTCTTTGGTTGAGCAGCAGCTAATGATTCTTTCAATCCATTCTCACGAACACCTAACCATTCTTCAACATACTTTAAACCTGTCTCAGCATCTTGAGCAGCAATCTGTGTATTGGCAAGTTCACCAAGATCCACCTTTGATTCCACAACATGCTTTAAGATAGTTGCATCAACACCCATTAACTGTTGCACCATAAAAGGAACAAGCCTTGCATATGCTAAGGCTTCCGTGTTGTTCTTTTGTTCTGCGTCGTACATTGCGTTGTACATATTCAATGACAATGCTTTCACATCTACAGGCTTACCTGCTTTCATCAAATCGAAAATATCACCTGCGACAACCACACGCACATCGCGTTGGTTAGCTCCTACAATTGTACACTTCATAGTATTAACACTTTTTATTGTTCTTGAGTTTTGCCATTCTTTCAGCTGCAGTCATGGTGCCTGCTTGTTCTAAATCCTCTTTAATAGCTTCCGCACTATTGATTTCTACAGTAGCTTCCATAGTTTCTTCAGCGAATACTTTCTCCTCTTCTGTAACAGGTTCTGATTCATCAAACTTTACTCTCGGATCATTCATAGCTATGTTATATCTGTATTCAATTTTATCATGGATCTCGTTCTTTTTTATCCAGGTACCTTTACCACCGGCAACAGGTTCTACATAAAGTTCACTACCGCTTTTTTGTTCCACTCTATATTGGACTTTATATGCGCCACCCATTATAAGAACTTCTCCTACTTGGATATCCTCAAAGGTAAAATTAAATGCTATTCTTTGCAAGGCTTTTCCAATCCAACCCTCAAAATCTTCTTCTGTTAAACCAGCATTAGTCATCTCATCGCTACGAGTCTCTGTGATGTGAACCAATTCTTGTTCAGCCTGCTCAAGAGTTTGATAATCGTATATGCCTTCAAGGATAGCTCCCATTTCTGCATGAAACAATTCGCCTGATTTATTCAAAGTAGACGGTGTCGCTGCAGCTGATTGAGCTGTTGCGTTAAGTTCATCGTTAGTGATACCCTCATTGATTAATCTCCAAGCTTCTTCAGGTCTAGCATGTAACGTTTTGATTTGATTCTCAGAGAACCCTAACTCACGTAACTGCTCTTTCATTTCACCGGTAACAATTGTTGGTGGTTTTTTAGCTTTAGTGTCCAGGTAGTGTTCAACCCCAGCACGAACGATATCATTTTTAAGTAACATCTTCTCACGAAGAGTGTGAGGCGTACCTTTCTCCTGCTTCTCAGCCATCTTCACTATTCGAGCACGGGATACAAATTTAGATTTCTTAAACTCATCTATCTCCTCATTACTCACATCCTCAGTACTTCCTAACGGAACTTCAACTGTAGGCTTAACCAATGATTTATTATATGAATAAATAGCAGCAGATGCTTTTGGCCACGGTCCTTTAATGTATGCAGCAAACTGTGGAGACTTACCAATCTCTTCATCAGACATAGATTCAAAACCAGGAAGTAAAGCCTCGTCACCTATTGAACCAGGTTGACTTATAAGATCGATATTCTGTTCCTTGTATAAATCAACAAGTGTTTGCCATAGATCCGGATGATCCTTCTTCATCTGACTAGGAGGCATTGTATTAGCTACGATACCTTTAGTCTCTGCTGTAGTTTTAGTTGGAGCAGTGGTTGTCTCTGCCTCTGTTGCTGTCTTAGTTGGAGCAACACCAATACCCTCGATCTTAGCTGTTATTAAATCTAAAGCAGCATTCAATACTGTACCGTTGTGTCCTAATGTAGCTCCTTTCAAGTGAGCCATTATAGCGTCAACGAATTTTTGCCAAACGCTTTTTGTAGTCTCAACTTTCGTATGAACTGTAGCTAAGAACTCTTGGAACGTAGGATTACTCATAGCTGCTGCCATGAATGAATCTAGGTTTTGGAATAGGTCAAGTGTAACACCGTCCATAGCAGCTTGTGCTTCTGGTGATAACTCAGCGTATGCTGTACGAGCTTCAGTCCAAAGTCGTGTCATGTTCTTCTTAAAATCAGCATCACCTTTTGTAGCCTCGAAGACTCTACGTTTAATCTCAGTATGGAGAATAACATGTTCGATAGGATGACCGGTTCTTCCTTGATGATATTCATCTGAACTGTATCGTGGATCAACTACAGCACCAGCAGAAGTGTATGCACCTGGAGTCTTCTCCTTCCTAGAGAATGTTACAGTCTCTTTTGAATCCGCTTTCTTAAGTAACTGTTGAGCTAATGCTATCTCATGTTCAGTATTGTACCCATGTTCATTTGCAATAATTGCTTCCAGTACATCTACTAGAGGTACTTCTGATGAATCCTTTTCTGGATCGAAACCAAATTCTTGAGCTAGATCTACATACGTTCTCGCATCACCCGCTGATTTTCTACGAGACTGTGAGGTATATGCGTTAGCATCCTGCTCCATTATGATGATATCCTCAACATCAATACCTTGAGCTTTCATAGCTTTGGTTACAATACCAATAGCTTTAGCATAATCAGCAGATGTTCTAAGAACCTCACCTTGCTTATGACCATCTGTTGTATCAGCATAGTAGAAGTTTACAGGCATCTTCCCTTCACTCTCTAGTAGAGCAAGATCTTTAGGATCGAAGAACATACCTTCGTCGTATAGCCTGTTAAGCATTTCATTTTTCTCAGCTAATTTTCTGAACTCCTCTAATGATTTTCTTATTTCAACCTCTCTATTATCATAAAGAACTTTTATTCGAGCATTCTTTCTATCAACCATTGAGAGAAAGTTCTTAGGGTCTGATAGGATATTAACAGCTCTGTTCAAATCACCTGCTCTAGCCGTTAACAAATGTGAATCAGCCAAAGCCTCGAAAGAAGCATCAAGCTTATCTACATTAAGGTGTTCACCACTTTGCTCTGCCATAACAGACATGTACTCTTTATATGCTTTATGTAAAGCATTAACTGTAGGTTCATCAACCTCTTCAGTTTTAGAACTTTTAAATTCTTTTAAAGCTTTATCATATGCTTCGAGTGCTTTAAGTTTAGCATCTTTCTTAGCAATCATCTGCTTCATATCAGGTGTCAAAGCTTCTGATTGTTTTAATCCTACAGTATTTTCGTTACCTTCCAGCTCCATTTTTAAAAGCCCTATCTCACTTAAAACACTTTGCTCATCAAACAATACATTGATATCGCTAGTAGACATCTTCTTTAAACCTGCAGTTTCATGTATGTTTTGATAAATAGACTGTTGTCTTTCTAGGGCTCTATTAAAACTTTCTTGTTGGAACACCATCTCTTCGATAGCATTATTCCAAACAACTTGTTTCATAGCTTCTTCCTTGAACTTATCTGTACCAGGTCTATATTTATACGGAGTAAAAGGATTTGGAAATTTCTTTGATGCATAGTCCCAAGTAGATTGAATCTTCTTAGCACGATCTATTGAAGCATCTATTTTAAAATTAAAGTCTTCTTGAGATAGTTCTGTGTTCAGAGTTTTAAATTCTTCTGCACTGAACTGTTTCATCTCTTCCATTCTAGTGATATGACCATCTAGTCTACCATACTTCAAGGCTGTCATGACATGCTTGGTCTCTGCACTGTCAGCCATATCATGGAACATTCTTTTGTCACCTCTCTTTTCAGCCTCATCCATGGCTTCTTTGTATGCCTTTTGCGATACGAGGTTTTCTAGTTCAGGTGAAAAGTATTTTGTAGGATCTTCATAGAACTCATTCAGTGTTTCTATATCTTTCTCAAGCTTTGTATTTCTTTTAGTAGCTTGATCCGTCTGCTCATCTACTTTTTTCTGATAAGCTTCTTGACCCTTACTCATCTTAGTAAATTGGTTACCTATAGCAGTACCAATTTTACCCGCACGACTGTCAGCAAAACCTGCTGAGTTACCACCGATAGCTTGAGTTATGTTACCCACTCCAGTAGAGACAGGACCAACCATACCTCCCATCAAGAACCCTGACATGAAAGTCTCAAGACCTTGCGGGCCTACTTGTTTAACAAGATTACCTACTATAGAAGACATATATCCGCCACGATTAGCATCACCTCTATACATGGCACCATAGTAATCCTCAGAAGCACCAGTTATCGTTTCCTGAAAAACCTCTTGAAGACCTTCAGCAATGTTTGCCTTACCATACTTCGCAGCACCTGCAGCCCACATTCGAGGGCTCTTTATATAGTCCCATCTACCTTGTAGACCTGTAGCCATTTTGTTATAAGCTTTCGCTCCTTTAACACCCGGCTTAAATATTATTTTTCCTGCATGACCTGTCTCAATAACATCAGCATAAAGATTTTTAAATCTACCACGACCAAGTAATCCATCAAACACAAGTTTATTGGACAGCATGATGACTGGCATATTGATAACAGATGTTGTAACACCCGCACGTCTTGCTGTATCTATAATCTCCTGACCTTCTTCTTCGTTAGGACCACGTCCATTCTCTGCTCTAAAATCAGCCAGGAGTTCACGCTCCATTTGATTTTGAATCATACCTCCTTCAAGAGCACCTTCACCCCACGCCAAACGGAAGTTTCTAACATCCTTATACATCTCAGCAAAACCTTTGTATGTCTTTTGCCATTTGTTAAGATGATCCAGTTTACTTTTATTACGATAAAGGTCTACAGTATTTTCAAAAGGGTTAATTATCTTTCCTGCTTTACCAAGACCTTTACTCCACATGGATCTAGCCTTGTTAATGTCTTTTAGATTACCAAGCTGTTTACTCAAACTGTAACTAGCACCAAGTGCGGTCTTTATCTTACCGAAAGCTCTGGCAGCTCTACTAGCCATCAGTCCAGTGTTTGCCGCTAATGCTGGAGCAGCAGCACCACCTGTAGCTACAGTACCTATACCGAGAGCAGCTTCTACACCAAGCATTCCTACTTCTTCCAAAGCAAGCTCACCCATAATACCAACAGTGTATCCTGAGTTTAAAAATAAGTTATTAGTGAAACCAGTAAAACCACCTTTAGAAGATGAACCTACAGCCATAGCACGTTCCATCTCTGCGGCATTATCTCTATCAGTTAAATCCCCAAAGCCAGCAGCATCTTTGAAACCAAGACCTACCAATCCAGTCCACTGACCGAATGATCTACCAAGTTCCTCGAACATATTAGAGTTCTCATTATACAGCGCTTCGTTATCTCTGAACGGATTGAAACCTAAGTTCTCAAACTCACTATGAGAAGCATACCTTTCATAGAATTGATTCTGATTATGAGGGTTACGAAAATCAGCATGAACCTCTTTACCCATTTTGAATGGATCTGTAGCAATACCTAAGTCAGCTGTTTGAAAATCAAACAAGCTATCACGCATTGATTGACCACTACCAGGTTTAACACTAGGTTCAGTAGGTGCTTCTATTACCCCTTGTTCTACTAAGTAAGAAGATAACTCGGGATCCATTTCCAGTGGCGGCAAACCTTTAGGTAAAAAACTACTTGAATCTACATTATCCAGATCTGATACAGGAGTACTGCTATTTTCTTCAGCCATCTTTTATTGATTTTGATGTTGATTATTTAAACGAATCTGTTCTTCACCTGCCATGTTTAAGGCAGCATGTTCTGACTGCCACTTAGTGTAGGTATCTACAATACCGTTTAAATCTTTACTGTACGGTACTTCTTTTTGAAAGTACTCCCATTTAGTAGTACCATCTTCGTTAGTTACTTTACCGTATCCTGCAAACTTATATGCTCCACTAGGAGTACTAGTTAGCTTAGTATCTTTAAAGTAGTTAGGATAAGCATCAAACGGTATCTCTTTCTTCCAGTTCATTGCTTGTTCGTATACTGTCTTCTGTGAACCTGTATAGAATAAGTTAGTAGCTTCATTCTTTGGAATATACATAGTGAACCCTTCATTGGATAAAAGTTGTTGACCCATTATCCCTGGAGAGTTTTCACTTCCTTTATATTTCTTTCTGTACATCTCACTCATCTTAACATTGACTGCCATATAATCACTGTTTCCTCCAGCAACCTGAACGCTTGTCACATCTAACATAGGTCTAGCAACAGTTTTAGGATTGGTCATTGTTCCCATATCAATACGTAACTGATCCGCTAAGTTCCTTACATCAGCAATATCTTCTTGTATGGTATTTTCAAAACCACCATATCTGAAGATAGCATTTTTACTATTCAAAGCATCATTCAATGCCCCGTTAATACCCATTGTACCGATACTCTTATATTGCGCAGGATCTACAGTACTGTAACGTTGACCCATAGCTGTCAGATCACCTGCTCCAGTAAGACCTAACCAAGCTTGATCACCTTCTGGATTAGCATGTTGTGAAAAAGCTTCAGTCCATAAACTATGGATACCACGTCCTTTTGATAAACGTTCTTGTCTTAAGTATTTTTCTGCGTTCTCCTGCCCACTCTCACCAAATCCACCCATTACGTAATCCAAACCTATCTGAGTTTCTCTACTCAGCCAACCTGAATAAGGACTTTCAACATCTCCTCTAAATTTGTTAACAGCTTGTTGTTCAGTATAACCTTTCTTCATCATGTTAGCAATGAATACATCTTCTGGTACAACATGACCTTTATCATCTACATAAGACTGAAGAGCATGTCTATCCATTTTAGTATATCTACCATCTCCATTAACACCAGTCATAACTGACTCATGATTATCTGCAACCCATGAATCCATTAACTCTAAACCTTTCTTCTTAGTTTCAATAGCAAGCATGCTCTTTTGATTAAGTGCGTATACTGGAGATAAGTAATCTCTCAATGCATCGTTACCTTTGTTTCTATCTAAAAGTGGCATAACCCCTTTTTCATAGAACATATCTATTTGACCACCTGAAACCATATCTTTCCAATTAGCTTTGTACTGTTTAGCTATGGCATACTTTTCATCTATTGTGTTGGCTTTCTCTACAGCTAAAGCAATTTGTTGCAGTTTCATTGCATCAAGTTCATTCCATGTATCTGCCCATTCTGCACCATTCTCTCGTACATTTTCTTCACTAGAACGTACAGCGGCATTGAATGAATTAAATATGTTAACATAATCTTCTCTTGCTTGAGCATCACCACCTTCAGCAGCTCCTGTAACATGTTGTAAAGTTTGTTCAATAAGACTAAGTTCATTACCACTTACATCAATCCTGTGTTCATCACGTTCTTCTGAAAACTGATTCATGACCCTGCTCTTATATTCAGCTGATGCAGGATCCATGTTACCTACAGCAGAAGACCCTGCAACATCCGTTATAGTTTGAGCATTGTTTGCTTCAGCTCCACCAGTTGCAATCATATTCTCATATTCACCTTTAGCTGTAAGCTTATACCGCTCTAATTCTTTTCTATTGTGTTGCTTCAGCGCCTCAAACTTTAATCGATTCCTTTGTTGAACAGCTTCCATGCCGTAAGGATTAACCGCTACACTTTGTTCGTAGTTTCTATACGACATCACTTCAGCAGCTTTACCTATCTCATTATGTAAATCTATGCCTGCAAGCATGGCATCCGCTTGTCGTCCTGAATATCTTTGATTACGTTGTGCTACAGCAACCTGACCTTCATTCTCTGTTACATCCTCTAGGGATGAATCGTATAGCTTACCTCTGCCCTGAAGTTCATCACGTAACTTTTCCATCTCAGATCTCTTATCAGCAGGAGCATTCTCTATAGCCTCATTGATCTTCTTAACTTTCTTCTCATTTTGAGCAACAGCATCTTCTAACTCAACTTTCTTTTCACCATAGTACTTTTCAAGTGTAGGTGTAACTTCTTGTAAGTATGCTTGTTCTGCAGCTTCTAAAGAACCATACTGGTCTTTATTACCGTACATAAAATCCTTTCTTTGATTGGACGCTTTAGTTTCATAGTACTGCTTAACCTTTGGATCTTTACCTATAGAACCCATGAAAAGACTCTGTAGTTGTTTCCCGATTAGTTGAGGTCCATTCTTAGTAGTAGTGATCCACTGACCTGTAACTTGGTCAATCGATACATTCAAATCAGCTTCCTTCGCCATTGCAAGCGCTCTCTTGGTAACATCTTGGTATGATACAAACTCTTGAACACCCATACCCATAGCATCTTCCGCACTAGCGTTCATGAACTCTTGTCTATTATATTGTAGAGCTTTGTCTCCACCTTCCCACCATGCTCCACCACATTTCTCTGGATCCACACAGTTCTTAAAGCTTTGAGACTTCCTCATTTGTCCCTGCCATTGCTTACTCCAAACCATATCTTTAACAATAGCTTTGTTATCAAGCATCTGGTTGAACACCCCTTTGGCAGCATGTACGTTTTGATTCAATGATAAATCCATGCCCGCCATCTTTTGGATGTCTTGGTCTATTGTCTTGAAGAATTTATCTCTAGCCTCAGTGTTATCTTCTCTAGTAAGAGGAGCGTTCAAAAGCGAGCCATATATATTACTTAGTTGTTTTCTAGCAGCATCATGCTTTCCTTGGCTGAACTGCAAAGACTTTGCGTAGAAGTTAAAATCAGGTGCAAACGGTTGTACCTGTGGAATATAGTCTGTTACGCCTTGTAAATAAGTAGCCATGTTTTTTCTTTTACTTTGTCAAAAATAATATAAGTTTACCAAACCTCATATGTTTATGTGGTTGGTGCAGCACCCGGATAATTAACTCCTACAGGAAGCTGTGGTGTTTGTATGCCCTTGTTTGCCTTAGCCCATTTCAATGCTTCATCGTACGTCATACCAGCATTCTCGTTCTTAATTGTAGTAGCAAGATCTGTAAGCGCTGTACCTTGTTGAGCAGGGTCAATATCTCTATTATCTCCAGTAAACGTTTTGAATCCAGTAAGAGGATCGATGCTAAATTGGTCAGACATAAGGTTAAGATTCTGAGTCTTCCCTCTATTAGTCCACCTGTCTCTCATGCTGTTCGCTAAGTTATTTCTAAGAGCCATCTTAGAGTTATCGAACTGCTGATTCATGATTGCATTCTTATCCCAAAGCTTAGTGTCTTGAGCAGCTTTCTGTTGATTGTATGCATTGATAGCAGCAGTGTTAGTTAACTCGAATCTATTTGCCGTGTCAACATTCTTAGCCATTTCCTGTTCTTGTAACTTCAATATGTTATTAGCCATTTGACCTTGTACGTTACTAGCAAGAGTACCATATGTTCCCGGGCCAAAGTTAGAAGCTCCTTTTGCAAGACCCGCTGTGTTAGCAGCTAATCTATTAGCAGCACCTCTGAAATCTACGAATGCTGGATCAGCTGTCTCGAACGCTGGTGTAGCTTGCCACGGTCTATACTTCTTAACGGACATCAAGTTACCGAAATCTCTAGCCACGTTCATGTTATCTTCAGTCCAGAACGGAGTACGTTCTTGAGCTTTAGTCTCAGCCAGATGTTTAACTTCCGGAGTTACTACTTCAGGATCAGCTTTAATATCAGCAACATCTTCAGTCATCATCTCTGATGCTATAGGAACCATAACTTGTCCTGATGTTGTGTTACCATCCCAACCATCTACTTGTGAGATTGTTCCCTCACCTGTACCAGATACTTGCTCATCACCTCTACCAGTTTGGATCATACCGAAGTTTTTCAGTTTATCCTTAAACTCAGGGTCATTACTAAGTTCATTCATACCAATGTAAGCAGCTTGGAAAGCAGCAATGTGTTCTGTATCTAACGCAGGGAAGCCAGCTTTATCAGCAGCCTCTGCAGCTAGTTTAGGATTACTATCCCATAAATCTTTTTTATCAGCTTCACTAAGATCACCTAGTTGATTTTGTACAGCGAAGTTAGACTTCTGCTTATACTTGAAGTTCTCCCATACTTCTTCAGGACTTAACTGTTTAGCAGCGTCTATTTGTGCTTGGGTTAAGTTCCTTCCTGGTTGAGTCTTATTCAGAGTCGCCATGTACTTAGTGTACATAGCATCCATAAGAGCATCATCTTTTTCAAATGTCTCTACAAGCATTCCGTAATCATCACTCCAATCACCAAGCTTCTCATCTTTAAAGTCACCTTGGTATTCAGCTTTCTTGTAACCAGTTACTTTACGCCATCTACCATCTTTCATGATATAGTGACCTTCTTTAACTTTACTTGGATCATAACCGTCTGCTTTAGGATCCCATTGAACAGCACCTTTAGGTATGTTCTGTTTAGCTGTAGGTTTACTAGATACTTTAGGAGCTTTCTTATCACCTGGTCCACCATTATCAAATCGAGGTAAACTCTTAATACGAACTCTCTTAGAAGAAGGAGCACCCATATAAGCACCACCACCTTGAAACTGTTGTAACTGTTCTTGAGCAGGAGGCTCGGATAAGATAAGATCATCAGGAGAAATACCCACTGCTTCCATATAAGGTTGAGCAACTTCAGGTATACCTGCATCAAATCCTTTCATAGATTCCTGTGTCAGTGCTAATGCACCTAGTTTTAGATTGTAGTTAGCAATCATCATCTCAGCAGTTTCTCTTTGAAGCTTATCTGAAAATGGATTGGCTAAGATTTCTCTGTAGAAATTAATGTCATATTTCTTCGATAGGTCAGCTGGAGTATAAGCTTTCTTCGCAGCCTTACCAGTCTTACCAAACATGTTTAGAACATCAGGATCCTTGATCTTAAGTTTCTTATCCTTAGAGAAGATAAAAGAACTCTTCGGCAGATTCAATGGAGTACCACCTCTTGAGTGAGGCTTACCGCCAATCTTATAGAACTCAGGTATACCATCCTGTTGCAAGTTCGTTATAACAGTCTCACCTTTCTCAGCTTCCAAAGTAGCGTTCTCTCTTGAAGTAGGTTTCAGAGTTCTGTTAATCTGGATCTCAGGAGTATTCCCACCATGGAACTTCCCAGTACGTGGGTCAGCCATAGCATCAGTAGGAGGAGTTTGTTGACCGCTGTGCATTTGCGTAGCGCTTCCGTTGGTTCCTCCGTGCCTCTTGTTCGGTACTTTAGTTATCTTAACCTTCATGCTTATTACTTTTAAATATATTCTATTTGACCACCTGCTTGTAAGAATGCTGCAACTTGATCAGGAGTCATATCGTACTCACCACCCTCTTGGAACATTGCATCACCACCATATTGTTTGGTTGGAGCAAACATATTAGCCCGCTGTCTATTTTCAAACTCGTTCAGTTTATCCATATACTCACGTTTAGCTATATCCGTAGGTTCAGCACCTATAGTTGGTCGTGGTGTCATAAGTTCAGCACGTTCTACATTAGATGGACCGTTCATAGGTCTATTCCTCATTGCATCAGCCATGGTTGCTTGATCTTGAACAAACCATGGGGCAACTGGAGCAGCTTGAGGAGTAACATCCGGAACACCATATCCTGGAGTACCGTAACCACCTTCAGGACCACCTACAGCATACATGTTATCTCCGCCATATCTTTTATAATCAGCATAGTCTCCAGTAGATTGACCACTTAAGTTACTTATATCATCGGGAGCTGGTTGTGCAATAGGAAAACCGTTCTTATCAATCTGAGGCATGCCCGCATATTGTTGAGCCATGGCATCTTCATAATTCATTGTGTTATCCGTGGTAGCATCTACAGCATTAGCTTCACTCTTCTTAGCGTTCATCATATTTGTAAGCATGGTCATCTCTTCAGGAGTGATGTTATTAGGATCAAATCCTCCAGCACCACCTCCATCAGTAGGAGCAGCAGGTTGACCGTTACCACGTATACCATGTGTGAACTCATAACTCTTCACTCTTTGATGACCTTTTCTTCTGAAAGGATTAGCTCTCATGTTGATCTTACTCAAGTAGTTGTAGTCAGTAGCAATAGGTGCTTGACCTCTGTTAGGTTGAACAAACGTTACATTACCATGAGGATCTGTCACTGTTTCACCTTCTGTTGTTTCTTCAGGTGGAGTGTAGTTACCTTCAGTTACCGCCTCCTCTTTCGCAGTAGTTGTTTCCGCAGCATCTTTTTCAGATGTAGTAGTACTTCTAGAATCGCTATTAGTATTTCTTTGTTGTCTAGCTTCTTCTATTGCATCAGCACCTTCTGGAGCATTTGCAGCTTTTTGTTGTCGGGCAATGTTAAACAATTGTCTTTTTCGTTCTGTAGCAGAAACATTCGCATCTCTTTCTGCAGTAGTTCTTGCTATAAGATCTTCATGTTCTTTTCGTTCAGCAGCAGCGGCCATGTTTTCATCATAAGCTGCATCGTGAACTACAGGAGTATTATATCTGCCTGGATTTGAAACTCTAGTTGCTTCTGGAGTATTGGCTGCATTAATCCTTCTTTGTTCCATGCTGTTATCATAACCAAATAGATTACCAAGCATCTCTTTATCGGCAGCCCATCCTGCAGCATACCAAGGAATATCTTGACCAGGTCCGCCTGGTGCTCTTTGTGGTAAGTTCTGTCCACCCATCATCATTTTAGCGAACATATTAGCAAACATATTATTATCCATACTGTTATTGTAATTTTTTTTATAAGCTTTATTATAGTCTTTGTACCAACCCTTAGTATCGATACCATCATTAGGATCGTTATCGATTACTTTGGTTTTTGTTTTCCATTGATCACTCAAATCAGCATTAGCAAAGTTATCTGCCATCTGTCCCCAGATTTGGTTACCTTGCTCTTTTTCTTGTTGAGCTTTTATCAACATGTTAGTTTGCTCGTTGCCTTTATAACCAAAGTTGGGTTGACCAGCATACTCAAACTTAGGAACTCCACCATACTTACTTATGTTTCTTGGTGCTGTTCCTTTAAACTGAGCAACACCAAAATCATCAGCACCTCTCGCTAATCCAAAATCATTAAAGCCGATTGCACCTCTATCAACATCTCTGCTTGATGTGAAAGCTTGATCAGCATGTGTAGTAGCATCCATCATTGCCGCAAAGTCAGGTTCAGTTCTATTTTCTCCAAACTGTGCTATAGCGTCTAAAGCAAGTCCATTAGGACCAAAAGCATTCTTTAAGTTATTCAGTAACCCGCTCTTTCTTTTGACTGTAGTCTTCGCTAGGTCGGTGTCATTCGCAAGCCCTTGTTGTCCAGACTGATCTCCAAATTGTCCAGCATCTATTATAGCTTCGACATCTGTAACAACAGGTTTAGGAGTTATCTTTTCCATAGGGATGCCAAATTGTTGATCAAACTTAGCCTGACCAAACTTATTGGAATCGTTCCATTCTTGTTGAGTTTGAGGACCCATGTTTCCACCTACAACAAATTCAGGAACACCACCGTACTGACTTATGTGCTGTGCACCTGGCATCATTGTACCATCAGGCATCTGATGTTGCGGTTGCGTTATGGCACGGATCATCTCCTCTTCAGCCATAACGTTAGTAGTGTTTCTTGCTATATGATCTTTGAAAGCTGCGTTCCGTTTACCAGTAACACTGTCAATATTTGCGCCCTGTTCTGCAACAGAATCTATTTCTTTCTTTTTCTGAAGAGCTTCTTCTTTACGGAACTTTAAAGCTATCTCATATTGTTGAGATCCTTTTGGACAACCAGGTCCTCCGAAATTAGTACCAGTACACATTCCTACAGCGCTCTCTTTCACTGGAGCTTGCTGTTGTGCTTCCATAGGATTTACACCACCTGTATTCATATGAGGAACACTTCCTCCACAATCCATACACGGTTTACTGATTCTCACTTTCCTTTTCATAAGCATGCTATTATATTAAATATAAGAAATTTCTCCGACATAACCGTCAAATATACGAGGTTTATCCGGTTACAAGTTTCTTAAAACGTAGTCCTTCAGAAAGTCTTTAGCTTCCCCACCATCTTTTCTAAAATTCCTACGATGAAGGTTTGGTGGTGTTTTAGGAGTACTTCTTGATCTTGGTGCAGCAGCTGCCTTAACACTGGTTCTACCTTGACCAGGAGCGTTCAGTTGAATATTAGGATAATAGTTAGCGGCAGGTTGATTCATGCCAGTAGATTCAGCCCGTATTTCAGGTACTGTATCGGAAGCTCTTTGAGATCGTGCATCATATCCGGCCTGTTCTTCTTGAGTTCTTTCAGGTGCTATAACACCCTCATGTTCTTGGGCCCAAGCTGCAGATTTAGCTGCCCTTTGATCTATATCGTATTGCTTTTTCCTCGCACTATTATAACCATATTTATGCTCTAACTTCTTTACATCTTCCAAGTAATTATCTTGTCTACCTGACTGTTTATTCTTGATGAAATATTCAGCAAACTCCTCACTATAAGCTTTCCCTTTATTGTTATAAGCAATGGTAGCTAAGTCAATGATCTGATCATCAGTGTATTCATCCCTAGGGTATTTTGATCTTAAGTTCACATAATCTTCTACCAAGTGAACTAAAGAACCTTGAGCTCCTCTTTCAAACTCATCTTTATCATCAATGCTCATGCCGTACATTGTATTCTTATCTAAACCAAGTTCATCTTGAGCATACTTAGATAAGTTCTTGAGAGCGAATGGCCCTACAGAAGAGTTCATTACATCCTTATCTTTACCAGTGGATCGAGGATGTTTCGCTCTAAGTTCTTTATATTTTTCTTTGAACGCATTCCTGTGTTCTATCTTATCATGATTGTATGTCTCACCTAAGCCAAGAGCTTCATTAGCCATTATTTCAATCTCCCAATCAGCCTTACCTTTCTTTTCATCAACACCTATCTCCTGTATAGTTTTATATGCAGGTTTAAATGTATTACTTGTCCAATCACTTTCAAGTTCAATAAGAGCTCGTCGTGGTGCTGAAATAGATTCCTTACCATGATTACCAAAATTAGTTTCTCTTCCTGAAATTCCGATAACTCTATCTGCAAGTTTATCCATAACATCAGACTTGATGTTATAGTCAGAACCTATCTTAACCTTGTTCTTATGTGTACCTCTTCTGATATTATTCACATAAGGTTTGAGATCTTTATCCACAACGAATTTACTATCGTTATCTTCCTTTTTATAACCTAAGTTATCCAGACGAGCTTTCTTACCTTTTTGAAGGTTGCCGTAAGTATAGTTCTCATATCCTTTAGGGATGACAATACGATTGATTGCCAGCAGCGGATCATCTATTCGTCTAAGTTTTCCGTAGTCATATATCAAAGGGACACCATCTTTTGCGAATCCTACAACACCTGAAGCATGGCTACTTTTTCCACCATATTCTTTAGGAGTATACATCCCTTGTTCATCATTTAATCTATGTGAATCTCTATTAGCCTCACCCTGCATAACCATAGCACCTAAAGGTATTTTACCAGCTTTGATATAATTCTCATCTAAGTCTTTCGGTACTTTCCATTCTTTACCTTCACCACCAGATTCATCTGAACCCGGTTCTATTCTCCACATGTCTGTAGCTAATCCTTCACCAACCAAAGCATCACTGATCTCCCAAGCGTCGTATCCAGGACTATGCTTAAAATCGGAGTCACCATGAGCATCTCTACTAGGTATACTGTATCTAGTTTGATCAGCTCGTTCAAGCTGTGTCATCAATCCTCTGACTGATTGTGCACCTGTTTTCTGAGATACAAATTGAGCATTGCAATTTAAAGCTCCTTTAAGACATGAATGATCGGACTCTACATGAACCTGCTTAAAGCTTTCTTGTACATCACTAAACGGTTGAAGATCATCTGTGTCATATATAAAATCATCAACATGCTGATAAACTTCATCCCCTAAATCAACTATAGGTGAATAAGTATATTCTTCTGCTTTCGGTGCTGACCATCCTTTTTCTTTATCTACTTGTACAGCATTTGAATTAGGAGTTTCGTTCTCCTGTATAGATGTTTCTGCAGCAGCTGAAAGTCTGGAAGATACTGGTCGGTTATTACCTTGTGCATTTTCCACAACTGATGACGGCACATTAACTCCAGGAAGACTGCTTAATTCTTGGGAAGAAAATCTTTTGTTATAGTCTTCTGCTGAGATCCCATTTTGTTGTGCCCTTAAAGCTTCTTGAGTAAAGTCACCATCAAAGCCATCAACCCCTTTGGGCCCTAAGTAGTAATCATTATCAGCTAAACCTTGTTGTAAAAATCTAATCCCTTCCCCAGATGCCGCTCTTTCATTCCTATCAAGCTGAGTATGTCCTGTCTCAATAGCTGCTGGTGGCGCTGGTTTAGCGAAATGTTTATCCTGTATTGCTTTTTTAGCATCACCCGTAGCCGTAATCCAATCAGGTGAATCCGTTTGCTTAGTTAAAATATTATCGCCTTCCTGCTTATACTCCCATCCGTGGTCAGATATAATACCACCCTCTTCAAACTCAGGTACGTCACCACCGTCTATGTATTCAACAGTGTAACCCTGAGACCTATAGTAGTCAATAGCATCTTGATCAAGTTCTATCTCCAAGCTTTTTACATTCGGGTTCTTCTTTTGGTAGGACGGAGCTGCCGTCTTCTTCTTATCTTGGTGTAGCTGAGATCTGTTTAAGCTCATTATCTTGGTGAATTTAAGTTCATTTGTACTGCGAGTGCTACAACCATATTCTTATTACCAGATACTAGTCTTCGCAACAGCACAGTGTTTTTATAGTGACGGAACTTCTTTCTCTCTATCTGACTCTTGTTGTAATCCAAGTTGTTAGGGTTAAGAACTTTGATGTACCCGTTTGCTTCGGTGTTAAATATAACTCTTTCTACCGTACTAAACTCACCACGGTCATCAGTTATATCCCAAAACTGATTAAATCTATATTTATGTTCTTCCTTAGCGTACAGTATATCTATGTTAGCAAAGTTGATTCTAGGATAAGTCACTAGTTCAGGAGCGTTATTCTTAGGAGTCAAGTTCAGTTTCAATAATCCTGAACACTGTTCAGAGTTATAAACCACAGCTTCATCGAAGTTAAAGTCAAGTACATGGAACCTATCGTCACAATTTTCATCATACACATATACTTCCATCATGTACATAACGTTACGTAATGTGTTAACTTGACTTTGAGTGTGAAGAGCATACTCAATCTCAAACGGATAATCAACACCGTAGAAATTACAATAACTATCACATCTGTCAGCATGAACCCAAAGACCATCAGCCTTGGTAGTCATAAAAGTTTTCTTAGAAGGTAATACTAGATCAGGATGCCAATCATGATATCCAATCCATCCACCAGACTTAGGGTCATACGACGCTGTCCAAGAGGCAGGTTTGAAATAATCAGGATCTCCAAGTTCCACCTGTAGTCCTAACGGAACCCCATCAGAACACACATCAAACATCTTACCTTCAATCCATACAAGATCTACTCCAGTATCGTCACGGATAATCCAATCCTTCTTACAGAAGAATACAATCTGATTCTCATTATCAAATATAACTTGACAGCCGATCCCGACCACTGGGTTATCATTCAGAGTGAATACACGGTTGTCACCATTAACATCTCTAAACGCTGTCGGATGTTGTGTCAACTGGTACGGTAAGTATTTAGCAAACCACCACTTCATTCCTTGATTTGAAATCTCTTTAAGCTGTTGACCGATCTGGAATATCTTCCCTTGGTTCTGACTCATGTAATACATCCCGACAGGAGTATTAGCTATGGCCAATCTGTTTTGACACGAACCGTACTCATGAGGATATTCAGCATTCGCCAAGTTCTGTAACGCTTGATCAAACAGTGCACCGTCACCTATCGTAAGTTTGGTACCACTATTAAGATCTATCTGTTCAGACCCTTGGATCATCACCGGGCTTTCTGTATCGAACAGAATTAATGCACCGTTCTTTCCAATAGGTTTAACTGCTATTGGTCTACTCGTAAAGTCTTTATAATTCAACGGTAAGAATACACGCCAGTTATCCTTCTTGTTTTCCAGTCCTTGTTGTAAAGAATAAAGCATTCTCTTCGGACGGTATGTGAAACAACTCTCAGCAAGAGCTGGCTTATAGTCTCTGGCTTGAACATTACCCCAACTAACATAGTTGTGGTAGATCTTTCCAATACTTAAACTATAATCATATAGGTAGAAGTTACCGCTCTTGATATGATCTGTACTGAAGATGTTTCTTAAAGTAGTGTTCTCACGGTAATCATAATGACGTTCTTCTTCTTTATCACCCCAGTCTCTGTAGTCAATATTAACTTCTGTTTCTACAAAGAAGTCACGTACACCTGAATTGAATAGATACATGTAAGCTTCTTTCACAGCAAGTCTGAATCTACCAGGCTTCTTCATATCGAATGCAAACTTATCAGAGGGTGTTTGAATACCAGCTGTAAGATCTGATAAGAAACCACCTTGATCACCATCTAATCCATCTAAGTATTTATCGTAAAGTTTACCTTTCTTCTTTTCAAGTTTCTTTTGAGCTTTAGAAAGCTTTCTATTAACTCTATTAATCTTTCTTTTCCATTTCCCACTAGGTCCATCATCATCAAATAATCCATCAGGATTATTCCAAGTAGGGCATATAGAACAGTTATTTGTAATACTATTGTATGGTTGGTATTGACCATCACAACCACCTGCTGGTCCGACACCTCCGTTAGGATCTGGTACACCTGCTGCTATAGGAGGATTAAGATATCCGTTATATTCTTCAGAAGCAATTGTAGGATTCGGTTGATCATTATCTTCATTACATCCATCAGCAGTATGATCATTGTAACAAGCACAATCATTTAAGAAGTTAGCATATAAGTCAAGTTGGTAAACCTCTGCTTCCAATGAGCATATATCATCTAAATCATTAGCTGCATTATAAGGTGATTGCTCAAGAAGACAATCAGTTCTTGTAATACAATTACAAACAGGTGTTGGTGCACCAGGTGTGAATGTAGGAGAACCTGGTGTAACTAAAGCTACAGCAACAGGATCGAGCATGAAAGGATCAAACCCTGCAGGTGCTCCTGTTTGGCTTGCAAATATACTACCTAAACTTCTAACGAACTCTCCAATATCAAACGGATCTGTATCCATCCAGAATCGAGGATGCGTAATCATCTTACGTAACTTATAGTCATACGTCGCTCCATCTAGCTGACCCTTAAGCCAATCATAGAAGAAGAACATTGTATTCTTTTCAGTATACCTACCGATATAAGTATCACCGTTAAACATCACGTTAGACTTGGTTTGCGTAATAGGTGTTGAATCCTGCGATACGGGTACCTGCATGATGCTTGCTATCTGTCCGTACTGATTATCAATACGTTGCTTCATTGCCACATAGTGTGATGAGGTAGGTCTTTCAAAAGTTTTGTTTATACTCTCTTCTTTTCCCCAAACAATAGAGTCTAAGTCTCTGTCCCATACATCTGAAAATAGTGCTTGGGAATCATCTACTCTTTTATACGGTAGGGATAGGTCCTCACCGAGTTTTACAGCTACTGTTCGAGATCTGTAAATATTATTTATCTTGTAGTCCCGTGCAAAGTCTTGCATCTCAGGATTAACATACTGCTGATTAGTAATCTCTCTTCGTATGTGTCCTAAGTCCGGTCTAGCAAATTCATCATAGAAAGAATGCGATACTTGTTGTAAAGCATATTGTCTATATGGAGTGAATGCATATATGATATTCAACATCTTGTTAATACCCTCTCCCCAGTAAGATAAGAAACTAGGCACACCTTGTAATATCCTAAGTAAATCAGGTGTAGAACTCCATGGTGAAGACACACGGTTGTAATTAGTTGTGCTACCTGCACCACCTACACCACCAGCCACAGCTCCTGCGGTTTCTAAAGCTTTATCTCTAGCTGTGTTAGGATCTATACCACCGACAGACATCAGCAAACTTAACATACTTTGATTCAGAGCAGCGTTAGCGATAATATTAGAACCAGCTGCAGCACTTACAGCAGCGGTCATTGCTGCAGCAGATGCAGCGGATGGTCCAATCAAACCAGTACTACCAGTTGATACACCTACTTGAGTGTATGTCCCACCGAAATCAATAGTTGGTGCATTATAACTAGTACTCTTCTCACCCTCAGTTGCAATCAAAGCGTAACCGATTCCTAGAATAGCACTCAATACAAATGAAGTATTCGTAATAAACTTATGACGCGGGTGATCCTTTGGAAATTCAAAGTTACCCTGCATTGTTCCGTGTAACTCACCATAAATTTTCATTTCTTTAGCAGATAAGAAAGGATCTCTAAAGTTAGTCTCAGGAGAATGGAATGTTACAATATCTTTTTTGATATTACTTAAAGCGGGATAGTGTCCAAGGAAAGGTACACCAATAGGTATATCGTTTTTTAAATAAGCATTACTATTATTTAGAGCATCCGTAGCTCCTTGAAGAAGATTGGGTCCATCATATTCTGTACCTTGACTTGACAAGAAGTGATCAACAACAACTCCAGGATATGTCTGACTTATCTCCCAGTTATTAGGAGCAGGTGCCGTAGGATTAAAAGGGTAGTTAGGATATAAAAATTCTTTAGTGTCTTGAGGTTGATTCAGATTATCAACAGTCGTATATGAACGCATGTTATTAATCATCCCTTTAGCAAGAACAGTCTTGTTCCCTTCACGAGATCCTCTCAAGATCTCATACCCTACGATATTAGTCAGAGGGTTACCATCGTTATCTACAGGTGCTTGAATATTATCAAACTGAACACCCATGATTCGGATAGTCTCACCGTTAGCAGGATCGTAATGATTCGTGACCATTGCTGCTGAAGTATCAGTAGCATTATCGGGAAACTTATGATGTCTTATTCTCTTACCACAAAGGTCGTGCGCTAAGTTACCAGTCCCCGCATTCCACATGTCAGGATTATCATCATCGTATATCTCGCTCGATTCCCAGAACGCCATATCACCAGTTGCGATAACCTTTCCTCCATCAGGAAGTATCTCTTCAGTTCCAGGCGCAGGTAAAGGATCAATAGTTGCCGTGTTATATACTTGCCAGTATTGCACCGGAGTACCAGCAGTTAGTCCGTTATCATCAGGTAATACATCTTGTCCAGCAACAGGGCCCATCTCTTGAGGAGTTCCTATTCGTCCTGGTATATGATACGAGTTACTCTTATCACCAGTGTTATACTTCCAACGTATGAAATAAGGATAAACCTCATCTCTCATGTATCCAGTATTAGTACCAGCGTTTCTATAATACTCGGCATCATATTCAACAGAAGCCCACTTAGTAGTAATCTGATTTGCTAATGGTTGGTAGTTGAAGTCAAGCTTATCAGTTGCACCCGTACGTATTAAATAGGGCCCATTTCTAAATACAGCATCTGAACGATCAACAATGTTATTATTTTGTAGGATTGTAGCTACGCCTCCTTCTAAAGCAGGTAGCTTCTGATCCAGAGTGTCTAATGTTATAAGCTTCTGTCTAGTAGAGTATACACCTAATGATACCACTACAGTATTAAAGTTAGCCACTTGTACAAGCGCTAATTCAAATTCATCAAACTCTTGATCCGCCTCACTCACAATAATGTCCAATGAAGAAGAAAGATTCTGATGAGTAAAGAGCGGAGTGATGTTAGAAGGTAACGAGAAGTCAGTGACCCTCACACCCTCAATTAAATATGCTCCAACCACATAATAAGAACCATTCAATAATTGACCAGAAGAATTACCACGTTGTGTGTGGAAAGCAAGATCGTTGTAGATAGGAGCTAACCTTATTTTATCACAATCAAGAACATCTGTGTCTTCACATATGTTACATGAATCAACAACTTCACATTCTTGCACCCATGGCACATCATCAAGATCTAGGACTCTTGTAGGATTTGCTCCGTCGTCCCAGTATACTCTACGCCCACAGTTGTGAGCTGTACGACCAACACCTTTAATTAGATTCTCCCTATCGAAATTTAAACACGGATCGTTAACTACGGTAATGTATGTACATGAATCCTCTTTAAAGATTCCTATCTCTGAGTTGGTATCATCTGTTGAATAGACAGCCCACTCATCACCACCTATGTGTATGTTCCCTATGATGGTGTACGGAGCAACGGTACATAAGTAGTTAGATGCCTCATTACTAAGTTCACCTACATCACCTTTGATTGTATTGTTTACAGCATTACGGGCTTGAGTCCATTGATTAGGAGCTTTATGCATCCCATCCATATCTTCCGTTAGGTTCTTATCGAAACTCCCGGACTCACCTGAGCTGGTTTGTTGTGGTCTCTGCTTTGCCATAATTATCTAATTCTGCTTGAGATTCTTGGATAAGACGCGAACATGTCATAGTACTTAGAGTACTGTGCATTTCTATTAGCCTGAAATAATTCTTTTAACTCTCCGAAGTTTGGAGTATTCACAATGGAAGTCGCATTGGCCCTAGCAACTCTGAACCTCTGTTCAATCAATTGCATCTTGTTAGGATTAACTTCTTCATCATTCATAATCAAGTTCTCAATGATACGCTGCTTCACTGCGTACTCATAGTACTCGTTTAACATATCATGATCAGGAACAAGTAGGTTCCCTTCATCATCCTCAAGGTGACCCTGATAATTCAAGTATACTTTACCAGTCTCAAAGCTGGTGTATAACCATCCGTCTCTAATAACCGCAGTCAATACACTATCCCAATATAAGTTAGGACAGTCATCACTGATGTCTTCTGTATTCTGAGTTATTCTCAAAGGTTCTATTCTATTGTAATGTCTTGTCTGAGATGTTAACACTTGTGTTAACTGAACCAGTTCTCCACTACAGTTAATTGAGCAAGAGTCGGGATTAGCACAACAGGTATTGCATGGCTCGCACTGTGTATCTTGTCCACATTGCGCACACGGATCACAAGGATCACATGGTTCTTCAGCCAACGGCACTTCACATAAGTCAATTACTTCAGGAGGAGCTTCCAGATATTCAGGAGTTATTTTCCCTACAATCGTTTCTTGTACGTTAGTTCCTTGGGGTAAATATTGTTTGACTGAGTAGTCACCCACACTTAGAGCAAAGTCTAGTATGTAAAAATCATTAGGCATACGAACTTTACCTTTCTCTACGTTAAGTACAACTTGTTTCACTTTGTGTATACGTAAACCTAAGTCATAGTTCACACGCTTAGCTACCTTGATAACATCCTGCGGATCGATAAGATCTTGAAGCTGGTACTTCTTAAAGTCACTTGCAACATCCGCCATAAGCGAGTCGAAAGTTCTATATTTTAGTGTGTAGTTGAAACTCATTATCTCATTATATTTTGTCCGTCATCAGCTCCATCCGAAGGAATCTGTCCAGCAGTTAATACTTCTTTTAAAACCATTTGTTCTATCTCAGAGAACAGGTGTTCCGGAATAGCTAACTCTCTGTCCTGTTCTGTAGTGCACTCCGTTGGATCAACATTACATAAAGAACCCGAGATGTCTTCATCGAATACCCCGTCCACTCTTACCGCTTCCCATTCTACATTAGGGATGAATAAATATCCTTCTGAAAACCAGTAGTAATTCTGCTTGTTATATTTAAAGGTCGATGTCTTAGTCATGTTGGTATACAGTGTCGGCAAAGTATCCAGAGCATCTTGCGAGTAGTCTAATGTCGATACAGATCTGATGACAGGACCTGAGTCAATCGATAGCAATTCAGGAAGTTTATGTTTACTTCTCTTTATAGTACAGCCCGTAGTTATACCTGTACAGCAAGCTTCCACTTTATCTACGTCAATAAGTTCTACACACGGTAGTTCTCTGAACAAGCTCTTATGCTTGTAGATGTTTTCCATCTTGGATTCACGCTTTATCAAAGTCTTTGCATACTTCATGATAAGGCTATATAGAAAACGGTCCGTCATAAACGGATCCTCTTTCACTGCCTTCAGTACGTTACGTACTCTTGATATTGATAGTCCTACAGTAGTTGCCATTGCTTACATTTTAAATTCATCGTAGTTGTCCGGTACAACAGGTTTAAGGTTCTTGATATATTCTTTCTTACGGTGACGATCAAACATTGCTGAGATCTTAGCCGTTGGATCTACTTCGATATACATCATGTAGTTCTCTCTGAAAGCTATAGATGCTGCTTTCCGAAACTGCTTAACAGCTTTGAAAGACCACACCTGTTTGTTGTGAAACGGATACTTAGTATTATGGTTCGTATAAAAGATCTTCAGAAGCTTGTTATCTGAATCCCAATTTCTGTATGTAGCCTTATGTCCAAACTCAATAGACCTAGCGAAATCAATGTTCTCTTTCTTAGGTTTAGGACATGAGCCCATAAAAATACAACCTAAGCCATCAGGTAGTTCAACACCATTCCTGTTATCAATCACGCCATCAACAATCTTTTGATTGAAGGTCATGATGATTTCTTTGAACCTCTTTAACTCTACATCACTATATTGAGGATACTTCTTCTTGAACGCTTTAAGCGTATTAGAAGTAAGTACACTTATCCTTTTTTCTCGGAATCTAGGTGCGTTTAAATCAGGTTTCTTGACAGGTTTCATACTATATAATATAGGCAAATTTTACCGGTTTTGCAAATAAACACTCGATGTGTAAAGCAGTAAAGATAAAACTTTATAAACACAAGATAAAAAGAAAAGCCCTCGATAACAAGTATCAAGGGCTTCTCCGTTGTCAGTCATAGTAGAACCAACAAACCATGACACCTTTCAAAACAATCCTAGCAAGGTCCAGAAGTGACTATGAAGTCAACATCTAATGTTCCTTGATCTATAGCGATTGTATCGGGGATGATGCATCCCAATTGAGTTATGCTACCGAAGTCAACTACTTGCGTCACAAGAGTCACCTCACCTAATAGGTTACTTCCATCCCAACAAGTTTGGTAAGAGACCTTACCTGAACCTGACGCTGATCCTGAAGCATCTATAGTCACCCCTGCGCAATCTTGGCAGTGGCAGTTACCTACAGCTGTAGCTAAAAACTGATCAGACAAACCACCAAGGGTTGAATCATCAGCACATATTGTTACGGTCTCACCATAGTTTATAGTATAAATAGGTGTATCCGTTAAGTCATTTTGTGAAGCGCAATCATATGGCGTTAAGTCCAACGGTGGACAAGAAGCTACCATTACTGCAGTAAATACTGGAGTACTGTTACATGAAACACCTAACGCTGTTACCACTGGAGGAACTTTATATTGACCTCCTGCAGTTATGTTAGTTGATGATACTACACCACCAAGATAAGTAACTGTTCCTGTAGCTGCTATAATCTCATCACCTGGTGATACTTCAGTGAAAGTTAAAGGGAACGTCCCTGAACTACAACCACTTGTACCATCGTCAACAACAATAAGACTATCGATTGCTACAGACTCACAAAGGATGTCTGTCTCTATACAAGGATCTGTCTGTTCTAAAATTGTTTCAGCCCAAGTGAAAGCACCATCAGGAATACCATTAGCGTTTGTATCATCTGACGGATCAGGAATACCTGTATTCTCAAGAGTATCCGGATCCTGTAGTTCACATGCTGCAACAATATATCCTGTATATTCTATATCACTATGTGCACAGTATACGTTACCGTCTATTTCTATATCAGCACCGTGAGCTCCTGGAGCAAGTACGTCAACCACCTCCACATTATGGAAAGGCAAAGCAATATCATTGTAAGTTCTCCAACCTACGAAGTGCTTACCTATAGTGTTAGCTGTAAAGTTTATTGTAAATTTTGCCATTTCGTTTGGTTTATATATTTAAAAGCAATACCACACTCTCTGCTCCAGTAGCAGGATCTGTGATTGTAACGCTATGTGTATAGTCTAAGGCATTCGATACCAATCCTGTGAAAGTAACTTCCCACTTAGGTTGAGGTGTCGTTGCAACTTGCGTTGCTGATACAATAGTCGTTCCTGCTGTATCTAAGTCTTCTATTTCACAATCATATGCTACAGCACTACCGTAGAATGAGATTGTAACTGAGTCAGCCGTTTGTGTTTTAACAACAAGACCCGTAGCAGGATCTTCATTTTTAAAGCCTTGAGCTGCTAATACAAGCTTCTCTAGGATTGCACTGAGCCTTTCACCGTTATATACTATTACTTCTCCGTTTGGACCAGGTACTCTAAATGTATTCCCTGTATGCACTATACATGCATCAGAAAATAACTCTGCACATGATTCTCCTTCACATGCATCTGATGCATTACAAGGTGGTGGAGTAGTTAGTGCTTTGTCACCACATCCACATGGTACGTTATGTCCGCAATCTTTAGCCATTGTTCTTTAGTTTATGGATGAGCGGCATCATATACGGCTTGCCATCCTGTTATTGTTGTTCCGTCTGTAGTTCCTTCAGGAGAAGTTATATAGTCAAATGTTGTTGCTAATACACCTACTGGTATACATACATACGATAAAGTGTCAATCGTTTCAAATTCACATGGTACTCCTCCTATAACCAGTCTCACTTTATAAGTAGTTCCTGGAGTTAAGTTGAAGAAGTCAAATGTAGGTGATGGTGTAGTTACACTTAATACATTAGACTGTAATAATATTGTTTGAGAATCATTCCATATTTCAGCAACAAGCGTCGTAGGAAGAGTTCCGTTCCACGTAAATCCGTAGTTGATAGCAGCGTAGTCTGAAAGAAATATTAAGTCAGGACAAGTGTCTGTACCTAATGCAGATGATTGTATCAAGTTCTCACATAGTGTTTCTAACACAGGATCCGTAAATCTGTATGTTGTTTTAATAGTCAGATCTAAAGCACCATTGATACCAGAAAGTGTTATTATTATAGGTTGAACTGAATCGAATGCAGCTTTGATCATCTGCCCACTAAGTGTTTGTGGTCCACCTCCACCATAAGTTTCAGTGATTTCTATAGTAGATCCTATACCTTGATCCTGATAATTAGCAGGTATGCTTCCGGAGAAGTCAAGTCTTAATTCTGTAGGGCTATTCAATGTAGCTGTTATAATCAAATCAATTGCAGAGCAACCTGTATCACAACAGTTATTTTGAATGAACGTTATTGCGTTTCTCATGTCACATACTGTGAGCCATAAGTTAGTTATAGATTCAGATAAGTTAGTTACAGGGTTATTCCACCCTGGTATATTTTTCATTAGACCAGTCCCTTGCAATTTGTCCGCGTCGTTTAACCCGAGACAAGCAGCTTGTAGTGCTACTGTTATTGCTGTAGTATTTCCAGTAGCTGTTCTAAGTGCACAAAACTGTGCCTCAACTTCAGCTAATACTAAATCCATGGTAGCAGGTACTGCTGGTAATACACATACTGGTGTAAGCATAGGTAACTCAAACGTAGGGTCACCTGCTTCTTCTAAAGCTGTTATTCTAACGTTATGTCCAGCTAAGGTAGTATTGATTGTTCCTATTTGTCCTGCGATTGTACACACTCTATTCCCTATTGCAAGAACATAGTCTTGTAGTTGCATAGTGGTAACAGTATCTCCTTGAGGATTTTGATAATGAAATAGTTCACATATGTTAACAACACAATCAGGACATCCGCCAGAAACCTCTCCTTCGGTAGGAATGGCATTGTCTTCACAGATCTTTTCAATAAGTAAATTGATGAGTGCTACAAAATCCTTTGGAGTACACTCCGCAAGATTCATACATGATAAGTCAAAGTTATCAATGTTGAACATTTCCATTAGTTTGCAAAGCTCTTCAGCTAATGCGTTAACCACTGTGCTAACACTGTCTCCTTTGCAAAGACTGATGCAATCAATGTCTGGTCCCTGCCATATTACACAGTTACTAGAGATCGGGTCGCAGCCATTTTCTTTTGAGTTTGTAGGTTTCATACTAAAATCTTATTATATAATATACAAATTTTTATTCATCTAACCAATATTATGTGCAAGGATTACCATGGCCTACACTACACAATCACCTTCTAAGGCAACAGATAACTCATGTTCATCTTCACCAGGAAGTTCTGATACTACATAGCCAATATTAACCTCATAACAGATTGTTTCAATAGGTCCACTGTAGTTTTTAGGAAATAATATTTGCGCAGGAGTAAAGCTTCCACAAGGTGTATATGTTATAATACCACCACCTCGACCTGAGTCAACAGCTATTTGACTACATGGTCCAGAAATTCGTACACCGCCTGTTCCTTGCACTACATTATTTATAACAGGATTAAATATAGCATTCAGATCCAAAGCTTCTTTCTTGATTAGTGTTTGACGAAAGGCACTAGCCTCAGCACCTTTATCACAGCAGAATTTAACACCATATCGTATAGAAGCCATCTTCTTATACATCATCTCAGCAAAATCACAGACAACCTTGTCGTGATATTGTATTTGTTCAAAGTTACTCACAATCATCGCATTTAGAAGGGGTTACACAATCAGCTACATCATATCCAGGTAATACTTTTCTACCAGTTACTATAGGTGGTTCCACTGGTTCCGGTTCTACATATAGACATTCTTCACAAGTGTCATAACAATCTATAACTGTTATGTCAGGAGTAGGTAAAGTTTCTTTACGACAAACATATACTTCTACTGTAGCACAGTGCTCTACAAAATCAGGAGCATCTGCTTCATCAATCCATTTGATAACTTTACCTACGTATATTGCAAAAGCAGGATTACTTGTAGAGACAGTAACATGGTGCGCTTCATTTATACAATCAATGAGTTTGTAGCAAACTGCATTACATGCAGGACAGTCAACGTACTCATCTGTTATATTAGTTTCATCGTATATCATACTAGTATTTTTAAGGTATAGGTATCAATTCAGAATCAGGACAAAGACCAAACTGCAGCTCTGCCGTATAACATTCATCAGGATTAGGTGTAAAGTCAAATATATAAGCAGTACCTGGTGTTAAAGGTGGTGCTAGTTTCCCCCACTGGATGAACATGATGTCCTCTGGATCTATACAATTCGTTAATTTATAGTAAGGTATGCAAGTCTCACAGTTGGCACACTCATAGTCTTTCACAATAGTAACATCTTCGTAATCAGCTAGACCAGGACAAGAAGCCTCACCAGCAAGTTGCCAGCATATGTCTTCTAAAGCAGGGTCTCCTGCTAATCCATACACAAAGAAATCATCTTCATTAGGAGAGAAACCCTCTGCGAATCTTACAGTGATTGCAACACCCGTGTCACAGTTTCTAAACTCATAACATGGTATACAAACTAAGCAGTCATCTGCTTCATAATCAGTAACAACAATAACATCAGTTTTACTAGGAGGATGTTCTGAATCTGTTCCTACATATATTTGACATCCTTCTAACTGATCAAGTTCATATATGTTACCTTCAATTAGAATAAGATCACCATCCATTGAAACATATGTAAACTCTCCTGGATTCAAACATGATTCTAATTTAATCGATGGATCACATGCCATACAATTATCAACACCATGTGTTGCAGTAACTGTTACATCTGCTAGATCAGGTATCGGACATAGTGCTAATTCAATTACTGTGAAGCACTTATTTAATAAGATTGCGTGTCCACCAAAGGCATATACTGATTGGTTATATATAACCTCAGTCTCTCCTGCATCCATATGTATAAGATATGTTTCTTCAGGATCTTTGCAATTCTCTATTAACCAACAGCAAGCTTGAGCAGTAGGATCGCTATAAGTTATCGAAGTACATTGACCACCTGCACAACTATCGTATGCAGTTCCTTCTGGACAAGTATATCCTGAAACCTCACCTACATTGAAGTCGTTCCCGATTCTATCTCTAGTTGACCATTCTATATATGGTTCTAAAGCTGCTTCTGAAGCTAAAAGCTTTAGTGTAGCAATATCCGTATTATAAATTTCAGCACCAAAGGCAGCATTACTACCACTATTGTATCCTTCCATCTCTATGATGTTAAGACCTTCGTTGAGGTTCATCTCAATAACATGCCAGTACTTATGGTTCTTATCGATAGTAGTATCGAAGTGTGCAATCAATACACCATTCAAACTAAATCTCATTCTATTATCAGCACCAAGACCTATAGAGTATTTACCTGTTGAAGGCACTGTGATACATGTACTAAAACCAATCCATTCATTGGTTGGCATACCTATACCAGGCTCAGTAGTCCAGAGTCCTGCAATATTCAATCGCCCTTCAAGTAGTGAAACTCCAGCGTGATCCCAAGGTGGTAAGTCTGTATTGATTACAGTATAGGGTAATATTATACCCGCACCATCATTATCAAAAAGTTCAGATGTAGCATCATCACCATTAAGAGGAAAGATATAAGCATCAGCATCTTCGTAGAATCGTGTACCACTCTTACCGTAATCAAGACTAGTATCTCCTGCAGCAGCAGTATATACAGTAGCACCTATAGTAACTGGTATTGAAGTTATGGTCTGACACTTCTCATCCACAAGTTCTGAACCTGGATCACATCCTAGTTGATCACAATCAGCTATTGTAGGCGGTGGAGATACGTTAATATTATTATCTATAAAAGTATATATAGGTGACTCAACTGTTTCTACACCATGTTTTGCAGTAGCGTCCTTGAGAAAGTCTTGATACTCAGGTAAGATATAAGCTCTCACCTGGATATTATAAACATTAGCACCCGAACTCTGAGCACACGGTCCGTTCCAACCGTTAGCAGCATCACCTGTCCCCCATCCTGACGGAGTGATTATAGGTGTGCCTATCCAAGCACCATTTTCTGCGATAGATAATTGAGTAGGGTCTATGCCTTCCACGCGCCAATGAAGGAAGTTTCCTGAATTAGGATCCCATACACCCATCTCATACTTTTCTACCATACTGGGTAGCAGATCACCTCCTGTAGTCCAGGATAATTGAGGGCTGATGTTCGCTTCACCACACGATGTAGCATTCTTATGTGATACTGGAATCAAACCTCCGTCCGGAAACGAAGTAGATGTGATGGTTAAGCTATGAGCCATAGTATTTATTTTTTAGTTGCAGCAGCTTTCGCTTCTACCTGTGCTAAACATGATTGACAACAAGCAGTACCGTCTTTAGCTTTTCTCTTCTGGCACCCGCATGTTAATCTCGTTTTACAATTTGGACAATTCATAATTTTGGTTTTTGTTAGTTGGTTAATAACTGACAGTTAACAAGTCTTGCAATCAAATTTAGCTAAAAGATCTTTAGCATAAGTATAAAGTTGCATTCCTTTTGCTGGATCAAGGCAAGTTTCAACCTTTGCTTCAGCAGCTTGGATGTACATGTCAATATCTTTAAGTAAAGCCATCTTCTTCTTTACAGCAGCTGAAGGCTCACAGTTAGCTATATCTAGCTCACATAGAATCTTCTGGTATCTTATACGTAGTTTAGTTGTACGTAGATGGTTATACTCAACATACACTTGATCATTAGGACTGACACTATACTTTAGGATGTATACTCCATCAGGTAAACTATTGTAAGTTGTACCACATCCAGTCGTCTGTACTTCGAGGTTACAAGCTGTAAGTACAAGTGAGAATCCTGGAGCAATATCTGATTCACCTAGCTCTACCGAAGAGTTAAACCCTGGTAAAGTTACGTTTAGTATAGGGCATTCCACGGGAACATCCGGGCTATACACAGAGGTGTCAATCACTCTTAAAATTGAACAATTTAAAGTTTTGGGAGCTTCAAGGCTCAGTACATGTCTCATCGTTTTTTCTTTAAAGATAAAAAAAAAGGAGAGAAGAGTATACACTCAACTCTCCTTTAGTATTTAGATTTATGTTATCTACTTACACTGTTGGTAAAGCAGGTATAACACAAGGTGTTACTTGAGATAAATCTTCAGGTAATTCACAAGAGATACATCCAGCTGCTTCTAAAGCAGTGAACTCAGCAGCTAAATAAGCTGTCATAGCGGTATCACCGATAATCTCAAGCAAGTACTGATCGTTATCAAACGTCCCAGATGGGTTGTTGAAACGAGGCACAGAGTGTAAGATGAAGAAAGAAGCATACATTGCTGTTCTATCAATCACATCATATACTGCAGTCCCTTGAGTAATCTCACGGATTCTCAAGTCACTAGACATGAAGTTAGTTAAGTAAGATTCTGATAAAATCACATCTCTTACCTTTTGCTCTCCAGTTCCATTAGCTTGTATTCCAGGGCAATCTTCAACTATACATAAACCTTCAAAGGTACATGGGTCTCCGTTTAAGTCTACTTCAGAAGCAAAAATTTGAACAGGCTCTATACCGTAGTAATCTGAACATTGGAATGTACAGTCACCAAACTTAGTGTCTACGTAAGCTCCCATTAGGATCATTCCAGAATTAACTGCAGCAACAGGTGCGTTAGCTAAAATCTTTCCTACCGCTAATCCAGCAGCTGCAGCAGAAGCCTCATCATATGCAAAAGAATCACCATCAACAACCAAGATAGGTAAGATGAAATCTTTTAAATAAGGACTCTCAGCAATTTGAGTAACCCATTGTCTGTATATAACGTCAGACGTTACAGGTACAGGCGCACTCGGATCATCACAACATCCACCATCTGCTTGAAGCGTTTGGTATAAGTTATGGTTAGCAAATCTTAAAGCAGCCGTTCCTTTAACTTCTACTCTTAAGTAGTAAGACTCACCGCATAAGAATTCCTTCTCACAATCAGCGTTTCCAGCAACGTTGTCATCTGTCCCACCAACTTGTACGTGAGCAGCTCCAGCAGCATTAGGATCAACGAAGTAAGTCTTACGAACATACTTAGGGTTGATTACCTTAGATTTGTTTGATTCTTGGTATCCGCCATGAAACGGTCCTTGTTTATCTTTAAGTTTTAAAGAAGCCGCAGCAAGGTAGAACGGGCAACATGAAACAGCGATTTCCGCAGAAGTCACTGACAAGTTCGTCTTAGCGTTGAATAAACCAACAGTACCTACACCTAAAGCGTAAGGAGCTGCAGTATTCTTCATTTCGCTAACATGAACATCAACAGTAGTTAAGACACCACCAGTAAGACCAGAAGATGTTGCAACTACTTCAGCTTGATCTCCTTTCGTAGATACGAAGCTTTTCTTGTAAGCATGATTAAAATAAGCGCACATAATTTTTATGTTTTAATTAATAAATAGATACTTATAATATAACTCTTTTTTGTTATCCTACAAAGAGTTATGTGAAAAAAGTTAAAACTTAGCCTTAACACTTCTCTTACCTCTTCTGATCTTCTTGCTATTTTTAGCATGTTTAGCATTCACAGATTCAGCATCTGCCATATGCTTACCATAAGCTAGCATATCAGCTTTAGTCTCTTCCGAAAGTGCCGGTTGTTCAACAGGTCCACCTGTTTTATATGCGGCTACACGCTTTGCGTCTAACTTATCGTTAAAGTGTTTCATCACTTTAGCAGAGTTTGTTTTGTTACTTGTCTTTCTCATAATATTAGTTATTTCCTTCTACTTGTCCAGTAGCTGTTTGTACTTGGTTCATAGACTCTATATCTCCTGCGAGAACTTTAGCAGCCTCATCTATCAGTAACTCAACGATGTCATCCTTAAACTCACACTCAACCTCAACAGTCGATGCGATAGTTGTATAAGGATCTACTACACCTACGATCTCAATTCGTCTAGGTTGTTTGTAGTACGATAGTATTGCATTGTCTAATGTAAATTCGTTATTCGTGTAGATACGCACTCTGTTACTCTTAAGAGTACAGAAGGTCTCCGCCCATTCAAAGTTTGGTTGCTTGTTCTTATCTCTAAGCAACTCATCAACGTTTCCTTCCTCCGCTAGGTAGATCACCATCCTGCGTGGATCGGCACAGCATTCGCTGCCACCACTCGCACTGATTCTTTTCCATTCAAAGTAATCATCAGGAAGCTCATTAGTAGTTTCAACAAAGAGATCTCTCTCAGTCAAAGTCACTGGTTCTTCTTTCAACAGTATTTGTAAATCATCAATCCTACGTTTAGATTGCTCATCACCTGTCTGCTTAACGTTCAGTCCGTGTAGGTTTCGTCTACACCAGTTCACCATGCCTTTGTTGAAAGCCTCAACAATCATCCATGGTTGTAAGTTATCATAGTCGCTACTAGATAACTTATTCAGTCTCTGCTTCGTTTTAAGCTGTATAGTAGTGTTATTCATACAATAGGTTTATGTATATAATATACCAATTCTCACTGACATATCAAAACAAACAAGGCTAGGATGTTATTCCTAGCCTTTGTTTAAATATATGTTTATAGTAGTTGGATCATCTGCTTCTACGCATTCTGATCTTACGAGCAAGTGCTTCTGCAGCAGCATCCTTCTTCTCCACTTCAGGAGCTTTAGCTTCTTTGGCAGCAGCCTCAGTTACTTCTGCAACATCCTTAGCGTCAACAACACCATCTTTGTTTACATCCAAAGGATTATCTTTTTTCTTTGCTGCAGGTTTCTTTTTTTTACTAGCTGCAGGTTTTTTAGCATTCTTCTTAGCCATAATATTTAGTTTTAGTTATTCCAAAATTTCTCTATCTCACCCATCAGTTTAACTAACATGTCTTCATTCAGAGGACTCTTTAAGTAAGTTACAACATCTGATACGTTTCTACCTAACATAGTTTGAGAATGTGTATGGTATAACATACCATCAGGTTTCAAGCTAATTACTTTGTAGAAAGAAGCATCTTTCACAATAGCTTTTAACTTAAGTGTCTCCATATCTAAGCTAGCTGTAGTAATGAAATGTTCAGCAGCTTTGGTCTTGTTAGGTTCAACACCCGCTCCGTTAATATAGTCATCCATTACATCATAAAGGATATCTGAAGGAGTGTGTGTTTTGTATGATGTACTATTGCTATCGATAGCTTTAGTAACATATAGTAACTTACTAGCATTCTTGTTAGACATAACGTCCAACATTCCGATAGCCTTGTTACGTAATTTCTTGAAGTTTGTACGTTTAGATACAGTATACACTTCTTTATCTAAAAAGAACTTAGGTGCAACTGGCATAGCATCAGCATCTTCTTTGGATTTCCCGATCAAATCAAATCCACCAGCCTCTATAGCCATAAACTTAAGTAGATCATAAGGATCTTTACCTGGCTCTAGTGTCACTGGATCGTTACCACATCTCATAGAGATTTTTCCCCAGAACTCGTGGTTATCTGGTCTCAGTAACTTTACTTTAGCCCAGAATTCTTCGTCGTTAACTTTGATAACGTTGGTAGCCAACATCTTCTCTAGGTGAGCTACGACTGAACGTATGTTAAAGATCACTGCTGCCTTCATTTCAGGGTCAAGGATATTCTGTACTTCAGGAGCGTACTCATCTAATCCAGTGATGTATCTCACTTGACCGTTTCTTTCAAGAGCAGCTAACTGTTCTTCATGATGTGTTCCTGGGAAGATAATCATACCGTAATCTTCTAACCCCATGTTCTCCTTATCAGGATCTATGTAAGGTCTCACGTTAATCTTTCCTACGTTTGAGAATACTTTTTTAAAAGCTTCTGGATCTGCTTTTGCGTCTTTACCTGCTTTAGGCTTCACGATCTCTTGTGAAAGCGTCTTCGGTACAGAAGGCTCTATTGTTGTTGCGTTTGGAGAACCCAGTACTTCTGCTGAGTCACCCTCTTTTGGTGCTGTTGTCTTTCCTGACATTTTCTTATTGGTTTAGTTGGTTAATTAACTGACAGTGTAAATATAATAAAAAAAGAAGGGGAGAATGAACTAACTCCCCTTCGATTCTTAACAAGATATGATTTAGAATGATCCTCCCGTTAACGGGTTTCTCATAACAATTTTCAATACTTTAGTTGGATCTTTCACCCAGATCGCTGGCATACATTGAGTCATATAAACTCTGTATCCGTTGAACTGACCAGAAGATTGGAATCCTTGAGAACGTCCCATATAATCCATTGTACCATTTTGGTACCACCATTTCAACTGAGAATCCCATTTCAACTTCAACTGATAGATGTTATCATTTGTGTTGTCAGTGATATCAAAGATAATGAAAGAGTAAGAAGATAATGGATGTCCATCAATGATTGGGTTTTCAATATCGTTCGTGTGAACGTTATCAAATGCCGGGTTAATTACAAACTCAACGTTCGCTAAGAACGGGATCACATAGCTAGTGTAAGCATATCCAAATCCAAGGTTCATCCCTTGTCCTTTGATTGCTCCAATACCTTGCTTCTCGCCAGCGTTGATTGTCAAGTTCTCACCTGCAGCCTCACGTTTGATAGCTTCATTAACCATTCGCATACCACCCATTCCTGTTTGGATAACGATTTTTCTTTGTGGATCTGGACCTTGGAAGTCAACTCTACCTGCGTAGAAGTTATACAACTCAGCTCTAAACAACTCAAGGTTGAAAGAAGACTTGTTGTATACTCTTTTGAAAGAGTTATCCAATTGTTTCCAAAGACCTACTGATAACCTTACGTCATCTGGTCCGTCTTGACGAACTCTACCACCGTGACCCCACATAAGGTAAGTCTCAATATCGGTAGCGATCTTGCTCAAGTGAGCAGCTTCTAAACTAGTTAAGAAACTTCTTGATAAGTCTCCGTTAGCGATTGCTCTCTTAACGTAGTCTTTACCCATTGATTCAACCATTCCTTCAATAGAAGATACAGATGGATCCATAGATTTATCAAAATTTCTCCAGATCTCAGTAACTGGTACTGTACCATCTGCGTTCATTCCACCTTTGATAGCCATGTCAGCTCTCGAAGAGATAGAATAATGTACGTGAGCTTCAGCTCCACCTACGTAGTTATAGAATTCTCTGTAACCACTTTTAGTAGAGATATCAGAGAAACGTTCTCCATACTCACCTCTTGCAGAACCTTTTCTAAAGAATTTAGTTCCTGACTTCAAAAACTTACTGTCTAAGAATTTGTAAGAGTCATTGTTTATCAAACCTACTGTGTAGATAAAACCATCACCAATTGGTAAGATATCATCTTCTGCAGATACGATAAGTTCAACACCATTATACTTGTCATAAGTAATGATGTCTCCATGACCAAACTCACGCTTGTTCAATTTGATTTTGAAAGTAGTTCCGTCGATACCTTTTTGTAGGTTCAATGGTTCTACATCTTCCATAATATAAGGAAGATCTTGTGAAATAGGCGTTTGCCATTTCCACTCTCCACGGATATTATCGACTTCGATTACGTTCTTTCCTCCAAAGTTAGACATCTGATAAAGAGGCATCTCAACCTTCTGCGTCATAGCCCAGATATCCACTGGTCCCATGTCCGTAGGTTCAGAGTCCTTTAGCATATTAGCTAAATGGTAAGAATCAACGTGTGAACTTGCGTTGTAAGAGGTATCTCTTAGAAACAAGCCATTGTTAAATACTGGTGTACTCATTTTGTAACGGGTTTTAGTTATTATTTATTTATTTGTTTTCTACTTTATTATCTTCCGAAGAAGTTCTTTGAAGGTCGTCTGACCCCCGGTCTTTTTCTTGAAGGTGATGAGCTTTCTTCGGGAGCAGTATTAGCTGCACTCTTAGAAGCTTGTTCAGTCTTCAGTGTTCTCATGGTCTTTTCCGTTGCAGCTTTCTCTGCATTGGCTCCTAGACTCCCTCTGTATCCTTCAGGGTCTTGAAGTAACCATAACGCTTCTGCTATCAAATCATGTCTCGGTTCTACCCACTGGTACTTCTCTAGGAGATGTCCCAACATATTTGTTTGCTTTCCGCTAATCGATGGATAGTTAGACTGTACCAGACCAGCATATAACATATTCTGTGTCTTGTTGTCTAGGTCTATACCGTTTAGCTTCCCTGTTTCTAACGTTTTATATACATTCTCAATATACTGTTGAGATTGTTCCTGCCTTTGCTTAGCTGAAGCTGCTTGATCTGAAACTCTCTTCTGAACGATCTGCTCTTGCATAGCATCCAGTTTCGGTTTAAATACTCCTGCTTCCTTCTCCAGGTCACCTCTATCTTCAAGAGCGTAGATTCTATCTTCGATCTCTTCGGGTGTACCAAAGTTGGTAGCGTTTAAGTAAGCTCTTACAGCCTGCTTCTGTCCATTCTCATGAGTGATGTCAAGATCTCTTACTTCGTTAGAAGCTGCGAGTGCTTGGAACATACCTTTCATATCAGTTCCACCATTAGCAACATACTCGTAAGCTTGTTGCATCTCAGGAGGCAATTGGTCTATAAACTGCTTAGGCAATTCATCTACTAATTTACTCTCTTGATTCTTCATGTTAGCTGATATAAGCTCCTGAAAATCTTCAGCAGTATAATTATCGATTGGTTCATCTTCACCCTTGTCGTTGACAAAAGGAGTAAGGATCCCATCAGTAATCATTTTCTTAGCTGCTGTTACTAAAGCGGAAGGTCTACCACCTTTGTTCTTATCGTCTGGTTCCGGAACCACTGGATCTCCACCACCTGATAAATCTAAGGGGTCTGGCTCTAAAGCCAAAGCCTCTGCTGCTTCTTTCTCAGCTGCTAATTCCTCGGGAGTCTTTTGTGCTTCAGCTGCTAATCTTTCTTTCTCAGCATCTTCTGCGGCAAGCTTTTCAGCTGCTTCCTCCTCTGGAGTTTTTGTTTCGTTAGCGGGTTTAGGCGCTTTGTCAAGGAACGATGTGTCAGTGGACATCGGTGAGAAAAGACTTTTCTTTTCATCCCCTTCTTTTGCGGAAGGAGCTACTGCAGGTTCCCCTGCTAGCATCACGTTGTCAGCACCTGTTCCTAATAATGCATCTATGTCGACATCGACACTCTGCACACTAGTTGTTGCTTCTTTACTCATTTATTGTTGGTTTTGTTATTGACTAACTAATATTAATATACAACAAACTTATTAAAAATAAACATGATAAGTTTGAATTTTTTCATATCCAAGTGAAGATTTTACCATTATATGGCTATGATTTTTTCTTATCTTTTGTTCCAGTGTTTTTCGGAGCATCATACTTATTCTTATTCTCCTTAGCAATAGCTAATTGAGTTGCGTTTTGCTCTCTTTTCAATGCCATCTCCTCACGCTTTATGCCCATCTTATCGGCATGTTGCGATCGGTTCTGATCAACCTTACTTCTCTGGATGTTAGTTGTATCCTGATATGATTCAGTACGTTTTATCTTCTCCATGTTATCCACAAAGTCAGACTGCTTATTCTCATTCATATCTTGCATAGCACCAAATCCACTAGCCTTGATCTCAGCCACAAGGATATCCTTACGTCTATCTTTCTCAGCTTCTGATGCATCGTGATCGATTTGCATTTGTTTCTCTTTCTCAGCCATGGCAAGTGCTTCTTGTTGCATTTGTTGTGCCTGTGCTCTTTCATCTGCTTTAGCTTTTTCATTCTTCATCTCAACAGACTTAAGTGCGCTGTTAAGAGTTCCCATAGAATCAGCTTGCATGATCTTACCGAGATCATATATAGATGCCCCAGTAGTATTGTTATTCGCAGACAATTGTTGCATCTGTTCTAACATCTTCCTGTGGTTAGCTTTAGTTGTACAGTAACAATTGATATCTTTTAGTAATAAGTCTTCCCCGTTCATCTCAAAGTTCACACGCTCATCCATAGATGTCATGTGTTGTAAACGAATAGAAGGTTTAGTAGAATGATACCACTGTGCCAGGTCAGTTCTCATTTGGTGTACTCTAGGCATTAAGTGATCACAATGTTCAACGAAATGCATCTCCGTTTGTGCATGAGAACCTACTTGAGTTTGTTCCACTTCTGTGGCTGTAGTATTTGCTCCTAACTGTTGTCCCATTCTTTGAGCATTAACACCAACCTGTTCATAAGCTTGTTGCTTAAAGAACTGTGCTAATTGTATCCTAGACATCAGACGTTGTGTCTGTGATAGATCTAACTGCTGGAAGTGTTGTCCATTCAATGGGCTTTCTGTATTAGTTATAGAACCATCTAAAGGAAGCATGCTGAAATCCTTCATAGCTACATAAGCTTTAGCAAGATTCCCTTTACCCCAATCCTCACCAAGTGAGTGCTTAGGTAGTGCGTTTTGATCAAGCATCACTACAGTACCTATTTCATCGATAAGGATATCTGAGATCTGATTGTTCACAATGTTGAATCCTATTTGGAAAGGTTTCATTGAATCAACCAATGACGATGACTTCGTGTTCCTGTCTGAAAATATTCTCCCTTCTACCGGAAGTTTAGAACCATATTGAGTATTATCTCCTTTGAACTGAAACTTCAACGGCTTCATTTGATTCTGATTGATACCTAAGTATATCGGATTTACACCAGTATTGTTTTCAATACCTATGAACGTTGGTTGGTTAGGACCGATTTTAATTCCACCCCAAGAGTGGTTAATCCAAACCCATTCAATGTGTTCCCCAAACAATAAGTTCTGTGCAGTCTTATTCTTTATCAAGCTTGTATTGTATACAGGCTTGTCAGTTATTTTATATTCTTCAGATATGATCTCACTCGTAACCTTACCACCATCACTAACCTTAGTCAAGTGACCGATTCTTCGTTGTGATTTCCAGTAAGCTGTAGTAACTCTCAACATCTGAGTGTTATCTGTATAGTCTTCTGACTCACCTAATACCCATTCGACAACATCATTACTATTATGTACATTCTGTGAGTTCACAGATAAGTACTGACGCATCTGTAAAGAAGGTGAGTTTGTATTCCATTCATGTGACTTTGTAGCATCATAGTAAGAACCATCATTCTGCTGTCCACCTATAGCGTAACCCGCAGCTGATACAGGATAAGCTTGTTGAAGTCCAAGTAGTTGGTCTTCGTTCATCTTCCATCCGTATTTGTCAATAACATCTGCCGCAGTCATCATCTCAACTTTACCAACATAGTTAGCTTGTGATATGTATCGTGCATCAGGTGACTTATGATAAAATGTAAGTACAGGATTCCATAACTCAACCTCATAGTCATCCTCCATCATATGCATATGCCAGAACTCTCTATCAGTAATAAGCTTATCACGGAAACCTCTTTCCTCAAGCTCATCCATTCTGAAACGTTCTTCATCGATGATGTGTTGCTTAGAAGCCCACTTCTCCGCAAGAACCTCATAGTCCTTACTATAGAAATCTTGGATCTCTGGTAATGTCTTTAAATTTTCAGGAGACATTTTCTCTTGCATCATTTGCTGGATCTCTGGATCCTCTGGGTCAGCCCCTTGTGCAAGCATCTCTTCCATAAGCTTTGACTCAGCCCATTTCACGAGTACATCTTCAATCTCCTCCCTCTTACGAGTTATGATCTCATTGTGCGTGTATTCATCTACTGCACGGAATGTAACTCTCTTGTTTCTTTTAGCGAACTCGGCAGTCAGTGTATCGACTACGTTAGGGATGATTGGATAGAACTTCAGCTCCAGTGATTCCATCTCGCTATCTTCTGCTAATTGAGCAACGACATCTTTCATCTCGTTGTTATCCTCAGCGATATAATCACGCTTATCAATAATACCTGCAGCAAGCTTGTAGTTCTTCATTAGCTTTCGAGAGTTCTTACGGAGTTGTTTCAATCCGTTCCACTCAAGCCAATCCATATTCCACGAAGCCCAATCGGCATCCTTCTCATCTACAGGTAGGAATTGTAAAGGTTGTGATATATTCCACAGCCTATTACTTCTAGTTTTTTTACCAGACTTTAAGTCCAGTGCGTTATATATTTCCATCTAGCGAATACGTTTAAATGGCGACCTACGTTTAGTTGATTGAGTCTTATTAGATCTCCCAACATGCTTGAAGGCACCACTCTTTAATTTATACAAATTTTCCGACTTTTCCAAGCCATTACCTATTTCATTTTCTACCTTGACCGGTCGTGGAGCGTTAGATTCTCGTACTTTAACGAACGCAATCAGCGCTGCCAAAGATACCAATCTATCGACATTGACAACACCATCATAGTGTTCCATTTCAATCAATGCCATCATATCAGGTAACCTGCGAATCCCGTAGTGCTTCTTCTGGATAACACCTAAGTCATCGATGTCTTCTTCAACAACTTCTTTAAGCCACTCAATAAGATAGTTCAGCATATGGTTCTTGAAGAGAGTACCTGTATTCTTCCAACCGTAGTCTTGGTATACTGTCTTGTTTGCTTGAGCTTCCTTCAGGAATATAACCTGGTTCTTTGGGATCAAGTACTTCTGCTTTCTCATCTTGATCATATACTGAATGAACAGCGAGATGTTATTCTCAATCAAGGTCTGTGCATTATACCACTCGATAATCATACGTAAGCGATCGTGTGTCTTGTTGATGTCATCGAATCTACCACACCAAGCAGCAACAATCTTATCACCCTCTACAAAGTTCTCTATACCATCTTCAGTGTAACGCTTCACTTGAGTAGCTGACCTGTAAACATAAATAGAACAAAGTGAATCAGAGGTAGTTGTCTTTCCCTCTGACACGGGATCTATCGATGCGTAATGCTCACCATGTTCAGGATTATCACCCGGGCGTTCCCATACTACTATGGTTCCCGTCTTATCCTCCATGTTAGGCTTGACTGGGAAATCAGTGATAGGCGGTTTAGTAGTCTTCTTTACCACAAGGTTCCCTGCGAAATCTTCTGAGAGATCTATCAGTTCAAACGGATACATCTTTTCTTCGATCTCACGTTTCTGATGTGTAACTAAACTCATTGGAAACTTAGACTCCTCCCTGTGGGCGAATCCTTCCTTGATGTTTCTAGGATGCTGTGAGATACGTATCTGATAACGTTCTGGTGATAACTCTTTCTTCCACTTCTCGAATTTAGCTTCTAGTGAAGCAAGAGCTTGTTCAACTTGAGAGTTACCATGCTCATCGATATATGGAGGCATACCCCATTGTTCAGGAATAAACAATCCGCTCTTTCCTTTAGTACGCTTCTCATCGATAAGATCTGTATCCACTGCGTAGATATCATTGGCTTCTGGATTATATGTAAAGTCTTTCAGTGGTCCAGCATCCTTAAGCTTACCTACAGAACCTGCAATAATAAACAGCCCTGTGGTAATATCTCCTGCTTGCATTGCAGGACGGATAAACTCGAAAGTTTTATCAGCGGTTCTTGCAACACCACCCTCCTCATAGAAGAAGATTGTACAAGGTCCACCGACACCTTTTGTATCACTCTGCTCGAATGACATACCTGTGATCATTCCTTTGAGACCCACATCTTTCTTTCTACCACCCTGAGTTACTTCAATCTTCTGTTGCCACTCTAATACCTTACCTGGATTCATCGGTCGATACCATGCAGTGTTCGCATTCAGAAATGCACGGTACTCTTCCAAGAACTTCCAAGATCCAGCAAGGTTAATGAAATCCTTTAGGGATGCACCCATCTTAAGTATTGCTCCTGGTTCAAACCAGATCCTGTTGATCAGTTTCCCCATGTGAAAATAAGACGAAGCTATCTGCCGTTTCTTAAATATACTCGCATGCTTGTAATGAAGTTCAGCTAACTCCTCATAGAGAGCCATATGTAACTGTACATCCCATACTTGCGCAAAGGCAAAGTCTTTCTTGATCTTGTCGTAGATAGGAAGGAAATTAATCCAAAAATAATAGTCACGAGGTAAGTACCAAACCTTACCGTTGTTCTTGAAGATACATCCAACGCGAGACTTGCGCTTCTCCAGATCCCAGTAGTTAATGAAGTCTTTGCTTCTGAAAGCAGATAAGCAATAGGCTTCACCTTGTGATTTAAACAGACGGGCCTGTGCATTAAATAATTCTGATGTCTCATCGAACTCATACTTACCGGGTTCTCTAAAAGTACTCTTAACAAAATCACGGAACTCTTGCAGGTCAGTGAACTCTGTTTCTGTCCACGTTCCGTTATCGTACGTAGGTATCAGTCTATGAAAGTCTAGTATCTCCATTATATTTGATCATATCCTAAGTTCTGTCCACCACGAACCTGAGACTCTTGTTCTGCGGCTAAGTCTTTTGCCACACCTTTATAAGACTGACGTATATCATCAAAATCTTTAGCCAATCGTATCATAGCTGGAAGATTTCCATCCCTACCGGCAGTAGGTTTCGTCGTTTCCATATACTCCGTGATGTTATCCAACATGGTAGTGATACCTTTGTACGCTCGTACAGTAGGTGTTTCATAAAGCTTAGTTGCTTTTTCCACAGCCTCTATCACTTCATCTTCTTCTAATAAATCTCTGTTAACTTCGATGTCTTGGATCACTGTCTCCTCTCGAAGATCCATTACAAGGTTGAAGTAAGGATTAGCTTCTCCAGGACATGCCATGTAGAAAATGTAAGCATATAATTTCATGTAGTCATCTGGAAACTTATCCTGTATGACTTTGAGCCATTTGATAGTTTGACAATGCTCTGTAGGTATAACAACCTTGTTCTGGATATCTAGTAACTTTATCATCTTCCGAATTCTTTAGGGTTCATCTTTATGTACTTTATCATAGCCATCACTTCCTTCTTAAGGTATGGTAACTCGTAAGGTACGATTTCTTTTATAATCGGATCTCCTGCAGCATCGATTGCTGACGTTGGGAAACCAAATTCATCCACAGAATCAACTTCAAACATGATGTGTGATATCTCCAGTTTACCTGGTTCAAGTGTATGGTTATGCTTCAATATGATATACATATAAATACTTAGCTGTAAAGCGTAGTGTATGAGATCCGAATCCTCAAGATGACTTATAGGACCCAACATCATCTTAGTCTTACCCTCCCAATTAGTATACGCCTCACGCATCTTTTTGTTCGTCTTGTAGTCATAAACATTCACCTTGTTCCCTACAACCTCTACTCTATCGGCTTGTCCGCATATCAAAGCACTCTTCAAATAAACGAAGTGTTCTGGGTAAATACCAGGCACTACCTGTTGATCTGGAGCAAACTTTAAAAGACCGTCGAGTATAGGATGAACGATGGGAAGGTCTTTACCATCTCGTTGTACGGTAGAGCAAGCCAGCAAATCTGTCTCTCTTTGGTCATGATACCATGAGCCCAAGTCAGTCGCACGTTTTGCTTCTTTATCCCATATTTCAATAATCCTTTTAGGAGTTAATCCGTACCATTTGGAACGCTTACTCTTAGATGATCTTGTAGCTACTGCTAGCTGATCAAACGGTTCTGTTAGTCCTTTCAGTATTCCAGTAGCACTAACCCACTTCTTACTAGGATCATCTACTGTTTCGTACTTGTGATTTTCTGCGGTGAATTTAAGTTCCATTTTGTCTGTATTATCTTTATTATTTCTATAGCAACTGTATAGTTCTCTTTATCTTCTGAAGCAAGCATGGCTGTTACGTTAGCATGTTCTTCTTTAGTGATGTGCCCTTCAATGCAGTACCATTCATACCAGTCTACCAAGTTCCTTTCAAACATCTCATTAGGATAATATTCGTTCAGATCTCGTGCGTGGCTACCGTGTACAACAGCTACTCCATCAGTTTGTTCAGGTATCTGTCCGCTCATCCTTAGTCTTTTCTAACAAAACTAATTCTTCCTCCAGCATTTTCTGCTCTTCTTCTTGTGACATTATTGCCATCCACTTAGGATCTTCTCCTATATTAGTCATTCCACAGAACGTTGACATAGACCTGACTTTAAACTTAAGACTACATCCACAAGCTCCACAGCATGGACCTGTTCCTGCCACAGTACACTTACCGTCAAACTTAGGACATGCTTTACATATCTCCATTCTATTTGCAGCAACAAGTTCTACGAACTCATCTTTCACAACGGTATTCTTAACACCCTCAAGGATCTGTTTCCTTGCTTTCCATATTTGTCCCAGTGTTCCCATTCTTCTTGTTTTTAAAAAATTCTTTCTTCCTCTCACGAGTTTCGTTTATCTGATCTTGTAGTCCAACAACCTTTGCGAGTTTACCCTCAACATCTTTCTTGGTTTGCATACCTCTGAAAGTTTCAACGTTGAGTACACTCAGGTGCTTGTTATACTTAGCAATCAGCTTAGGAAGTTCTTTCGACTTGGCTTTAAACGTACCTATATTCTCAACCTGTATGTTATAGCATTTTAAATCCGACAGAGCTTTTCTCAAAGTCGAATAGTAAAATGATACAGCATGTTCTATAAGTTGTGCATCTAGGTCTAGCTCTTCAGCCGTAGGTTGTATATAGTGTTTACTCGCTTTCGGTAACATAAACTACTTTAAAGTCTAATACTATATTCCCTTCTGTTTGTATTTTGAGTTCTTCCCTCAGTGAGATCCTCTTCTTGTTTGTACGATCCTTGTTAACAAGGTTTACTTTACCTGCCTTAGTCATGAAGTTCCTTACTGTCTGAGCGGTCTTAAAGATCTTCTCATCTACAGCAATGTTACAAAACTCAGAAAGCTCATGTTCACCATAAGCTCCTAGTAAGGCAAGACAGTCCAACTCATTGCTAGAGAGTTGGATGTCGTTTATAAAGCAATGTGTTACCAATTGATACTTAATGATGTCGCGATGACCCATTCGTACCTTCTTGGATACTAAATTTGCTTGTGCCATTTTATGTTGGTTTTACAGACTTAACAACATATCTATTAACTCCTGTTGTGGAAAGCAATCTGTCTTATCCTTCCTAACATTAGTGTGAGTTAATAAACCTTTTACCTTTCCTTCATAAGCATCTTGTTGGAAACCGAATGCTTTCGTAGCACCCATCTTATGAATCCACTTAACTAAACCTTCTTGTAAATCAATACTGTCACGAGAAGCTATGTACTGTAACAATCGTTTAAGACTATACAGTTGCTTATCCGAATACTTATGCCACTTAGCATGTTTATGGAAAATCTCAGCTAATTCTACGATCTGATCCTGGTGAGCCGTAGTTCCCGTGTAAGTCTTACCGTCATCAGTAAGATAACCGAAAGCGCATAGCTCTATCCCTACAGAATGTCTATTCATGTATCTTGAACCAGTTGGACCTAGATGCCAACCTTGACACCCTTCAGGGAATGCTTGAACAGTGACACCATCATGGTCATCATTGTTATTCTTAACGTTCTGTCCACCAATGACGAACTCAGTAGCGATTCTACCACGGTCATCTCTACCCCAAGAGTTGATTACTTTGAACGGGTTATTCCAACCAGACGTATGATGTATAAACACATAGTCATTTAAAATAGGTTGGTCGTTCTGTATGTATTCTCCTTTAGGAAGAAACTCCTGCTGAATGTTTAGACCATTTGCTAAACGTAAAGATGCTTTCTTCATATCAGTATCTAAGATACCCATTTCCTCAAGTGTCTTCTTTCCTACGATACCATCAGCAACTAAGTTGTGATCCATCTGCCATGCTACAACAGCAGCTTCAGTCTTGGGTCCGAATTGCCCGTCTATAGGTAAACCTAGCGTTTCTTGAATCGCTTTTACCATCCTTCCTGTACTTCCTTTCTTATATACCATCTTAGTCTTTTTTAAGTTTACGTGGAGCTTTCTCAGCCATTGCAGGAGGTGTAGGTTTTGCCTTTGGTTCTGCATCACCAGGCGCATTTGGTGGTACTTTACCATTCTCTTTTGCAGCTGCTTCTGCTTCTGCTTTAGCTTTAGCTTGAGTCATTGCAGCTTTCGCTTCATTCTCAGCCTGTTCAGCTTGAGCATACATGTGAGCACCTTGAGCCATCGCAGAATATCTACGAACTTTGTTCTCTTCGATCTCAGCTAGGAGTCTATAGTATGCTGCTTGGGGTTGTAGATGCTTAGCTTCGTCCTTATAGAACTTAGTCATCTTGTCGCGCATCTTTGCGAGCTCTTCTTCGGAGTATTCCTTCTGAGCAGAATCTTGTTGGTTTTCTTCTGACATTATAAATCTATTTTTAGTTACAGGCAAAGGTAACTAAAATAAGTTTAAATATCAAAAGTTTATAAATAACTAGACGATGTCCTGAGTAATATTCATAAGTCAGTCTATTTACTATAATATACTGAATTATATTGACTATATCAAATCAGAGGACAGAATTATGACTTGTCCTCTGCTTCGATTCCCTTTTTAGCTAATGCTGTGACAAGTGTATTTACATTGGATGTCAATTGATTTATACCAATAGACATCGTGCGTAATTCCAACTGGGTAACTTCTTCAATTCTGCGCATATCATTTTCCTGTTGTTGTTCAACAAGTTCTATACGTCCTTTATTCTTACCAATTTCTGTAGTGTTAGATTTGAGATCTGATACAATCCTTGCTAAGAAGAATCCAACTACAGCAAGTAGTATTAATATCACTGCGCCTGCAACTCCAAATAGTAAAGAAGTTGTAGGATCCATTGGTAAAGAAGTTACGGGTTCCATGTGTGGTTATTTTTTAGCGGTTTTAAGTTCTAGTAAATGGTCTTCATATGCAACAATATCCTTATGCATAAAGTTCCATTTTATTTTAGAGCACTCAAGTATCTTTTCAAATTCAGCATCTTCTAATTTCACCTTAACATCTACTTTAAGATCTTCCAGCTTATCAGTGATATTGATACGCGTTCTCATCTCGTCTGTAGTCCAGCCTCCTTGAGGTGCTGTGTTAAGACTCATTTTTGCTAAATCTGCAAATAACATCACTGAGGTTTCCGGTTCCCCACCTTCAACTTTCGGAGGTAATGCCATTGTGATCTCTGTACTCTTGTTAATAAACGTTTTCATAATGTTGGTTTTTTATATGTTTGACAATTAATAGTTGCTAAGGTATGATAAAATAATTGGCTTATCATCAGAGTTTCTATAATAAAATACTTCTCTGCGTGAGTTTAAATTAACCCCAGAAGGTCTGCCATGCTTTATCTCTCTGAGTGTAGCGTGTTTATCACAGTCTACAAAAAATCTGGGCTTTTTTGTTTTAGTATCATAAAGGACATACCCGCACTTTACATACCTGGTATCTTCTACATCTTCATTCTTTTTGACCTCAACCCAAGCTGTGGTTTCCTTTAAGGCAGGCATCATGACTTTCAAGCTGTCTGCTAAGTCAAAGTTCTCCTCTATCTCCTCCATAAGACCTTCATCACTCAAACCTTTCTTACCAGTCATTGCAGTGAACATTAACATCTTGTCTGTTAACTCATCTATAATAGCATCATTGTTGGAAGAGCTCCTTTCGTTGTAGAGAGAGTCCCAAAAGATCACTAATGCATCCTGCATGTCAGAGTTGGTAGTCTCTACCTGAACTATTACAGCATCATTAATATAAGGATCCGCAATACTCGCAAGTTTAGCACCTACACCCAAAGTTCCCATGGACATGAGAATAGCAATAATTGCAGTGATCGGTTTCTTCTGAAACTTAGCATACCACTTTTCAGCAGCTTCTATTTTATCTTCTACACCTTCTGGCATATTCCTTCTTTTAAAAGATACTCCTTGTAAGGAAGCTGTCTCTTTGGTTTAACAATATTGAATAACCATAATAAGTGAAATGGTAAAATCAATACCATACAACTTACAAATGTGATAAGGCTTAACAGAAATACCATGGCACCGTAAGGTTCTATATACTCCTCATTGCAGTCGTTATGGTAAGCATAATGACAATGATCCGGTCCGTCTAATGGGAAGAATGTTGTATTAACACAATACTGCAGTGCTTTCCAATACCACTGAACACTTTTATCAGCATGATTAGCATAGTATCCTATCCTACCAGATATAGTGCAATCAGGATTACCTCCAGCTACTGCATTACCAGTTTGGTCTACACCAATAAATATGTTGCCTAAGTAGCCCATTATACAGGAATATAACTTACATCAAGAATGCCAACTAAAGTATCTTTAAATTCTTGACTTTGAGCAGAAGCATTTATGCCGTCAATAAGAACTTCATAATCCCCTTCTTTATAAAGAGATATTTCAGAACCTAAAGTCCTCATAAAAGCTTTTCCAGCTTCTAATCCTATCAGTTGAATAGCAGCTCCTTTAGCCTTATTCAACAACCTACCTCTTGCCTTTTGATTGCCTTTAAGACCGTCATCTAAATCAAGGTATTTAACGATAGTTTTTGTAGCTCTTGGAGTTACCCCATCACCAGACATCCATTCAATATCAACAGTTACAGTTTCTAATATACCAGTACCAGCTTGTCT